AGGATAGAGACATGGATTGCGAGATAGTGAGCATAGCCAATATGTTTATTGGCCTAGCAATAGGCGTCGCAGCCTGTCTTGTCTTCGAATTTGTGCTCAGAATATTCGAATAAACTCCACCGGAGTGAGGATATCCATGGGCGATGAAGCAACGACATTAAAGGCGTGGATAGAGATTATGGCAGATGGGGAGCCGGTTGAGGCCGTTGTGATCGGCGAAATGGGTGGGGGAGGCTCTGGCTCTGAGAATGTGTCAGGATACGCTGAACAACCGCGAGGGCAGGTGCTATCCTGGGAACAGGCGATACCTTGGATTAGCTATGAGTTTGATGATGGATACGGCGCACCAGGATGCAATGCGATTTGGGCTTGGACACCATCGTGGACGATAGGCATCAGCAACTACGATGGCTCTACATCACCATTCCGTATACCTCGCAATCCAACGCCGGGTATGCCGGAAATGCCAGGCGGCGACTGAATAAACTTCACCCCAGTTTGAGGGGACGCACAGATGATGCGGGATTGCAGGATTGAGATTGGCGGCCTCAATGAGGCCGAGGCAAAATGCCTTAGCGAACTGCTTGGCGCTATCCTCCGTGCCAACGGATATACCGGCAAGAAGATTGAGGTTTGGCAATTCTCTACTGAGCCATCTGAACGCGGCGTTAGCCGGCAAATTTTCCCCAGTATCCCAAATCCCCGGATGAGGACAGAGCCTATGCAGAAAATAGCGGTATTATGTAGCAACGGCCACCAAGCCGTCCGTTGCTACGGCTCCGCAAGTCCCGACCTCAGGAGATGGTCGTATAGACGGTAGGTGCGTGCGATGAGCGCGCGGTTCTCAGATAGGCTCCGCCTCCCTCTCTTATCGAAGAAGAGCGTCATCGTTCTCTGGGCGGTCCTCGGTTTTTGTCACAATACGCCTGTTGTAGGCAGTGTAAGTCACGCGCTTCCCCCGAGAGGAGGAGTCTGGCAGATCAAAGCCAAACCTGCTTTCAATCCGGTTCCCAAATACATCAAGGTAGACCAATCCTCCGTAAGCGATCAGCCGAATCTTCAAAAGAGCATCTATGCTACGACCCGCGTGGGGTATACCCGTGATTGTGAATGTGATCCGTTTTGTTTCGTCGGCGGGGACAATGCCCTGATGAAAGTCCCAATTAGTCATCCTCATGTCGGGTCTTTCTGGCGTGAGCCTTTCGTTAGAATGAATGGTTCCCCGTATATGAGAGAGCGTGGCGGGGGTGCGCCCATAGTTAGCGATCTGGATTTCAGCGGACGGAACGAATTGCTCTTCGTGCATCCATCCATCGCGTGGAGACCAGGATACGGTTCCGATGTCCACCACAAAGAGATAGGGCTGTTCAAGAGCGAGAAGACTCTCGGTCAGCTTAGTCTGGTTAGCCATAAGACTGACCAGTCCGCTGGTAGCCCACCAAAGTGTGCAGGTGAATCCGGCCACGAGGACCGTCGCGAGAGCAGTAATAGCACCGTCATTCTCGCTAGCCGTGAGGCGAGCGCAAGCGACAGTAAGTTTCACTCTAGTAAAAGATTTGACGAGCAAGCCGACTTCTTCGTGAAGGGCGTGATAGGCCTCATTGTTCTTGCTGTGGTGAATGCACTCCTTAAAAGATTCTGATGACCCGACTAACCAGAGAACCAGCACAGCAAACAGGACGCTGACTATTGATAGCCTCAATACGCCAGAGAACATACGCCTATATATCTCCTAGTTGAATGCCCTCCATTTCCAACGCTGCTAACGTTGCCAGCAAAAACGTGGCTGCGAAGGTTCCACGCCGAAGCTTCGCCTTGATCGACGCTTCAGTCTCCCCGGAAAGACCATGCTCCTTCAGTCGTTCAGCAAGGTTGGCATACGTCAGCCCGGCACGTTTCAACTCCGCTTTGACGAAGCGCGAGGCTCGCAATGCCAGTTCTTCCTCAGTCGCAGCCAATCCCATGAGTTCCGCCCCAGGACGGAAGGTATCATATGCGCGTCTTTTGTGATTTGACAAGATCCCTGACGGCAGCTCATATACGCGCCATAGGACGCGCATACGGACCCAATGCCTCAACACTTCCTCTTGTCAGCAAAGGCCCGGTCGCTCTCTTTGAGCGCCGCCCTGCGCATGACGGATGAGGAAGCTGAAGCCGGGTTTATCAGCATTCGGTGGCACAAGACCGGCGGCAAACCTATCTGCCCCCGCTGCGAATGCCCGACCGTCTACAACTGCCGCAAATCGCACGGCGCCTCACGCTGGCGGTGCAAGGCTTGCCGCAAGGATTTCAGCATCACCAGCGGCACCCTGTTTGCCTTCCATAAAATGCCATTGCGGAACTACCTCGCGGCCATCGCTATCTTCTGCAACGAGGTTAAGGGGAAGTCCGCTCTCGCTCTCTCCCGCGACCTGAACGTCCAATACAAGACGGCTTATGTCGTAGCGCACAAAATCCGTGAGGCAATGGCTTCTGAACTGAAGGGCATGCAACTCGGCGGGGAAGGCGAGACCGTAGAGATCGATGGCGGCTACTTCGGCGGATATGTGAAGCCGGCTAATTTCAAGGACAATCGCCGCGATCGGCGACTGGCCAAGAACCAGTCGGGGAAGCGTCAGGTCGTCGTGGTGATGCGCGAGCGAGGTGGATATACCCTCCCCGCCGTATTCAAGTCGGAGTCAGCGGCCCTTGGATGGATCGCATCGCGGCTTGCCAAGGAAACACGTCTGATCGCCGATGAGGCGCCATCCTGGAATGACCTGCATGGGCGTTTCCGCGTGGACAGGATCGACCATGGACAAGCCTACAGTCTGCCTGGGGGTGTCTCCAGCAACGGAGCTGAGGAGTTTTTCAGCCGGATGCGCCGCGCCGAGATCGGCCATCATCACCATATCGCCGGTCCCTATCTGGTCCGCTACGCGCAGGAAGCGGCGTGGCGTGAGGACAGGCGGCGGGTGGACAACGGGCGGCAGGTCCAGGCTGTAATGGGATTGGCAATGCGCTGCGCTCCCAGCGTAGACTGGTGCGGCTACTGGCAGCGTGCTGCGCGGCACTAATGGCGACGGGAAGCTGACTCCCGATGCTGCCGCTGGCGAATCGTTCTGACCTAGCCGTGTAGACCTTCTACACGGAAAGGGAAGACACGTGAAGTTGCCTGGCGCTGCACAAAGCAGAGTTCTTAGGACTACGCTTGCTCTGGCGGGGGGTGCTTATGGGGGTTGGCTGATGGTTGAGGGACCATGGACCATAGCCGGAACGGTCATTGGGGCCTGCATTTTAGTCGCCACGCTTTTCCTGATAGTAACAACACTCATAGAGTGGGTCCGGCCGGGAAGGCGATTGAAAGCCCTTATAGCCGATCCGGCTGACGTTCAATTTCTAATTCCTTCTCGCGCACGAGGCTGTGACCACGCAATCCAGGACGAAAGGAATCATCTAGTCACCCAACTTATCCTACCTCCCAATTCAGATACTCTGGTCGAGATACGTATTGCTCCTCGACATACGTTCGAGACCCATACGTTGCAATTTGGCACTCCTTATACCGAGGGCGATGAAGAAGGCTATGAGAGAAAGCCTAGAGCGCTAAGCTATCTTAACCCATTCATTGCTGTAGGTGTGGACAGAGCCGGTGTTCCGGGAGAGACGCCGGGCCACAAGATCAATACGCACGGCTACTACCAATTAGAAATGCCGTGGTATTGGAACCCGCAGACTATCCGAGTCATTGGTCTAAAAGTCAGGACTCGATCAAAGGGAACATACGAATGGCAAACTGTCTTAGCTGGGGCTGACTTTGTTGCTTTTAAGAAGCTGTCTATCGTCGTCACTAATCTACCACTCAGAATGAACTGTATAAACCCGGCCCATGAGGCTCACGATATACTACCGATTCTTAACCGCCGGCCTTTACTCTCATGTTGAAAGACCCGCCTTCGCCCCAACCCTCGGTTCATTGCCCCCCTAATTCTTTCTTTCTCTCATCCCCCACGCCGACGGTCCGCACCACTCCTCGCTTGCTGAGCGCCAGCAGCGCCGCCCGGAGCCGGCTCTTGGCCATCTTCCGAATTGCAGGGCTAGGTAGCTCGATCCCCTTGCTGGCTAGCACGCGGACAGCCAGCGCGGAGATTGCCAGCGGCTCGCCAGCCTCGCGCATGACCTCCAATGCCAGCCGCCTAATCTCTCCGCGCTTGAATACCGGGTTCGGACGCCGCGTCGGAGGTGGTATCCACAGCTCAGGCTCCAGGTCGTGGATCGCTGCTTCTATCGCCTCGCGTCGGCTCCGCTGAAAATCCAGCATAGACTCAAGACGGGCGATGTTCTCATTACAGCGGACGCGTGACAGCCGAAGTCGCGCAAGGTATCGATTGCTCATGCCGCATATGGTATTAAATCAGAGGCACGACGCCTCGTATCTTGTGGTGCTCGTTGCTACATAATACCGGAAAATAGCCGACCTATCCATGATGCCAAAGCCGAGCGTCTATAGGCGCGATGATGGAATGACATACGTCAAGCTCAATGAGGCGTTCCACGTTCGTGCTGACCTTAAGACGGACGGGAGTATTGTCGGCGCCGGATCTGCCGAAACGCTCGACCCGGAAGAGCTTGTGGAAGTGATTAACTAGACCCCGGATGAGGTAGCGTGCCATGCATAAGACTAAGCTGTTTCGAGACCTCAAGCCAGGGGATCGTATGGTCATAGAGGATAGTGGTGATATGGCTGTGGTCCTAGACCGCCCCCGTAAGGGGATGACATGGAGAATGTTGCACGTATCAATCCAGCTTCCGTCAGGACGAGGCTGGTGCGAGATGGCTCCGGACGCGGTCATATCCCTGGCATAACCCAAATGATTACGCGCTTCATCGCCGCCGACAGTGAGTGTCATTGCAGGCCGTAAACTTCACCCCGATCTAGGGAAGCGTCATGCAGCAGGTAGATGTAATCTGGGTGTTCGTGGCATTCGTGGCCGGGGTGCTCGCGACCGGAGGTATTATATGGTGGCGCGCAGTGCCGCTGGTTGATCGCTTCATCATGCGCCGACAGATGGCGTGGAGCCAAAAGCCGAGATTGTGACGAAACCCCGGAGGAATACGGGCATGCTTCTAACCATCGCCGGCTATGTATTGGATGCTGTAATGCTTGTCGCGGCAATAGCTCTGGCTGCCTCAGTCTTCGTTGTTAGGCCAAGCCACTTTCGCGCCAAACCCCCCCCCAAAGACGACAAGTGCCACTAAGCCCCGGAGACGGACATGCATAAGTGCCAAATGGCTCTGCTGACCGCCGTGATAGCCGTTGCCAGCCTCTCAGGCACCGCAGAGGCCCGCAACGGTTATGGACCAGGATACTATGGCCCAGTGTATCGCGGCGCCCCGTATCGTGGCTGGGGCTACGGTTACCGTGGGGGCTGGCATAACCACGGCCACTACAACTACTGGGCGGCACCGCTTGCCTTGGGGCTGGGCTCGCTCGCCCTGGGAGCGGCCCTGGCCGCGCCATATTACTATGCACCTCCGGCATACTACGCCCCTCCGCCCGCGTATTACCCCCCGCCGTATGGAGCTTTCTATGCCCCCTCTCCCTACTACTGGCGTTACTGAAATGAAGGACGATACGATCGTTGACCTGCCAACGTTGTGGCTTGGCTCCACATAAGCGATCAGCCAAAAAGTCCGGGCATCCAGCTAGAACGGCCACCACGCCTTGGGGTAGTGTCTCAGTTTCCTAATTATCCCTTTGACAAACAGGGAGGGAATGTTTCCATGACCGAGCGTGACAGGCCGACTGAGGGGTCAGAAGAAATAGCGCTCAAAGATCTGGACGATGCGTTGCGTGAGATCGACCATCTCACGCAGGCGTGCAACAATGTCTTCTCCCTTCAGAACCTCAATGTCGCCGAACGCTACGCTAATCACGGGCTTCGCGTCATACTCAATCTCCGTTCCAGGCGAACATCGCGCCAATACAATCTCATCTTCAAAAGCCTTGGGATAGATAATCTCGATAATGGCATTAGGGGTGGAGGGGATGTTGGTGCTAACGGTGCGGCTGCCCCAGTGCGGTCCATTAAGGACGAACGGCACCAAGCGTGTGTGGGAGTCATCATTTCGAAGTCTATTGATAGCCCAGAGCAAGTTATTCCCTCCCTTGTATGGCTTGAGCCTGCGAATCAGCTTCTGAGCCGAGCCAGGGAGGTCCTTTACTTTTCGTTGTGTCGCGGGAAGTTCGAACTCCTTCAGGTCTCGGGCGAAGGGGAAATAGACCTAGCTTGCATTCTTGCCATTTGCAATTGCAAGGGAACACGCGATATTGTCGAGAACGGAACGCAGATGGAACGCGACTTCACCGACCATGACTGGAAGCATCTCTGGGATAGGCGGGACCAAGAGTTTAACCGCCTCGTGAACGCCATCGGGCTCCGCCTCACGAACGATTATGTCAGAAGCGTGAAAAGCATCAACGGCGCGTTTGATATTCTCGACGTGCTCATTGGCCCGTGCGATCTTGATCTTGATCCCATGTAACGGATGCTTCTGCTTCTGCTTCTGTTCGGCACTCCATCGCGCTATGGGATAGCGAGTAACTCCGGACAGCAGGAATATTATTCGAACAATAAAGCGTAGCGCTTGAGCCCAGAAACAAAAAGCGGCCCCATGGACATGCCACGGGGCCGGTATCGGATGGGTCTGGAGCTTTACCGAGACGCGAAGACAATCGCCCGTTGCTGCCAATAGGCATAGCGGATGCCGCATTCGAGAGCTAACGCCGGATGTGGCTTTTGGTTGGCCTGCGCGAGCACGACCAGGCAGGCTTTCATGCCCCAGTAGGCGGCTTCGAGGTATTCCTCGTCGGAACAGTGCCTATCCACATCGGTCGACAGCACCATCAACCTCCGCGATTACGGCATAAACACCGGCTGCCCCGGCAGGTCTCCGGTGCGGTTGGTGTCGTAGAGACTAATCGCGGTGATATAGTCTCGCATGCAACGATACAGCCGTTGAAGCTCGTCCGTGGTCATCTCCCGCATCACACTGTTGCGGTCGGGATAGGCGAAGGTGGACAGACCCAGCGGCAGGCCTTGTCCGGCGCCGATGCCAAGCGCCAGATTGGTAATCTGCTCGATGGTCACGTCGTCTAACGACCAGATCGTCGATAGGCTTGGATTGCTCTCGCACAGTATCATCATCCCCGCGTTGATTGCCGCTTGTGATTCTGGCTTGAGATACCGCGTGCCCTGGCTTGTGGGAGTGGTGATGAGTTGAGGGTTAGGCGGCCCAATGGTGGACAGCACTGCCATAAAACTCGGCGCCGCACCTGCCAATGTGGGATTGAGTTGCAACGCGTGCACGGCGGTATTGAACCAGCCGATAAAGCTGGTGATCTGCGCGCCTTGTGTCATGCGCCAGGGCGACATGGCATCATAGCGTGGCCCGACAGCGTTATACGCCGAAGCCATCATCGGCGGCTGAAATCGTGTCTCGGTGATCGCCGCAAGCATATGCTGAGCAGCGGCGGTGATTGCGGTGGCCGGGGTGGCAAGATAGCTCTCGAGCGTGGTCGCTCCGACAATCTGGGTGATGCGGTCCCAGCGCAAGCCAGTGCAGCCCGCATAGCAAAGCTCTGGTGTAGTCTCGAAGCTGTCGAAGCCATTGACATATTGCACATGGGTTGCGGCGGCAGCTGTGCCGTGCGTCTCCGAGATCAGGCAGATGGCGGCCACCAGTAGCTCGATCGGCACGGTTTCGGCAATCGCTACAGCGCGCAGGTCATCACCGAATGCGACAAATGCCTCATCGATCAACGTCTGCGTATTGAGGCGCGGGCCACTGCCGTCTTCGGTGATGCCGGAAGCGATATACGCCCAGGCAATTCCGTCGGCATAGCGATGGCCAGACGTCAGAGTGCCTTGGGCATCGGTCCAGGCGCTCATCTGCCTTGGAACCCGGTATACATAATCTTGTCGCACACCAATGCTGGAGGGATATTCTCTTGACTTCCGGCGCCGGTGGAATTGATGGTCGGAGGAATCCCTGATCCTGGGGATGATTCTATGCCTGATAGGCTTGCGCTGACTGTAATGTTTGAGAACTCAGAGGTGGTTGCATTAAGCGCTGCGGGGATAAAATCCAAGGTCAAGGCAAGGCCTCCACCCACCGGCCCCACTCCTGGAGCTTGGAACATGCCATAGGCGGGAGTTCCGTGAAAGTGTTTCGGGTCAAGCACGGGATGTCCATGGCCCGGATCTGACCAATTAAGGGTATGGGTATGTATTGGCAGGCGATAATCGCCAATAGCCGCTCCGAGCACGTTTATGTTGACAATCGGCATCCTGCCCACGCCTGGGGCGCCGCCCATAAAAGCCCGCCCGACGGTGAACGATTCGCACACATTCGGCACCTTGAATGTTGCCGCATCGTTGGCGCCGTAGGTCACGCCTATCAAGGAAAACAGCGTGGGATATACCGTGCGAGATAGTGACGTGCCGTTCATATAGACCCATCCCGCTGGCACAAAGTTTGGCACCCACCATTCGCAACTGGCGCCGATAGGCACACCAGCGCATTGCGGGTCTAACCACCCGGCCGCGTGCAGGATGCCATCCCTGACATAGGTCATCGCCTCGCCGGGAATCTCGTTGTAGCAATCAACTGGGCCCTGAAAATTAAGCCGGGTGGCGGCGACAGGGTCCACAGTGCTACCAATCACCCTATCGCGGCTAATCGACGGGGGCGGTCCGAGATGGAAAGTGCCAATCCCCCACTCAGCCTTTGTCCCGTCATCAAGGAAGTAAAATACCGGCGAACCGTCGCCATACACTTGCGCCCAGGTCAGTCGATCTGCCTGCCCCGAACCCAATAACACATTGGCGTTCGTTCCAGGCGCATTGCAGCGTTGGAGGATATAGTTACGGATCACGTGCGCTGGTGCTCCCGAATGGACTCAAGGGGGAATGCCGCGGTGCTACACCCGCTCAGTTATCCGCGCGCGCCACGACCGGCGATCCGCGGCAGCATGAGGGAACCCGACATCAGAGGTGGCGAAGACGCGGCCATAGATCGCTTCCTGCGTCATCGTCTCAGATGTGACATCGGGCACGCAGAGAATATTGTTGCCGCGTCGGGCGGTGGATTGCAGCTCGGCAAGCTGGCCCATGACCTCACTTTGGCGAATGCCCATGAAGGCCAACTCGCCACGTCGTCGATCATAGCGAAACTTGGGATATTCCTGTCCGCCGCGCGATATGGTCTCGTCTATCCCCGCGTCGCCACCGAAGGTGGTCTCGTAAGCCAGGCCGGTGAGCGGCAGCCACGCTGGCCCAGCATAGACCAGCGGTATGTTAAGAAACCCATCCGTGTTGCCTGGATCATTGATGTCTATGCTGCACCAATCGGCTTTACGGTCGGTGTCTCCGATGAAGACCGCCTGGCCGAACCCCGGCTCTATTCCGTCGAACGACGCGTTCCATACGAACAGGCTAGGGTTGTTGTATAGCGTTACGGTGACGGTGGCGGATGAAGTTAGGTTGGTGCGACATAATGCCCACGCCCGCCAGAGCGACTGGGTGGTTGGGGGCACGATGTATAATGTGGCATGGGTCTGACCAGCGTCGGTCTGCCATGCGGTTGATGGGTCGCCGACTTCAATCTGAAGATTGGTGACAGGCAGCGCCTGGCCGCCCGCCTGCGCGACCAGCACCGAGGTCAAAACGTAGTTGTTCCAGGCGAGCGCTGTGTTGCCGCCGATGCCCGCGGTCGCTGGCATCAGACCAGCACCGTATACGTCACGGTCGCGTCCGTTGCGCGCAGCGAGTAGCCGACGACCTGAGTATTCTGCCCATTGGTCAGGTCCTCAACCGGGTATTTAATATGCAGCACATCACCGAACTCCCAGCCGAACTCCCGCCGTGGCAGAGTGATATTGTAGGTTCGCCGCTTCTGCCCCCACAGGGCTCCGTGCTCGAACGCGACCTCTGTCGCACCCACCTCGGTCAGCAATGGACCATTCATTGGCTGAAAGTCGTTGGGGCGACGATAGGCGTTTAGGATAGTCGGGTCATACCATGTGGCGTAGCGGTCGGCAGATTGCACGTATTGCACGCGCGCGTCCGAGCCTGCCAACAAGGTGTTAATTGCGGTCATCACCGTATAATTGTGCAGATAGGAAACGCGAAACCGATAAGACGGCGGATCGAGCGTTGCCGGTAATGGGCGGCGCGTCAGACTGATGATATCAGTTTCATCATAGCTTGCGACGGGCGTCTCATCGCCGTTTAAGGCACGCAGCAAAGTCAATCTTAGGCGGCCGTCACGCGTCGGCACAAGATTGGCGCCCAATGAACTTAGGATGGCATCGATAGCCTGGATGCAGCTCCACGACTCATCGGTCCCGAAATACATTCCAGCGACATAGTTTGGGTGGGCTGTGACAGCTGTCGTGAAGCTATCGCCGTCGATCATCGATTCAGACAGTGTCATTTCCTCGAGGAGGAGATAGCGGCAGATGTCGAGTGCATTGGATACTTGGCCCGCAGTATGGAAATAGCCGATTGCATCAACGGTGATTTGCCCAACGGGAAGACTACCAAGTTGGAACAGGCCGCGTGAATTGTCGGTTCGATATTGTCCGATCGGCGCTGCGCCCCCCCATAAGTTCGTGGTATCCCCTGCATAGGAGATCCCGCCCGGACCGGAGCCGGCGGCTTCATACAAGGTGGTAATTACACCTGGTTCATCGGAATATTGGTAGATATACCCATTAGGATTCGGATCGATCAATGTTGGTGTTATGTTCTGCACCGGCGCGCTTTGCGTGCCCCCGCGCAACATAGGCTTCGGCTTGCCCTTAAGATCCGGCGTTCCGTCGGCCTGCCCCGTGCCACCGTATAGGTTGGTTGTCAGGGGTTTTTCCAACCAATATGAGGCATCGCGTAACGGCACTGATAGACCTTGATCTGTCAGCGCCCATGGCGTGGCAAGTCCGGAAAACAGCACTGCGAGCGAGGCATATGTTGGGTCGGTGAAATACTGCCGAGTGGCGTCCCAGCGCTTGCTTCCGCTCAGCAGCCTAACCGACCGCCCGTCGGAATTCTGCAAGCCGTTAAGATGGTCAAACCGCTGGTTGGGATTAGCAAGCACGACATTACCCCAAGCGGCGGATGCTGACGTGCGCGACGGCTCGAGCGTGAGCGCGGCATCGATCTGGTAGGCGTCAGATAACAACGGCGGATAAGCCACCACACCTCCCTGATCGCTCGGCGATGAGCGATAACCTAGATCAGAGGCGACGATGAACTCGGTATTTTCTAACAAGGTCGGCGGCAAGCGAGACAACGTGCCGTGCGCGCGTGTGCCGTGGGCGTAGGTTGCCACGACCGGCACGGATCCTGGCGTGAATGTCTCCAGCTCGAAGGCGACGAAGTCAGGCTCCATACCAGCGGCGATACCCGGACGTAGTCTTACCTTCCTACGAACGTGCGGTTTGGCAATAAGCGTCCCATTGCCGATGATCTTGCAGCGGGAGCTGCCTTTGAAGGTCAGGTTGCTGACGCGCAGCGTCCCAGAACCAGCAAGGATCGCCATCTTCGGCGGAGCGGCAGTGCGTATCGGCGTCGCGATAATGGTGCCGACGCCCCTTCCAGCATAGCGGCCGTGATTAAACGGCTCCAGCACGAAAGGATCAGTAAGCAGCGCGCCACTGCCTTGTGCCGCGCCACGCACGGAATAGCGGACGCCGGGTCTGGCAATGATGTTGGCGTCGCCATCGATCTTGAGTGACGACCGCCGTAGCACGCGCGAGGGGACGGCGGCCAATGCGCCAACCCCGCCGAAGTCGACGTGGGGTGCTGTGGTGAGTGCATTAGCGGTCAACCCGCCGCTCCCACGGATGATCGCCGTGGCTGGTTTCACCGCCCTTGCCGAGGCGTGGAAAAAACTGTCGCCTCTGATGACGGTGTTGGCGTCGACCGGTGTCGAGGCCTGGAAAACCACCGCGGTAGCCCGTAGCCTGCCAGCGCCAGGGATTTGCACCAGCACGCCTATAGCTACTCCGCTACCGAAGCTATCGTCGAACACCGGATCCCACGCATCGCCGCTCTCTGGCGGGGCGGGGATCACCGACGGGGTGAGCCAACGCTCTGATAAGCGGGTTTTCAGCACCGCATAGGGACGCCGCGCGTGGGCCGCGACCTCGTTGGCTGCCAGCGCCCGCGTCCAATAGAACACGTCCGCGGCGGGCCACGGCCACTCAATGCCAGACGTCACATCCGAGCCGAACACCGAGCGCAAGGTGAAACCGGCAAACGCCTGGGTTGTCGTGCCGATCCAAGTCGTGCCGCCATCGATGTAGAGCGTAGCGGTGGAACCGGTGACGGTGACCGTAACGCGATGCCAGCCGGTCAGCGACGAGGCGACCAGCGGTTGGCCGGCTGAGAGAAACGCATTCTCGGCTGGCACGCGGGTGCGAAAGGTGCCCGCGGCAACCGACACGTATAGCGGCATGCGCCCGGTGTCGTCGCCTGCCAACCCGGCACCGATTGAGTTGAAGCTACCTGCCTGTGGCCCTATGCCGGAAAACCGCACCATGGCCGACAGGGTGAACGCGCTTGTGACGGTATCCTTGGGGGCCAGCGTAAGACACGGTGTGTTCGCCGGCCCTGTGGTGCCGCTGAGCGAACTGCGGGCCTGCGCGCCATTCGGACCACGGGAGATGGTAATGGTGCCGCGGCGGGCGTTCCTACGGGCCGGAAGCGCGGTGTCCGTCAGTCGGCTGTCTTCGAACAGCAGCACTGTGCGCAGGAAGTTGCCGAGCGGGTGGCTGAGGTCAACGGAAATCGGACCGTGCGGTTTGCCGGGGCTCTGCCTTGCGGCCCGTTCAAACGGCGGCTGCGCCATGGCTACACAGCGGTTTCGGTGTAGGAGGCGATACGCACGAGGCTAGCGGCTGGGATCGACACGCCGAGGCGATTGCGGGCCAACGCCTTGAAGTGGCCTGGCGGTAGAACTAGCTGGGCGCCACCGGCGCGCGGAATGATCGATGTTCCGGTGCGCACCGCGATCGTCAGATCAGCGTCACGCGATGGAATGAACCCCGCAGCACCATCCTCGAACGACACCCCGCCATCGATCGAGCGCAACACCCAGATATCCAGCATAGCGTTGGCGCCAGGGGAGAACGCCGCCCCGGCAACAAACTCGACATCGCAGTAGAGCGATCCACCGGTATTAATGATGTCGTCGCCTGGCGCGCTGATCCCGGTGTTGGCTAAGCCTGCCAACACGCTGGCATTGAGCAGCACAACCGGCAGTTCATAGGCGCCCCAGCGAACGATCGTCATGCCAGTGTTCCCGTCAGGATAACCACGGTCTCCGAAGCGACGGAGATCGAGGCGAGGCTGGCCTGGGTGCCAGTCACTGGGGTCGGCGAGACCGGCCCACCGGGTGATGACTTGCCGATTTCCCAGCGTGATATGGTGCCTGTCGGCACACCGCCCGCGCTCACCGAGAGGTTGACGGTGCGTGACGCCGACAGATCGTAGTTAAGCAGCATGATGGCGAACGTCGTCGCGGTCGGCTTTACCGCCAGGATCACCAAGTTGGCGATAGAACTCGAGACAGTGTATTCCGCGCCAAACAGCGACTGGCCGGCCTTGCCTAGGAAATACCCAGCAGCCGTTACCGCTGTAAGGCTACTGCCCTGCTGAACACTGCCAATACAGCCCTCGTCCACATATCTGACGATGTTTTGCCAGTTGCAGAACTCCATGCCGGTGCCGTTCTTGAACACGCCATATGTGTAGGCTGCGGCGTAGATCGCTCCGTGGTATTGCCCGGTCTCGGCGAGTGTATTGCTATGGTTATCGTTCTCTCCAAGATTATATTCGATGACGCCGAACGGCTTGTTGGCCAATGGTGTGCCAGATAGTGCTGAGCGCTGGACGCTGTTGTCCGTGGTGTTAACGCCGAATTGCCCGTAAAGCGTGTTCAACGGTGTGGTTAGATTATTGTTTGGGCCGCCGCCGTGATAGGCCATCCAGATCACGCCATTGCACCGATTGGCCATATTGGACACGTTGGCGAACGTCGAATTGGCATAAACCGCCGGATCCCACTGCGGTGGTCCCCAGACACGATAGGCTGAATTGACGTTGTGCAGCGCGTCAGCAATAGCGGTAAAGTATGGCGTCATCGTCGCCTGTGACACGCCATCGATATTCCACATATTTCCGGCGCTGAAGTCCATAATGTCGGAGTAGCCGTTGTTCGCCAGATAGCTGGCAAAATTCGCCGCCCGCGACGCCACAACAGAAGGTGAGTCCGTCGGTGTCAGAGAGCCGGCGACGCCCATGATGACGCGCACGCCGGTCTGACAGAACGAGCGGTAGTTACCCAACAGCGCATTGATGGTTCCCATATTGCCGTTGGCGTAGTCGGTGTCGAGGTTCCAGTCCGTGTTGAACCATAGGCACGCGGGTTTCAGCCACGTGTTGGCGGTGTTGCGGAATGTTGCGTTGCTGAAGAACTGGCCGCCATAGATGCTGCAAGAAAAGCCCCACATCGTCTTGAGCAGGGTTTTCCCAGTAGGCGCCGAGAAGTTCACAGTGGTGTTGCTTGAGGTCGTCGCCTGAATGGTGAACGCTCTGACCATCGGTGACGCGGACGCGCCTGACTGGGTCGCGGTGATGTTGATCGGGTAATTGCCGGCGGCCAGCGTGGTGGCCAATTGCAGTGAAGAACCGACAAAGCGGAAGTGCGTCGTATCGTTGACCGAGAGCGTGCCTGAGAAGGTGCCGCCGGTTGCTTGGACAGCGACATTGCCAATCGGTGTGCCAGCACCGGATCCCGCCACCACGGTGGTGCCAGAGAGCGTAATGCCGGTCAGCGTCATCGCTCCGGCGGGGACAATGTTGAACGTGTTTGACGTCGCTTGGATGGCAGTATTTGCTGCAAGCCGAACGCTGACCGATGACGTTCCACCACTGCCGCCGCCACCTTGGCTCGGTAGAGCGACGCCGACGCGAAGGTTCTGGCTATCGTCCCTTTGCCAGACGGACACTGTGTAAATCGTGCACGGATTTTCGTCGTTCGTGCCAATCATCAACTTGAAGCGAAGAGCGTCCATCGGGGACCATGGATCGACATCTCGCGTTTCGGCCCATCCGCGGCTAACGTCGTATAGGTTCCAGGTGTAGGTATTCCCGAGCTGCACACCATCGATGTAATTCTTGATGTAGCCTTGCGTGCTTCCTGTTGCAGGCACCCAGAGCCACGAATATTTATGCCGCTGCCTCAGGTCGGAGGGCGGGGTCATGCCGCCGGGCTGGCCATTATCCAGCGATGTCCACATATGGCCGGGTTGGTCCCACAGGATGATGCCGGCGTTGATCGTGCCGCCTTGGCTGGGAATTTGGTCCAAGAATTCCGCCGCATCATATTCGATGCCGATTCCCTCCGGCAGAAAACCGGGGGTGTCGTTAAACGCGTCTTCGATATTATTGGCCCACCATGCGGGCCAGCCGCTCCCCGTCTGCGACGAGGAGTTGTTCTGGAACGCCATATCGATTTCAAAATAGCCGCCGCCGCCGAATGCGCTGCCATGGAAATTCGTTCCATTCGGGCTGCAAGTGCGCACATGGTCGTTCGCGCCATAGCCAGCCCCCTGGGGACCAGGGTCAGTCATGGATCCGTTGGCGTTTTGAAATACGCTGTAGCCGGGCTGCACGAACCAATTGCTGTTCAGCGTTGGCAGCGGCCCGAGGGTGCGCATGTTGTAGCCTTGCGCAGCCGCGAGTGGAGGCGCTCCTGCGGAAGTTGTCGTCATCGCCGGATGGGTAAAACTGAACGCCGTCGTCGAGACCGACGCCCCGGCCGGCAGCGCTACCCATGCACCAGCGCCATCGCGGTATTGCAGTGCTGGAGGTGTGGCCTGTCCCTGCAGCGTGCCACTCACGCCAAATGTTTGGCCCTCGATGACCTGCGGGATGTTGGCGATCGTAATGGCGGGATTGACTGGGCGCGGGTCGTGCACGTCGATCCAGCCGGAGCCGTTCCATTGCCACCAACCAGGATTATCGCCGAGCGTGTTAGGGGTGGATTCCTGGCGATACAGGAAGTGTGAGGCGTAGTAGATAGCGACGACGTTACTGGACGAACCGTCTGGCGAGCCGTTGCGGTTCAATGTGCGGCTCGAAGTTATAGCCCATTGGTCAAGAACGATGCCGCCTACCTGGCCTGGCGTCAGTGATGCATAGATGATCGTTCCTGCGGTGGTGACATAGGTGCCGCTGGTCGTCTCGGTCGGTGCCGCTGGGATCGGATTAGATGTATCGGTCCAGTCGAACATTCCAGGCCCTGTCCAGACATACCACGCCGGACTGCCGAGCGAATTGGAACCGATCGTGCGCTCGTAGATCTGATGATTGTGGTAGTAGAGCAGATCGACGCCCCAGCTTTCGGTATCCAGGGTGCCATCGAAGGTCATCTGGAAAACTGGATTGTCAGGTTGCGTGCCCTGGACGAGCGCAAAGACATGCACCGTGCTCGATGCCGTGCCTGGGGTTACCGAGGCATTGATCGTCGGCCCGATGCTTGAGACTTGTGTGCCTTCGGGTGATTCCACGGTGCCGAACGGATTTGCCACTGCGACCCACGTCGCGCCGTTCCAAGTCGACCAACCAGGCGTGCCAAAGGCGTTTCCCGCGGTCTGCTGGATATATACCGTATGATTATGATAGTAGGCCTGCATGACGTTTGCCGTGCCGGCATCGGCGACGCCATTTCGCACCATCTGCGCGCTGGAGTTGATGGTGAACTGGTCAAGCGAGGCGCCTGCAGGAGAGCCAGGGGTCTGCGATGCAAATATCGTCGTTCCAGGCCCAGTAATCGTCAGGCCCTCTGGGCTTTCACTCAAGACGATGCGCGGGTCGCCTGGAACTGTTACCCAAGTGCTGCCTGACCAAACCGCCCAGGAGTTGGTCGATGTCTGCCAATAAACGGCATGATCGTGATAGAGAAGCAGGACGATATTGGATCCGTCGGTCTGCCCCGCGTGATTGACCTGGAAGCCGTTGGGCGGATTGTTGATCAGCGTATAGGCAACGCCAGCCGCGTCATAAATCGCCCCAGTTGCCGTGGTCAGGGTGGTGTCCTGCGCACTTTCGGTGGGAATAATCGATCCCTGTGGGGATATGACAAACAGATGCACCGACGCGGTCAGCGAGAAGTTCAGCGTGGCGATGTTGGTCAACGTCGCAACCGGAGTCTCCGCGGTCGTCGCATCGGTGGTCAGATCATAATGCACGACCCGCGCCATAGATCGGATGAAACTGACCGTAATGGTGGCGCCGCTGCCGAGTATCGGCCGCTGCTCGTTCCAGATGAACAGGAAAAATGTGCCGCCTGAATTCTGATACAGACGATGGTGACCGCCGGTCCATGGCGTCGCATTGGACCCTGGCGCCTGCAGGCCCGTGATCGTGTAGTCTAACTTCGATGGCCGGAAGGTGCGTTTCTTGGATCCGCTATCTCCGGTCAGCGCATACATCGCACGGATGGTGCGCGCAGGCAGCCGCGGTGTGTCGCTGCCGCTATTGGGAAACAGGCCGACGCGCACAAACGGACTGTCACCACTCTGGCCGATATCGAACAGAGATTTGTAGAACCACGCCTCGTAGCCGAGCCGATGAAAGTTCAATATGCCGAGCGCGGCATAGAGCGCGCCAAAGCTATCGTCGGTGGCATGGCTTGGGCTGTCAGTATTCCCCGAGGTCGGATGCCACTCACCAAGGATTAGTGGCTTGCCGAAGTAGACACCGTGGCCCAGCGCTACGTCATCAGCATTGCCACCGCGGCTGGAACTGTCGTCCGCCTCTGGATCAAGCGTTGGGAAGAACCGCACCGAGGCGAGCGAGGATGATGCCAGCAGATCAGACTTTTGCTGCGTGGTGAGATAGCTGGCGATTGCCGTCGAGGTCTCAGGAGGCAGCGTATTGTATGTATACGACGGACTGGCGACGGTGACAGGGTTCGTCCTATCTCGGGTCGCTGCAACGCCGTTATACAGCGTTTGCTGCACCGTGACGCAGTTCGCCGCGGAGACGCTGCCGTCGTTTGGCGTGTTCAAACCTTCGGCCCAGGCCATCCAGCCCGTGCCGTCGGCCGATGAAACTGCCATTGCTGCGAGCGATGTCGCATCGGCGGCGACTGCACCGCGCAGTAAAGAAACGGAAAACTTACTGCCGGTGGAGGCAGCGACGGTCGGGCACCAGGACAGCTGATTTGAGCCGCCGCCGGTGTCGCGGCCAGCAACGTGGTATTCTCGAATGTTGCAGCGCATGCCGCTATTGGCGGTCAGGTAGGTAAGCGCCTGGATCACCGAGTCTGTGGTGTAGTTGCTGACCCCGGCTCCCCACGGATTGGTCCCGGCAACTGACTGCGAATAGGTGACGACGCCGAAGCGCTCCATCATGTCGGCAATGCGCAGCGCGGTGGTGCCTGTGGCATCACCGGCCAAAACCGCGCTATCGGCCCCAGAGCCCTCGGAATAGACGGCAAAGCGCACCGAGGAACCGGACGGAATGGCGACGCCCATTTGATTGCGTAGGGCAACCTTGAATGTCCCCGGCGGCAGCATGACGCCTGGATATCCCGCGTGCGGGGTTATGCTCGTGCCGGTATTGATTTCGATGGTCGCATCCGGACCGCGCGCGGGAGCGACCGTGGAGGAACCGTCTTCGAACGTCAGGCCGCCGTCGAGTGAACGGAGGATCCATACCTCAAGGAACGCATCAACGCCGGGGGAACATGTCCCACCGGCGATAAACTCCAAGTCGGCCCAGACCGCGCCTTGCGAGTTGGCGAACGGCGCCGAGACCGCCAACACATCGCCAGATGACGATGCGAGGCCGGTTAATTCAGTCGATAGTGCGGTAACTGGTGCGGTTAAATAGCTGCCGCTGCCGGCCCAACCATATTCCAATGGTGTGCCCTTTCATTATTGATCTCAATCGATTGGTCGGGGAGGCCGCTATGCTTCGCTACGGAAGCAGCCGCACGTCACTGAATTGTTGTGCAACGCATAACAATTATGCTAGAGATCCTCCAACAGGAGGGAACAATGCGTAAGTTCATCATTCTAGCTACAACGGCGCTAACATTGGGCGCGCTAGCTGGGTGCGTCTCAGCGCCACCACCCGTGCCAGAGGTTTACGTGCCACATGCGGACGCCAATATGCGACCCATCGCTGTCCAGAAACTGGTGCTCCAGCTTCCGCTCGGCCACCAGAATGGGGTGATTGCCCTCGGTCTGTTGTGTATCCCACACGCGACGCTGAACGCACATGCGTTTAACTCGACGAGTGAGGTGGCGCTCGAAATCATCCGCGAGGAATTCGCTATGAACGGCTACCCGCTGATCAATCCGCCGGGCGATCTGTTCGCCACGGCTGACGATAACCCGACCGCCATCCGTATCGCAGGCCGCGTCATTGATGTGCATGACAACGCGTGCTTCCCGATGGGTGGGTTCGGAGATCTGACCAACGGATCAGCCGACTCCGCTGTCGCGATTGAGTGGCAGGTGTTCGACCCTGCCAGCAGGACCGTCGTCCTAAGGACGACAACTACGGGTGTATCAAGGATTAGTGGTGCATCGCAGCCGTTGAACGTCGCTGATACTGCGGCCGTGCGCCATGCGATCCGATTGTTTATCGCGAGCCACGAATTCCAAGCGCTCGTGCATTCGGCGGGGCCGGTTGGCTGAAAGCTTGCTAGCCGCCAGATGTCAGCCTAGAACGAAACGGGGACGGGCAGCGCTCTAACGCCGATCCGTCCCCTGACCACGAGGGATGAGGAGACATCGCCACATGGCTGACGACAGCCTTATGGCTAGCAGCATACTTCCGCAACTCATCACCGATGCGGAGCCAACGCAGCCTTCGCTGTTCTGCGATGATTCAGTTCGGCCAGTGCGAACCTGTTCGGTCGGGGACTGCAACAGGAAGCACGCTGCTCGCGGCTACTGCCTAAAACACTATATCCGAAATCAGCGCGGTCAGCCGCTAGATGTGTCAACCGGAGAGTTGCGGCGGCGCCCTCCGAAGACCTGCCAGTTCCCAAACTGTGGCCGCAAATCGAAAACCAGGAACCTTTGCGTAAAACACTACCAGAGATTCTGGAAGGGCGCAGATATGATTGCGCCGGACCGTAAGGTATGGACGATTGAAGACCTAAAAGCTCATGCGGCAGGATTGGGCGGAGAGTGTCTCTCGGATAGCTACATCTCCAGAAATCACCAATATTTATGGCGCTGCTCATACGGGCATAACTGGACTGCTGCATGGGGCAACGTCAAAGGCACCAGTAATAGAGCAGGGACATGGTGCCTCGAGTGCAGGGGCCCCTTGAGAGGCGAGGTTATATGTAGAGCAACCATGGAAGCGCTGTTCAGAGCTCCCTTCCCAAAGTCCAGGCCTGACTTCTTGCGGCGCAGTAAGCGCAGCATTCTAGAGTTGGATGGATACAACCAGAGCCTAGGCATCGCCTTTGAATACCAAGGCATTCAACATTTCGAACCACAGAGACATCTAGGAGAAAGGGTTACTGTCTCTACGCAGGAAAAGGATGACGAAAAGCGCAGGCGCTGTTGGGAGAATGGCGTGTCGCTGGTTATCGTTGTGGCGCCTATCGGCTTCCCAGATAAGATGAAAATCATAAAGCAGGTCGAGTTTGCAGTTTCGTGCGCTGGGTTGAAGCCTATTCGCGGGTGGAAGAGCCGATTGGCACAGGTGCCTAGTATTGACTTGCTTGGGCAAGAGAAGCCTGTCACGGCTGAGATGTTAGCGCTAGCGCACAAGAATGGCGGAGAACTGGTTTCTACTACCTATCGGAGGGCACGCGATAACTTGACATGGAGATGTGCTAGCGGGCACGTCTTTTCACTGCCGGTTGGCATCATCAAGTATGGTGAATGGTGCGGTAAATGCGCAAAATTAAGAAAGCGCGTTGGGTCCCTTGAAGAAGCACAAGCCTTCGCGGCCTCTAGGGGTGGGAGGCTTGTATCGACGGAATATCTCGGCAACAAGAAGCCGATGAATTGGGAATGCCTAGAAGGGCATCCGATTCGTGCAACTTTTTGGAGCGTTAAGACACGCGGTAGCTGGTGCGGTCAATGTTTTATCCTGTCCCAACGAGACGCTAGGTTTATGAGGGCTAAGGAGTTCGCAGAGAGCCAAGGCGGCGTATGTCTATCTTTAACCTTTTTCGACAAAAAGCAGACTGTTCTAAGGTTTCAGTGCGCCAATGGCCATCAGTGGGAGCGAGGATATAACAGCTTTTTTTCTTCATCTTTTGCTCGGCGATCCACGGCATGGTGTCCGGACTGCCGCAAGCGGCGCATATTCTCTAGCGAAACGCGCGCAAGGATGTCCGACTCTGCGAAAAGGCGCATCTCGCGAGGAGACAATCCACTGATCTCTCAACTCAAGCAGCAAGGCGGTCTGGCATTGCCGAGCCAGCCGCTAACTGGCCGCGCAGGCCGGCTACCTCATTCTGGAGATTCTGGATGGCCGCCTCCAAAGTAGCGGTTTGTGTTCTAGTTTCGACTACGTAAATACTGGCTGTTAACATATCTACAGGAACCTCGGCAACTGAGGCCAATATATCCGTAATTTGCTGAAAAAGTGTAGCATACCCTAGGCCGCTACCGTAGGTTGTGCGCGCCGCAGACAAGTAGGCATCCGTGTATGACGGCAGCTTCGCAAAAGAGTTACTGTCGCCCGCCATTGCCGCACCAGCGACGGCCCCGAATTGCCGCGATGCTTCGAGAAGTTGCTGGTTAGGAGCGAGCGGGGATTGTCCGCCGAACTTTAACCCGCGCACGTAATCCGCCAGCGATGTCACTAACCCCGTCGCGGTCTGCTTCGCTTGCTCCATCGCTTGCTGTTGCTGCTGGATGATTTGGTCATTCGCGGCCGTCTGTATTTTGAGACGCTCTGCCCCGAGCGTGGTCTCCAACCGCGCCGACAGGTCGGCATAGTAAGCTTGGGTTTGATATTGGTCCGCCAGCTGCTTTCTCTGGGCGTTGGCCTGCTGATCGAAGGCAGCGAGATTGGCTGCCGTTATCTCTGCTGGCGTTGTTGCCTGAGCGGCCGCGAGGCGCGCGTTTAGATCACCCCGCAATACATCGGCCTGCGCTGCGGCCTCTGCCAATAGCCGTTGCTGTTCGGCAGCTTGCTGTTGCTGCTGGAGTATCGCGGCGTCCGCATCTTTGATTATCACCAACCTCTCTGCGGCCAACGCGCGGTCGAGGCCGACGATCTGATCGGCATAGAACTGCGATGTCTTGATCGCGTCGCCATACGTTTGGGTAAGGTTATCTGTGAGTTGTTTACGCTCAGCATTCGACTGAAGATCGAAGGCTTGCAGATTAGCTGCCGCAACCTGCGCGGAGTTACCGGATAGCGCAGCGGCTGCGGTGGCAAAACGCGATGCATAGCCCTGCTGGGTCACAGCGAATGCGGCGTTGGCCTGCTCGGTAACCTTGGCGATCTGCGCGTCGCGCTTGTCGGTCAGTTCCTGCTCGGCGAAGCCTAAATCGTGGGCCGTCGCAATCGCGGGATTGAACGCCGCTGAGATCTGATTGATGGCCTGTTGCAGAGAGCCGATGTTCTCGCCGTATTGCCGCATGCTCGGCAGCGTGCGCTCCATGAACGTGCGCACCTTTTCCACAACCGGCGCAAGCTCGGCGAATGACGAGAAGGTGCGATCGAGCGCACGGTTCAGCACGTCCGTCTCTTCGGCGCCATAACCTGTGGTCTGTGCGCCAAAGCGCAATCTCGAGAATGCGTCGGTGACTGAGGCGCCCGCTAGACCCTGGGGATTCTTGGCCTGGCCGAAGAAACCGAGGCCACCGGCAGCGCCGGCGGGTGGTGGTGATGATATGCCGCTAACCCGCACGCCAAGATTGCCGAGGTTCTGGTTGAAGGTTGAAACCTCGTTGGCGACCATCTGGTAGTTTGACGGCGTGATCTGATTGCCGGAGAGACCGGGATACGCCTCCAGAAAGCCGTTGTTACCGAGACCCACGAAGGTCGCAGAATATGGGCTGGGTGGCTTAGGCCCGAGTGCGCCGCCTAGCAGCCCGCCTGCAATGGCACCGATAATTGTGCCGATGACCGGAACCACCGATCCGGCCGCCGCACCGGCGAGCGCGCCGCCAGCCAGGCCACCGGCCGCGCCAAGTCCAGCGCCGATCATCGGGCCGGGGCCTGTCTTACCGAGCGAGCTTTGCAGCAGGCCGCCAGCAAGACTGCCGAGGCCGAAGCCGAGACCGAGGCCCGTAGCCGCTCCGCCTATGGTCAGCGGAATGGAGCCACCCGCCGCGGTATAGGCTCCAGCCGTCGCTACGCCCGGCGCACCACCTATGCCGAAACCAGAAGCCGCAAGCGCCGAATTGGTGGCAGCGCCGGACACCGAGCCAAACAACGGCGTGGCGAGAAAATTGGCTGCGGCGCCGCCTGATCCAAGAAAGCCGGTGCCGGAGAATATGTTGCCGAGGCCGCCGCCACCGCCGAACAGACTGTAACCCTGCGAGGCCAAACCGCCGATCTGCAATAAGCCGCCGAAGCCACTGCTACCTGTGCCGCCTTCCGCTATCCCGGTGCCGCCACCGAACACTGAGCCGAGCACTCCGCCAAGCACGGGTAGTGATTGGCCACCAATGCCTCCGAACAGCGAATTGATGATCGGGTTGATGACCGCAAGCCGGAGGAACTGCTGGATAATCGCCGACACAACGCTTTTCATCACGTTGCCGAAGTTGACGGCACTCGCGCTGCCTTGGACAAAGGCCTCGGTGATGGCATTGCCGATTGTATCGAAGGCGGAGAGGAACGAATTGGCGACGGTATCTACGTCTCGCGTCTGGTTCCGCAGGGCCTGAGTTGATTGTGCCAGCGCGTCGCGATTAGCCACTATTGCCGCGCGCTCTTCCTCGGATCTGTGGGCGTATTGGTTCATCACATCGATTTCGTCTTTACGATGCTGAATGGCCAATGCGCGTTGGTCGTTGTTTTCCCCAAGCGTCTGTGATTCGAGTTGGATGAGGCCGATCTGATCGCGGATTTGCGACGCTTCCTTCGTCGCATTAAGCTTTTCCTGGCCCGACGCAGCCTCAAGGATTTTCTTCGTGCGTTCATCCTCGGCTGCAGCGACATCATGCGTTGATGTGGCCAGAGTATCCATCACCTGCTTGTGCGCTTCGGCCTTTGCGGTGGCCTTAGCAGCTTCGACAGCACCATTCTCCCACGATGCAGCAACTGCATTATTTGCGGCAATCGTCTGATCTAGAATTGCATTCTGATCTTTAAACGCCGAGTTCTGCTTCTCGGTAAGGGCGGCGACTTGCTCCTGCACTTGCGCATCGGTGGCGCCACGACCGGCTTCGCGTGCCCGCGCTGCCGCTATATAGATCTGCGCCAGTTCCTTGTTGGCCTGGCCGACGATGCCAGCAACCTTGGCTTGATCCTGGAGGGCCTGCGTCTCCTTCCGTAGGACATTCTCGGCGTTGGCGACCGCGTCCTTCTGGACCGTGATCGCATCGGTCAGGCGCTTTTCTTCTGTTACGTTTTTATCGTCACGCGCCTTCTGACGTGCCGCAGTCAGGTCATCCAGAATAAGCGTGAGCCGCTTAACTTCGTCGGCTTGCAGCTTTATATCTTTAGCGGCCTCGATGCCCCGCATGGCAGCGGCTTCATCCTGCCCGCCGCCATAGATGCTCGCTGCAGCGCTGCGACGATCGGCCGGGGCAGTCGCGCCCAACCCGCCACCCGTCTCCCCGCCAGAAAACTGTTGTCCATGGCTTTCGACGTAGGCCGTCTGCTTGGCGAGCTTAATCAACCAATCGGGCCAGCCGAATATCTGGCCGATGAATTCGATCCCGCCCACCACATCGGATGGCAGCTTGCTGATATCGGCGGAGCCGATGGCGGACGCTCGGGCGGCTTGCGCGCTTGGGCTGGTAGCACCGCCATAGATGTTGGAAATCTCCGACGCGCCGCGCTGTCCGCCGCCATAGAGTTGGTTGATGTAGTTCAGGCCAGCGGCGAGATTGCCGCCCGCCGTTGAGGTCACGGCGTCCCTGGAGTAGCCCAATCCGCCATAGGTCCCCGGCATCAACTGCATGAGGCCGACGGCCTGTCCCTGCCCCGGGACGTTTGGACCGAGCAGTGGGCTTCCGCCCTGCGTGAACAGCGACGGAAATTGCGCCTGTAGCCGATATTGCAGCGCCGTGGGGTTGATGTTGCTGACGCTGATCCCACCCCCCGGCGTCATTTGTAGCGTCGGATTAACCTGCCCGAACTCACCGACTTCGCCGATGCCGAGGGATTGCTTAACATTTGGCGACGGCTTGGCGAGATAATCGCGGAAATCGCGCAGGGCGTTGATCGCCTTGGCGGCAAAGCCAATCACCGCCGCCGCCGCGTCGGTGAAGGCTTCTCCCATCACCTTCGAGAACGACCTGCCGTCCTCGCCCACCGTGCTGAGCGCTTCGGATAACTGATGCAGGGCGTTCTGCAGCGGCGTCATTTGCTTGGGGGCTTCGCTGCTGGATGCCTTCAGTGCATCGACTGCCAGCTTGGCCGCCTCGGCGAACTTGCCGACCCTGACCAGTTCATCGACCTGCAGCCGCAGCGCGACCGTTACCGTCTGTAGCGGCTTTTCCCCCTCAGACAGCGTCTTTAGTGCCGCCGCCGGGTTGGTCATGGCCTGTGCCAACAGCTTGCTCGCGGCTGGAATGTCGGTGCCCATGACCTTGGCCAGATCGACCGCCGTCTTTGTCAGATCAGCGAGGTCCTGCTGCGTGCCGGTGAACGCCCGGGTGCTGCCGATCGTCTGCGCCGCCTCACTGGCCTCTTTGAACGACGCCGTGGTTGCCCGCGCTACCTGGCGGGCAGACTTTTCGACGTCCTTCGCCATGGTCTCGAAGTCAGCGCGCGACGCCGATAGCTCGGCGCGCAATTCCCCCAGCCTGCGGTTGGTCGACTCTGCATAGATAGCCATCGCGCCCAGTGCAGCGCCGACCGCGACGATACTGGTGACCGCAAGCTTCCCAGGAGAGACTAGGTTGGCAAGATAGGTCCCCACGTCACGAAATCCGACGTTCATCAATTGCGCTACCTGGTAGACTTGGCCGCCTTGCTGAACCAGGGTTTGCCAAATTGGCATGCCGCTGCCGATGCCTTGGACAAGATCAATCCACTGCAGCGACATAATTCGCAGGCCTTGTGAGACCTGGCGGTTCCTACTGTCGAGAACGGTCATTACCCGATCATGGACCTCGGCCGCCTGGGTAGCGGCAACGAAATTTAGTCTTGCCTTCTCCTGGGCGGCCGTGACTTCATTCGTGCTGAGGGCGCCGACCTTCTGTGCTTTGGCTATCTCGTTTAGCGTATTCTCATATTGTTTCGATAGCGCGAATACTGGATTGAATTTTGCCCGTAACGCATCGAGCGAGTTGCCATATGCCTGGATATCAGCCGCGCGAGCCTTGTAATCCTCGTCCGATCCTGGGAGTTTTATGCCCAAGGTCTGATTCAGCGCTGCTTGAGCGGAACTCTTGAGAGACTGCGCAAGTTCGTCGTGGCGCTTTCTTAATTCATCAACTCGCGATATGGCGAGAGGCAGCAGTGATGCATACTTGTTTAGGTCCGCGCCTCCCTCTGCTATCCTCGTATTCAGCCGTGAGAGATTGTTTTCCGCGACACGTAACTGTGCACCGAGTGGATCGATGGCCCGCTGCAGGACATTAAAGCCCCTGGCCGACGCAGTAGCAGAAGCGCCCACCTTTTGGAAGCCTGCGTCAACCGCATCGGTTGCGGCCTTAACCTGCGCTCCCATATCGGTTGCCGCCGTGCCGACGTTATCCAGCGATACACTGGCCTGATCAGCGGGCGCAGTTACCCGATCGACGAACTCGCCGACGAATTGATACGTTTCGGTGTATGTGCCACTTTGGAATGTGCCGGACATCTTAGGTCGCCAGGGGATCAATGTTCTGCATCAGACCCCCTTCATTGATAGAACAACGGCTGGATAAAGCATTTCGGCGCCGCCGAGGCGCTCGACATGATACGGCACTGGGAACCGGTTGCTGGACGCGCCGGACAACGACACGAACCTACGGCTGACCATGAGACCGGAGAACTGTGACTTGGTGGCCCGCGTCACGATCTCGGTGATCAGGTAAGGGGCGCGTTTCATGCCTCGCCCGATGGCCTGTTCGAGGAATCGCGAATACGGCGTTATGTTCACCACGATGGCTTCTTGCGCATTAGGAGGAATGCGCGCTTCATCGATGACCTCCTGGCCATTGACGAAGATGCGCCAAGACGCCGCATAGGTTCCGGATCGGCTGATGCGCTGCGACGCCTCGCGCGCGGCCTTCAGGGCGTAGGCTACAGCCTGGGATAGCGACGATCCTTCGTATCGGATGATCCCTGGTTTTCCCACGGAAATCTTGACGGAGGTTTCCGGCGCACCCTGAACCCCATCGACGAAGCGAATGTTCGCCTCAGGAAGTTTGCCATCAGCGACCAGCGCCGCATGCCGTGTCTTGGCGATGGTTCCCGCCAGTCTACCAAGTTGCCTGGGTGAGATCGGACCATTGAGTTTGACTCTCACGATCTGCTTACGCAGCGCATCACCCAGCTGGGCCACTTAGCGAGCCTTGCGCTGCTGTTCTTTGGTGATCTCTTGCTCGCGCTCCTGACGCGTTCGCACCCAGTCTCGATATGCTTCATCCATTTTGCGGACACAGACATCCAGCATCATGAACTGCCCCCGCGTCAGGTCGTGCGTATCAGCCCACAATCGAAGATCACGCCACGGTATATTGCCCGGAACCGGAGGTCCCATGCCGCCGCCATGATACGGTCGGTCAGGCGACAGCCGGTGCCACACCCGCCATATCCACGCCCAGCGCGGATGCACATCTGGCTTCTGCGGCAGGTCTACCTCGGGAATTATGCCTTGGTATTTGCGCCTAAAGGGGCCCCATTCGAGTTCTTGATTGAGGGCTTCAGTGAGTTTCCCAGGGCGGATTCCATCTGCTTGGCGGTGGTGGTCGAAATGCGCCGCGCTGCCTGCCACGCAGCGTTAGACAGGTTCTCATAACCCGGCTGATGCATGAAGCGATGGAACTGCTCGACGCTGATCGGCTTGCCGTCATCATCCTCAAGGCCACGAATGTCCTTGATCAGATAGCGCTCCAGCAGGATGGCGTTGACCTGTCGCTGTTCGGCGTTAGGCAACCGATTGCGATCAACCCCGAGCCTATCGGCCGCCGCCCATTCCAGTTCAGCGCGGGCGTCCAGCATCTCGTCGGTAAAGCCGCAGGATAGGATTTCCAACTCGCCGTATTTCGCTGGGTCTACCCTGACCCACATGCCATCGAGCATTGCTCGAGGATCCGTAACGAAGTCTGATAGCTTAACCAAGCATATTCTCCTGTTGAACATAAGAAAGGCGCGGTGGCGAGGCCCCCCGGCTTACCACCGCGCCCAGGCGGGTCCGTCTTCCGATGGGGAGGAAACCTTCACCGCCCTTGATCGCCCCCAGCCGAGGGCAACCATTCGATTACGAAGCGGCCATCCTATCGATGACGAACGTGCCAGCAGTGGTCGGGCCGCCCGAGATGGTGTATTCGGCCGAGACCGGTTGCCCGGGTCCGCCGATTACAATCCGGCCGTTCAACCGCGCATCGAGGAAGGTGAAGGCATAGGAATAGCCGGTGGAGTCCTTAAGCAGGAAAGACAATTCACCGGTAGTTTCAGTTAGAACGTTATCGAACAGCGTAAAGTCGTTGAAGTAGCATCTCATCGTTCCGCTTGCGGTAAAAGTCCCCGTCAGGATGCCGTGCGCTGCGGTATCACCCATGCAGAATTCCGATGCCGCGCCAGTGTTCTCCATCGTGATGGCGAAGTTCTCGACGCAGGTGCCCAAGACGGCGCCGTTCCAAAATGCGCCAATGAAGCCGCCGACCGGATCAATCACCCTTCCGGTTGGTGCTGCGAGCACCGCGCCGGTCGATGATGACGATGTGGCTTTCTGTTCGGTCTTGGCTACCAAGTCGACGGTTCCGGTGGTGAACGCTCCAAGCCCTCCGGTCAGTGTCGCGCGTGCCGCATACGATCCCGGATATTGTAAAAACAACGCGGTATCCAGCTTCTGCTCCAAGAAGAAGGTCCGACATACCGATGCGTTCTTAATTGTGCAGCCACGCACTTTCGCCGCCGATCCCGTAGGCGTTTCGGTTACCGCCGATGCCAGATTAGGACCGATCAAGCTTAGGACATTATCCGGGCTGGATCCGCGATTGTCGATAAACCACCAACCATTGTTGGCGACAGTTCCATCGGTCAGCGTCGCGCCAAGCGAGAAGCCAAGCAGACGGATCCACTGCTTATTGATCAGCCCGACGAACTTACCCGGCGTGGAGGACGATAGCGTCGCCATGCCAGAGGATATGGTCAGTGTGATGTCACCGCTCGAGCCATTGATGGAGATCGTTGAACCCCACTCATTCTGCAGCACGTTGGCAAACACGATATCGTCGAACGTTGTTGAACTGAACGCGTAGTTTATGGTCCCACCCGCAGTGATCTGCGTGGTTACCTCTTGTGCCGCCTCGCGCGTGCTGGTGATTTCCGACGGTCGTTGCGTGGTGCGGGCACCTGCGAGGGTGCTCGATACAGTGCGTATCGCTTGGAATTGCCCCGCCGCTGTTCCCCATGCGGCTTCAATGCCATAAGAGATTTGCGTGCCATTAGTCTCTAAAGCAGCTTTGTAGCCGGTTGTCGCAACCACGGCATTGCCCTCCGTCTGTGTGGAAGAAATGCCGGGACTTGACGCAGCCGGCGGGCGCTACAGCGGCGTATCGACCAAGCGCGGGGGGCGCCGCTTGATCAGATAGACCGTCGATCTTTCAGATTTCGCCGATGAATAAGCTGTCGGCGAAGCAGCTATGAGCGGGGGGCTTTAGGCCGGCGTTATCCGGGTATCGATACACCGCGCCGGATGTTGTGGCTGTCGTCTTTCTGCCAGACGGACACACTATAAACCGTCAGCGGGTTTTCGACGCAGGTGCCGATCATCAACCGGCAGTGCTGGCGGTCCATGATGCTCCACGGTGGATCGCCGGGAGTGTTTGGCGCGTCGCCACTGACGTAGGGCGTCCACGTGTAGGTGGCGCCGACCTGTTGGTCATCAAAGTAGTTCTTGATATAACCTTTGGTCGTGCTGGTCGCTGGCACCCACAGCCAAGCATATTTATGACGCGCGGCGAAGTTGTTGTTGGACGGAAGCTTTACGTTGCTGTCCTGTCCGATGGCGTTGTTGTTGAATTGGTCAGGTGGCGAAAGCGCATCGGTCCAGTGGATGATGCCGGCGCTGTAGTCGCGGTTTGATTTGGGCAGAAACTCAGCGGCATCATACTCGATATGTTGCATCTTTGGCCCAGGTGGATTGGGGAAATCGTCGTAGGCGCCCTCGACGGCATCGGTCCACCATGCAGGCCACCCGGTGCCGTTGCCGGGCCAGCCACCGATGTTACCTTCGATCGACATGATGATCTCGAAGTAGCCGCCACCACCGAAGCCAACGCCGCCAAATTTGCCGTTGTCATTGCGTTCGGTGCCGAAGTGGTAGTTGTAGTGCCAATTGCCGCCGTTGATCGGGCCGTTATCCCTGACCACTCCTGGGGAGACTTGGACGACGCCGTTCGATGCACCGGGGACCGCAAACCAGTTCTTTCCCAGCGTGACATCCGGACCATGCGTCAGCTTGGTAAAGCCGACATCAGCGGCGGGTTTGGGAACACCAGCGACTGGCCCAGGAGGCGTTGGTGGGGGCGGTGGCGGAGGAGCGACGCCGGTGGGATTAGGACATCCAACCCAGTCGTCGTCTCCGTAGGTTGTCGCAGCAAGCGGCATCACCCACCAGTCGTGGTTGACATTCTCCTGGTAGCAGAGCCCGCCTTTGGCATAGAGCCGCACGACCATCCCGCCAGAGACCGCGCCGTCGGTGCTGATTTGGTAGTTGCTTGCCGGGCCGGTGAGCTTGAACGTCCGCCCTTTGCCGTCGACAATTTCGCCGGTCGTGTTGGTGACCGTGGTGCCATCAGCCGATGGCTTCTTATCCGGCGGCGGTGGTGGTGGGGGCGGAGGATTGCCATGCTCGAGCACGGTGACGCGGTTGTTCAGCGCATCCACCTTGGATACGACCGCATTGAATGCGTCCATCGTCGGCACGGTGGTGCTACCACTCATGTGGGTGACTCCAATCAAAGATAAGATTAGTGCGTAGAAAACGCGCTACGCTGCGGTGGCATCCATATCGGCGACGCCCGGAAATGCTGCGGCAGCTTCAACGCCCAGGGCGGGGATGTCGGTGAAGCGATAGGATATCGCCACCGATAGACGCCGCCATACGCCATCGTCGGGCGACAGCGGATCGAACGTGTGCCGGTCCCAGTAGAGTCCGACGTTGGTGGGAGGCGTTACGCGGAATGCGGTGGCCAGTGACTTGCGATAGACAAGCGCGGTATCGATCCCGCTATTCAGCGGCACCATGAGGTGCAGCCAGACGCTGCCAGTTTCCATCCACGTGTGAATGCCGAGTTCGATGGCTTCGGCCGACTCGGCCGCGAGATCGATCGCTAGCCAGAGCGATGGCGGCGGTGGGGTGACGAAGTCGGCGTTTGGCCACTGCACCGGCAGGTTCAGCGCGATGGCGCGTTCTTCGATGAGTGCACGAGCCGCTTGCCAAACATCGGGCGACACGTTAGCCGCCTAAGCAACGGAGGATGAATACGCGATCACCACCCATTTTGAAAATCTCGGAGCGACCTTGGACCACTGTCACGCGACCATTCTGGTAGATGACCTGATCCCCGTGATGCGGCTCCTCAGTCCATCCCGCCGCGTTGAGTTGGCGGTCAGACAGCATGACTCTGTCCTGCGTCTGCTGCGCATCACCAACTACGTCGAAAGCACGACCGATAAGCACCGCTGCAGCGCAAGGAACATCGGGGAAGCCAGCGCGACGCATCGTAATCGCCTGCACCGGACCTTGCTGGCCGGCGATGATGCGCATAAACCCGTCGGCGTTCATGGCTCAATGACCTGAGGAGGTAATTCGCGGACATTCAGTCCGCGGCATTCACTCAGTTCGGGTCGCAGGGTGGCGCGGCGAGCAAGCAAAAGCAGCAGCGACGGTAAGCTGTAACCGAGGAACTTATCGTCCTGAACCATTACCTTGCCATCTGCATCCAGGAGTTCGACCAGAAAGTCCATTCGACCATTCCTCCTGTGATTAGTAATTACAGTGGCAGCCCGCAGGTTTCAGATAGGAAGGTCGCGATACGGCGCTAGCATGCTGGTGACATCGGCGGGCATTGCCGCATCGGATCCGGGCACGGTGCCCACCCAATACGACACATTGTAAACCCCCGGCACCTCTTCACTGCGGATCGATGGATCACGCAGCGCCGATGTTTGGCGGTAACGCATCAGTTGCAGACAGGCACGTTCCAAATCGTAGGGCAGTTCGCCGAGCAATTGATAACCAGCCTGATAGTTAACGACAATCTCGCCGGTCCATCGACCGAAGTTACGATAGAGCAGACCCTTGTTTGCATCCAAGCGATAGTCGGTGGTTGCGAGCGATTGGGTAGAACATGAAACGCTATCGATGATAGCGACTGGATAGCGTGACAATGATAACCCACCGATATGGCCGCTGTATCCGCATTCGAATGTCTCGCTGACCTTTTCGCGGCCGAGCACGCGATTGACCTGCGAATTGATCAGTGAGGATGCTTCGTGAATCCAGACCGTTAGCTGATCGTCCTGCGATGTGTCGCCAACCGCAATCCCTAGTTCCATCTTGGCTCTGGCCAAAACGGTAAGATCTTGCGTATCGGCGACCTCGGTGATTTCCAGGCTTTGGCTGTATGTCATGCCAATTCTCGCTCCCCCGCCTGCCCTGAATACCTGCGATTGGTTGGCGAGGCCACGTCACCTCCTGTCCGTGCTAGGGCGCCGCCACGGCCAGCTCTGGCCCAAGGTAGGCTGGGCGGGATGATGTGCGGATTACCCAGCAGCGCGCCGCCGCCATCGAACGTGGTCCGCGTCGCTGACGGATGCCAGGAGCCAGCGCCGACAGCCTCGCTCTCGCCAACCAGTTCGGCGGCAGTTGCCAACCGCTGCACCGGTGCGGGGACAACCATCGCGTCAGCGACCAGCGTGCCTGCGCCACTCATGCGCTGAACCGGAGTGCCGGTTGCTTCGCCAGCACCGTCTAGCTCAACGGCGGCTGCTCGACGGACAACGTTATTCGCGGTCAACGAACTATTGGCAGCGACTGTCGCGGATCCTGCCGCGATTAGCTTGGCGCTAGCCGTGACCGTCCCGGTTCCCGCCTCTACGCCGTCGGCGAATTGTGCCGGCATACCGGTGCCGACGACCGCACCGCTACCGGCGAGTATGGCGGTTGCGGCGTCGATCGTATTGAGCTGATCGGCCGACAGTGTGCCAAGCCCCAAGAGCGTCGCGGCGCCTGCCGGGGCATTCGAAGCTGCGTCAGCAACGAAGCTGGCCGCACCGGAAAACAAAGCCGCGCCGGATGGCGCGTGAGTAGGTCCAGCCGTGATTATGCCGACGCCGTCCAAAGTTACTGTCGCCGAGACCGAATGGTCAGCGGCTGCGGTTAGCTGTCCGACGCCATCGATGGTCCCTGTGGCGGCAGCGCACATGACTGGCGTAGGCGTTATGCTTCCCGTGCCATTCAGGGCCGCGGTCACCGCTTCGGCTTGAACCGGGGTGACGTTGACTGACCCATGGCCGTGGAACGTTGATGCCCCGCTGGCTATGCCCGCCGTCGCGGCTTCGGCATCGAATGTGCCCTGGCCGTCGAGCGTGGCAGAGGCAGTCGGGATATGCATGCCGGCGGCCGACAGAGCTCCAGCACCAGCCAAAGTCGCAGCGCCGAGCTCCCGCTGGACAAGCGCAGCAGTCAGTATGCCGACACCAGGTAAAGTGGCCGTTGCCGCTGGGGTGTGCGTCCCGGCCGGTATCAATGCACCAACGCCCGGCAACGTCGCGGCGCCAAGCTCAACCTGTGTGGCGGAGACCCCGAAGTTGCCGCTACCCGCGATGGTCGCTGCACCGGATGGGGCGTGCTGGCTATCCGCGGTTACGGCGCCTGCACCAGCGAGCGTCCTGGTGGCAAGCTGCCGCTGAATGGGCGACGCCGTTACCGACCCTGCGCCGGGAAGCGTCGAAGTCGCGATCTGCCGCTGAACCGCCGATGCTGTCAGTCCGCCTGCGCCATTCAGCTGCGCCGTGGCGCAGACAGCCGGGGCCGAAATCAATGAACCCAGACCGGGGAAGGTTGCGGTGGCGATGTCTGCTTGGACCGGCGCCGCCGTCAGGCCACCAGAACCAGCAAATGTCGCGGTGGCGAGTAGTCTGGCAACCGGGCTTGCCAAAGGTGTGGCGATGCCCGGCAGTGCGGCACTGGCGAGGAGAACTTGTTTGGCGCTGACCGTGAGCTGGCCGACGCCCGGCTCGGTCGCGGTTCCGACCTCCCGCATGATGGTTGTCGCGACAACGGTGCCTGCCCCAGCTTCGGTTGCGGAACCAGTTTGTGTGCCGCCGCCCGCCGTATAGGTGGTGACGATGATGCCCTGAGCTCCAGAGGCGCCGCCACTGCTGTGACCGCCGCCGCCGCCGCCATACAATCCGCCGACGTTTGCTGTGCCTGAACCGCCTAAAATCCCATCGCCGCCGCCGCCGCCGCCAGCCCCAGCGGTTGCCCCGCCAGCGGTCTGGGTCCAGGACGCGATGCCGGTGCCGCCCTTGCCGGCCGCATTTCCGAAATTGCCGCCGCCGCCACCACCACCGGTCCCATCCGTCGCGTCGGCGCTGGCGGTCCCATGACCGGTGCCGTTAAACCCGTCGCCGCCGTTCCCCCCAGTGAACCCGGCGCCATCCGAGCCAGCAGTCGACGATCCGCCGCCTGCACCGCCGCCGCCGCCGCCGTTGTTGGACACATTGGCGCCGCCAGTCTTGCCTGTGCCATCCGGCCCAGCGGCACCGCCACCGCCACTGCAACCGCCGTTATCGGTGTTGCAGGTCTTGCCGTCGCCGCCGGAATACGCCCCCAACGTCGGCACGCAGGACGCCGCCTGACCGCCTTGGCCGCCGATGCCGGAAGGACCGGTGGCACCCGCCTTGGCGAGCAACACGCTGGTCGAGACGAACATCGTATCGACCGCAGTCGTGCCGATCGTGTAGGTGGCACTGCCGCTTGGGGTCAGCGAGACGTTCAGCGCCTTGGCGTAAGCGCCGCCACCGCCACCGCCACCGCCGCCGTTGCTGCCGATATCATGGCCGCCGGTGCCGCCAGCGCCGATCGCCTCGACCGTGTTGTTGCCGCTGTTCCAGTCGCTCGGCACCGACCATGTCGCATTGGTGCCGGGCGTGGTGACGAACGTCGTGGTTGCGGCAACCCAAGGGACGATACCGTCCCACCACCAAGTGCTCGGACAATCCTTGAGTTGGCCAGGCCAGCCGCAAATTCCCTGGCCCCACTCGTCGGCTTCGGTGACAGTGGCGATAACCGTATAGCTGCTGATCTGTCCCGGGATCGGCTGCGGACAGCCGCCCTCGGTCCGGATCCGCCGCATCGTCTGCCAGTCCGCGATGGCGATCTCGCGGTAGGTCGGGAGACGCAGAAAGAGGAGTGGTGCGTGGCGGAGAAACCCCGCTAGACGGGCCACATCAGGACAACGTCGCCAGGAACGCGTCGATCGCGGCTAGCACCGTCGGCACCTGCGCCGCGGTGACCGTCGTCCACACGAGGCCTTCCGCCGGATCCCAGTGTCGATCGGCGAGAAAGCCTCCTGAGCCCGTGGGATACTGCGCGGCGATCGTCGACAACATGGTTTGCACCGCAGCATTCGTATTGGTGAAATCCGTGCCGCTGAACGTCACTCCCGGGGTTTGCTGTTGTGCCCAAGTAATAATCGCGTTCGACAAGGTCGGGGTGGCAGTGCAGATAGCATAGATGGCGTTGTATTGCCGACAGTCCTGCGCGAGTTGCAGAAACCATTGCAGACTGCACGATCCGGCGGTGGTCAATTGTTTAATGTTCAGACAGTCGGACCGCAGCGTGACGATCGCGTTCCACAGCCTGTCGTAATCGTTGATGACGGGTGAACCGCTTACCGGCAGCGTCATAGCCAACCCCCTTTACGTAACGCCGACGGCGAGACCGCTATAGCGACGTGGCGCTGCGAGTGCTGTTCCACCGGGACCGCGGGCGTGGGCGGCTCCAGGGGGTGGTCGTTCCAGAGCGGGTGGAATGACGTGTGGCGTCGCGTTGATCGTCGCCGCACCGCCGAATGTCGTGCGCGTGGCGGATGGATGCCAAGAGCCAGCGCCTTCCGCGGTGCCGACCGCGTCGATCTGCGCCGACGATGCCCAATTCTGATCCGGCGTTCCATCGGCGAGGCCATCACCCGGAAGCAATGCCCCAGCGACCTGGCGCTGCACCGGTGTTATCGTCTCGGTGCCAACACCGTCTATTTGTGCGGTCGCTGCCCGGCGGATGACGCCGGCGCTAACCGTAAGTGAGCCTGAGCCCCCAAGTGTCGCCGATACTGCGGCGGTGAGCTTGCCGGTAGCGGTAACAGATCCGATGCCCGCTATCGTCCCATCGCCGAATTGGCAGGGAATACCGTCGCCAGTGACGGTGCCGACGCCCGCAACAGTAGCGCTACTCGCGGCAATAATATTGAGACTGGTTGCTGTGAGTGAGCCAGCGCCGGAAATACTAGCGGTGCATGTGCTAGCTCTTGCCGGAACTGCGGTGAGGCTGCCAACGCCGTCGATTGTCGTGGCGCTATAGGTAATGCGCAGACCGTCAGTCGCGAGCGTGCCCAAAGCTGAGACGGTTACCGCACCGAGCAGACGCGCCAGCTCGGTTGCGGTCAGTGTGCTGTCGCCGGCGAGGCTGACATTCCCTGCCAAACGCTGGATTGGATTGGCGATGGTCAGCGAGCCAAGTCCAGTGAGTGTGGCGGCGCCGTTCTGCACACCGGCCTGGGTGGCATCGGCGATGATGGTGCCAACGGCGGTCAGCGCGGTCGAGGCGACGAGCCGACCGACGATATTTGCGGTCAGGCTACCGATGCCCGGTTCTGTCGCCGAGGTAACCAACTGGCCGACTTCGGCTGAAGTTGGCTGGCCAACGCCGGAAAGTGCGGCACTTCCAGCCGCTATTAGCACCGCTGTGGCACTAAGTGAGCCGGACCCACCGAAGGTTGCGGCGCCGCTCTGCACCCCAGCGGTTGCGGCATCGGCTGTAAAGCTGCCGACACCGGCAATTGTGGCGCTGGCTGACGGTGTATGCGTGGCGTTGCCGACCAGATTGCCCACGCCCGGAAGGACTGCGCTGGCGAGGACAGCCTGAGTTGTAGCGGCCGTCAGCGTTCCGACGCCGTCAATCTGCGCGGTGCCTGCGGGCGTGTGTGATGCGTTTGCGGTGAGCGAGCCTGCGCCACCGATCAGCGCGCTGGCGAGATCCGCCTGGACCGGCGTGGCGATAATGCTACCAACGCCCGGCAATATGCCTGACGCAAGCTCCCGCTGAACTTCGGCGGTGACGATGGTGCCGCTGCCAGGGAGCGTTGCGGTGGCGAGTTCAATCTGAATGGGGCTGGCGGATAGTGTGCCAACACCAGTGAGGGTGGCGCTGCCGTCCTGCTTGCCTGCGACGAATGGGTTGGCGACCAGGGCACCAACGCCTGGTAGCGTCGCGCTGTTGGTCCGCCAGATCTGTGCCGCGGTAGCGTTTAGGCTGCCGATGCCAGCTTCGCTGGCTTGTCCGCTCGGAGAATGCTGCCCATCCGCCTGCAGCGCGCCGACACCGGCAAGCGCCGCGGTATCCAGCAGACCGGCGACGGGCTGCGATGTGAGTTGTCCGACACCAGGAAGCGTGGCGGTTGCCAATTCGACCTGGGTCGCGCTGGCCGTTAGGTTTCCGCTACCCGCGATGGTCGCCGCACCCGATGGGGTGTGCGTGGCATCGGCAATGAATGCGCCGATCCCACCGAGGGTGGCTGAGGCTGCCTGATATTCGATCGTTGTTGCGGTAAGGCTACCGACGCCGCTCAGCGTATCGGAAGCAGATGGGTTGTGAGTGCCGGCGGCGCTCAGGAAGCCAGTGCCAGAGAGCGTCGCGGTATCGAGTTGCAGCTGAACGGCAGTGGCGGATAGTCCGCCGGCACCCGTCATGGTCGCGGCGGCAAGCGGCGTATGCGCGCCGTCGGCAATTACCCCACCGACGCCAGGAAGCAGCGCCTCGCCGAACTGCTTGCCCGCGACACTAGGCGTTGCGTTTATCTGGCCATCGCCAGACAACGTGGCAGAGCCGGATGGCGTATGCGTCGCGTCCACGGTCAGTGAGCCGACGCCCGCTTCGGTCGCCGTGGCGATCTGCGCCTGGACAGCGGTTGAGGTTAGATTGCCGACGCCGGGGAATAGTGCTGCCGCCGACGGCGTATGTAGGCCGTCAGCCGAGAGGCCTCCTGCGCCTCCTAGAGTTGCGGTCGCGACCTCCCGCTGCACTTCCGTCGTAGTGAGCGAGCCCACGCCCGCGAATGCCGCGGTGGCCGCTGGCGTGTGACTGGCGTTGCCTGCAACCGACCCAATGCCGGGCAGAGTGGCGGAGGCCAGCTCATACTGGATTGCCGTGCTGGTAAGGGAGCCGACCCCGGTCAGCGTATCGCTGGCCAGCTGGTATTGGATTGCGTTGGCGGTAAGCGACCCTGATCCCGCAATGGTGGCGGCACCAGAAGGCGTATGCAGCCCGGATCCAGTAAGGCCACCAACGCCATCCAACTGAACCGAGACGACATCCCGCAGCACGGGCGATGCGGTAAGCGATCCAGAACCGGCGAACGTCGCCGCTCCGACCGGTGTGTGTGCGCCGTTGCCAGATAGGGCGCCGACACCAGGAAGTGTGGCGGTGGCAATGTGGAGATCGACGCCCGTCGCGGTCAGACTGCCGACGCCGGCCTCGGTTGCGACAGCAAGCTGAAGCTCGACGGCCGCTGCGGTTATTCCACCGGCACCTGCGAGTGTTGCCGACCCTGTCCAGGTGGTCGGGCCAGTGGCGGGGACTTGGCCATCGGCGACTAGCCCGCCTTGCCCAGCGAAAGTCCACGAGCCCGGGTTAGGATATGCATCGAAGTCCCCGGCGCCTGCTAGCGTGGCAGACGCTGCGAGGACTTGCGTGTTGGTTGCCGTCAGAGAGCCAGCGCCAGGAAGGGTGCTGGATGCCGACCATAGCGGCACCCAAGTCAGAACAATTAGGCCATCAGATCCCAAGCCGCCCGCAATGGTTGTCCCAGCATGCGAACCGCCGCCACCGCCGCCGTAGGCACCGCCCGTTCCCCGGGCACCGCCTGACGCCGTGGCGCCGCCGCCACCCGAACCGACGCCGTGGGTGCCGTCCCATTGGGTGCCAGCTCGACCGTTAACCCCGCCAGCGACAGATGCGGTGGTGCCCGCGCCAGAGCCGTTGCCTGCCGCACCACCTCCAGCTGTCGCTGTGCCGCCAGCGGCCGTCGGGCCACCCGCACCCCCGCCGCCGCCACCTGGGCTGCTGGAGGTGCCTGGTGCGAAACCACCACCGCCAGCAAACCGGGTGGCGCCGGTCGAATTGGCCGTCGCCCCGCCCGTTCCAGCGAGCGCGGTGGTTGCATTGACGCCTTCATCGGCGATGACAAAGGTGCCGAACGCCGTTGCCACAGCACCTGCCGCCGCGCCAACCGTAACGGCGACCGGGAACGAAGCAATGGTGACGCCGGTCGATCCAGCATATGAGCCAGCGCCACCGCCCGGTCCGCCGCGTGTGGTTGAGCGACGCGACGCGCCAGCGCCACCCGAACCCACCGCCTCGACCGTATTGGCAGTATTGTTCCAGTTGCCAGGATCAACGAACGATGTTGCGCCGGTTAGGATAAACTGCTGGGCCAATGCGATTCCTTTTCGTGCACCAGAGTTTTCCCGGTCAGTATCTCCATCTCATCCGGCATTTGGCCGCGATGGGCCACGAGATCGTCTTTATCTGCGTGCCAAGCCCCAACCGTATTCCCGGCGTGCGTCTCGTGCTCTATCCGAAGACGCGGCCGGCCGAGGATAATGTGCATGCGGCAGCACGCGACTTAGACGCCGCCATGCGCCGTGCTGCCGCGGTCGCCAACACCGCCGCACTGGTAAAGCAAGGCGGCTTTACTCCCGATATCATCATCGGCCACCATGGCTGGGGCGAGATGCTCAATCTTCCGGACGTCTGGCCGGATACGCCGATGCTCGGCTACTTCGAATTCTACTATCGCACCCGCGGTGCCGATGTCGGCTTCGATCCGGAATTCCCGACGCTGATCAGTGACTATCCGATCGTGCGCTCTAAAAACGCGCTCAACCTGTTGGCCTTCGACATGGGTCAGCATGGGCAGACCCCAACCAACTGGCAGCATTCGACTTATCCGGCATGGGCGAAGCCATCTATTTCGTTGGTGCCGGAGGGCGTGAACATTGGTGCGCGCCGCCCTGTCGCCGCTCGGAAGACGCTCCAGGTCGGCGGCATGACGATAAAGCCGCGCGACAAACTGGTGACCTACGTTGCCCGCGACCTGGAGCCTTATCGCGGATTTCACATCATGATGCGCGCCATCCCGCGCCTATTGCGCGCCCGCCTCGACATCCGCGTCCTATTGGTTGGTGGCGACGGTGTTTCTTACGGACAGCGACATCCAGATGGACCGTGGCGCCAGATTATGTTGGAACATCTTGGCGGAGCCATCGACCCGGCTCGCGTGGCGTTTCCCGGTCGCGTTGAACGTTCGCTCTATCTCGATATCATGCAGCGCTCGGACGCGCATGTGTATTTGACCTATCCATTCGTCGCGTCATGGTCACTGCGCGAGGCGCTGGCGATGGGCTGCGCCATCGTTGCAAGCGACACAGCACCGGTCACCGAATTTGTTCGCCATAGCGATACCGGATTGCTAGTGCCGTGTCTGAATCCAGAGGCGGTGGCCGAAGCGGTGCTGCGGTTGTTGGAAGATAAGGCCCTGGCGCACCGCCTACGAGCTAGCGCGGCGCGCTATGCCGCGAGTGCTCTATCGATTACCGCGCACCTCGAAAGCTACCAGCGTCTGATCTCTCAGGTCACTGCCCAATCGAGCTTTTCGCTACCCTGATAGATGTCGCTGACATCGACATACCACTGGGTAATCAGATTGTAGACATCGTCTGCCGACATCTCACCCATGTAGCCGTATCGCTCGCGTGGCACCTTGACCATGCGCACCGGTTCGTTGCGCACATTGCCTAGCTCAAGATGCGAGGAGTGATCCAGATGTTCGTCATCGTCGGGATTGACCACTGAATAGATCGCGTTGCTCTCGGTGCCAACGATCAGTCCGATGAACTTCGTCGCCATGTTACCACCGCAAAGTAGAACCGAGCATCAATTGCTTCGGCGGAACTACGATCCCGCCCGCACCACCGATCGTTCCTGAGCCTAGCTGCGTAGGAACGGCAGCAACGTCAATGCCAACGGCGCACCATTCAGTAGAGGTTGCGCCAGCGGTCCATGCGAGGGTCGAGGCCCCTGGCGCGTAGGCGCCCCGGAAATTCTCAGAGCTCGCGTCTGTGAAGGTAAAAAGCTCCGCCGAGCCCGTGGCCGTCCACGAGGTCATTGCGGCGGTCGAGGCGCCCAGCGTGCCGATATAGTTTCCCGTCGCGCTGGTAACCGAAAGGCTCGGGGTCCCGCTTGTTCCGGAGTTAGTGGCCAAGTGGAGAAACGTCGCCGCGATCGTCGCGTTAAGCGAGCCGTTGAACGATACCGCAGAGAGCGCGGCGGGGACAGAACTCGTCCACGTCGCGGTTAGGTTCTTGTTGCCTGCCGTCGGGTTCAGCAGGCCGAATAGATATACGTTAACGTTGGTGTTTCCGCTTGAGGTTTCCCCTACCTGCGTCATGGTCTGCGGCGTTCCAGCGTTGTCCCACTTGACCGTAACGCCGGTCGGAAAGAAGTTTATTGCATCGAAAGCGAGCCACGCGAGGAGCGCGGTCGCACCAGCGCCGACCGTCAGGTTGCTGTTGGTCAGCGTCACGGCACCCGCGGTCGTCGCGGCAGCAGAGGCCGCGGCGTCTATCGAGACGGTCAATTCAATTCATCGCCGCGAGGAACGCGCTAATCGCGGGCAGCACGTTCGGCAGCTGCGCGGTGGTTAAGTTGACCCAGACAATCCCCTGGGTGCCGGAGAACGTCCGGTCGAGCAGCCGACCCGATCCATCACGCGGGTAGTCTGTCCCGATCGCGGTCAGGATGTTGCCGCAGAGCGTGTTTAGATTCGTATACTCTGCCGTGACGCTCAGAGCCGATGCTCCAGCGAGCTGGGCCTGAACGTAAGGGATGAGCTGAGCCAATAGCGCGGAATTCCCGGAGATCACTGAGAAGTCCGCACGATAGCTTATGCACGCCTGCCCCAGGTTTATCACGTTGTATGCTGGCGTGCCGACAGCGGCGCCGGCCTGGATCTCCAGTGCGGGCGTCTTGACGTTCGCCAGCTCGGCTTGAACCCGATCGAACGTCGCTTCAACGAGTGGCGCGGTCAGCGGATATGCCACTTGGGTCTCCTACATTGCGCTGAAGCCGGACGGCGGCGAATAAACCCACGTGGCGGATGACGGATACATGTCGACTGAATTCTGGCCGCCTTGAATCGACGCGGCGACCGATACCCCACCGCTTCGTAGGTTCGGCGGAATATCCAATCCTCCTTGGGCACTGGATGGGTCTTGCGTATTGCCGTCGTGCGGTGCCCAATCTCCGCCGTCGAGGCGGCACCACCACTTCCAGTTATTACAATCGATGGCAATGCTGACGACGCTGTTCTCGGCGGGCGGCGCCACTTCGGTGAAGTATGTCGTTAGGCCGTTGTAGAAGTCGTAACCAGTGCCGTCCCAATTGTCTTTCAGCGCCCATGAATTCTCATCGACACCAAGGTCGTCAGCTTTATTGATCGATGGGTTGGCGATCCCGTAGGCCTGGTCGGCAGCACGTTCAATGGAAAACAACTCGACATACCAACGGCCAGACGATTTGAACTTATTGCCGGTGGTCGCTACCCAGGCTACGTCAAATTCAGCGAAGCCGTTGGCGAACGTGAGATTGCCGTTGGATCGGACAACATTGGGGCCACTTGCCCAGGTCATGATAGTGCCGCCGCCAATGCTGACATTGCCGTTGGCCGTCAGGGCCCCCGCACCACCGATAGTGCGCGTTGCCCGCATCCGCTGGCGAGCCGTGGGAACCAGTAATCCAGATCCAGCCAGTTGCTGCGAACTAACCAGCCGTCGCACTGGCGTTGGCACCACCAGACCGCTGCCTGCCGGGAAGGCAAAGACAGAAGTGCCTTGCCTAAACGTGCCGCTGAACGATCCGCCACCCGCTCCGGCTAGGGTGGCGACCGCGCCGATCAGCTGCGGCCCCGGCAAGTGCGCCTCTGCGACGAAGCGTCCTGCCCCACGCATGAAGATATTGCCAACCACGTTGGCCGGCTGAAATACCGTGACCACCCGAAGCGCCAGGTTCTGGTCGATCCACAATCTCCCAACCGGCAGGCCAGCAGGTGAGCGAGGCAGTAAAGATAAATCGGTGGTCTCCAACGAAATCGACACCAGCGCGTCGCGCACGTCTTGCTCGTTGATCGAATGCGGCAGCTGGCCGCTGGCGAACAGGCTGTTAATCAGTTCATCGACGGTGCGGACGGTGTCGACCATTAGAACGGTCTTGTCGACCACATGTTAATTGAGTCGATGTGCGCGCCTTTTGGCAGACCTGCCGGATTGACTGTCGTGGTGCTGGGACCAAAGTTGGTCTGGCAATACATTTTCAGATAGCGCGATACCCCATCGGAGTATGGGCCACCGGGATTGCCAAAATTGCCCACCTGTTGTCGGTCCCTATAGATGCGAACAGCCGACGGCGTCCATTCTAACCCGTAGGAATGCTGCACGCTGGCATCCCATCCGCCATTGCTGTCGTAACTCACGTCTATCGAGGCGTCATAGGCGAACTGCTGGACCATCTGCACGTTTGCATCGTCGGTCCAGATACGCACGGGGCAAATAGCGGACCAGGCGAATGGCGGCGGCGTTATCCAAGCGATCTCATAGAACAGCCCAGGGTATCGGTCGACGGCAATGGCTATTTCCACGTAGCCTTGGTATTGCGAGAAGTTGTTGGGCGCATTGAATGTATCTGTCATCCCACTAGTGAGTGACTTGCCACCAGATGGCGCGTCGATGATATTGAGGTTTAGCCGTCCGCCAGTGAACGTGAAGATCTGCGGTGTAAGGGACGGATCATCCGACCAGAATGCGTCGCCGCCCTCGTCAAAGCTATCGTATGCCCACTTGTTCGCATCATGTGAGTTGAAGTTATCCGAAAAGGTCGTTCCCTGGCTCGGCGGGCTGGGCGTGAATACCGTTGCATTGGCACCGAATGTGCCGCGACCGAGGTATTGCGTCCTGGCGAGCATGCGTTGGCGTGGTGTTGTGACCGCAAGTGCGGCGTTGCCAGCGCCACGATAATTACCTAGCCGTGTTCCCGGGCCGCCACCCAGCGACATTTGCAGCACATCGCCGTTCAGCCACAGGAAGCCCGGCTGCACATTGGCAGGCGTCGCTGGCAGTCCAGTGAATAATCCAGTTGAGGGATGAAGCGACTGGATCATGTCTTGAAAGTAGACTGGGGTTATGGCCTTCGGTGGCAGCCCCTCGCGGAACATCTGCAGCAGTTCATCAACCGTGCGGTTCGTTGCCATCAGATGTTCACCTTCACCACACCAGCGCTATCCACCCATACTCGGCCAGTAGGCAATCCGCTGGTGGAGCGCGGCAGACGGGAGAAGTCGGCGGTTTGCAACGCCAATGAGATGACGGTATCTCGACAGTCTTTGGCATTGAGTTGGTTCAATCCCTGACCATCCGCCCAAATCACCGTCAGCAACTCCGTCAAGCTGCGCAGCGTAGTGCCGGTATCCGGCGCTGGCGGTGCGCCCGGCTCGGTAATGACAAATGAGCGGAGCAGCGAGCCATAGGCATTGTTCGACGTCGCGGTGATGTCGAGCCCATAGCTTCCAGGAAGCAGCGGCTGTGTGGTGAACAGGCGATAGGTAAAGCTCACGGCGGCAGCGGAACGCCGACGCGGACGTTGTTTGCGTCAGTCCTCTGCCACACCGTCATGGAATAGACGACCATAGGATTCTCAAGGTTGGTGCCGACCAGCAATCGACGATGGTGCTGGTCTATGGGGCTCCACGGCGGATCGCCAGGGTCCTGCGCCTTGTTGCCGCCAGTGTAGGGCGTCCATGTGTATGTCAGGCCGACCTGGACGTTGTCGAAGTAGTTTTTGATGTAACCTTGCGTGCTATTGGTGGCTGGAACCCATAGCCAGCCGTATTTATGCCGCCCAGAGAAGTCGGCCTGATTGGCAATATGCACGTTACTGTCTAGGCCAAGCGCGGTGTTATTGAAACGATCCGCTGGGCTCTCAGCATTTGACCAGTGGATGATGCCTGCGGAATAGTCGTTGTTAGACGCAGGCAGGAACTCAGCGGCATCGAATTCAACGTGCTGATCTTGCGGCAAGTTGTTGCTGAAGCCGTTAGCAGCTCCTTCCAGCGCTTCCGACCACCATGCTGGCCAACCCGATTCAGCCGGCTGACGCCAACCAATGATGTCGTTGAAGATCGACATCTCAATCTCGAAATAGCCGCCACCACCGAACGCCGTTCCGAACCAATTGCCGTTGCCTTGTGTCCACCCAGGCCCAAAGTGGTAGTTGAAACGATAATTCCCGTCGGTCGGCCCATTGTCGCGGATGGAGCCATCGCCCTGCTGCACGACGCCGGGGCTGATCACGAATTGATTCTGCCCGATCGTCACGTTCGGCCCCTGTGTTCGCAGAGTGTAGCCAACAGCCGCGGCCTGCGGCGGCGCGCTGCCAGGCTGCGAAGTGACTGGCCTGACTTGTATTGCAGCGGTCGCCGGCCCGGATCCTGCGCTATTGGTTGCATATACCCGAGTCGAGTATGTCGTGTTGGTGGTCAGGTTCGGGATATTTACCGAGGCGAGCGGAGTAGATGTCGGACCGGCCCAAGCGACGCTGCCGCCATTTGACCCGAGATTCCCCGTCGGGGTGTAGCTATACCATTGACCGCCGACGTTGACGTGCCAAATCACGCCATTGACCATTATGACGGTTGGCGAATTCCAGCCGCCTGTCCAGATGCCATTGACCATGACCGCATTCGGCTGGCCACCAGAGGTTGGCACAATCGTCCAGGTATTGCCGAATGCGTCGACCACGCTGCCAGTGCTGGGCGTGCAATAAGGCGTCGTTGGCCCATTGTCAGTAAAGGTTCCGGACGTGGTATATTGCAGCTGGTATCTGCCTTGATCGAGCGCCCCGCCAGAAGTCGGCGGATCCCAGCCAACAATTGCCGAATTTGTCGCGACGCTGATCGCCCGAAAATTCGTTGGAACCCCGGGCAATGGGGCGGCGGCCTGCAGCGTCGCAACGTTTACCGGAGCGCTGGTTGTTCCCGTTCCCACACTATTGGTGGCAAAGCCGCGGAGATTGTAGGTCGTCGCGGCGACCAGTCCAGCAATCGTCTGCCTGTATGGTGTTCCAGTAGTATCACGCGTCCAGGTTGGCGGAAGGCCGCCCGGCGAACGAAACCAGACATTGAACGTGTCCAAGGTCCATATCAGGGCCCCGCTGCGAACAATGTTCTGCACCGTCGATGATGTATCGACGAAGGTCCCGTTACCCACCGGATGGTTTTGCGCATCCAGCGTCCAGGTAACGCCGCTCGCATCGACGACTGAGCCGTGCCCGGACGTGCAGTATGTGACCGCTTGGGCATTCTGATACGTCGTAGCGGCGTTTGTCTTGTATTGGATTTGGTGCAGACCGTTGTCCAAAGCGCCACCAGCAGTCGGCGGCGCCCACAAGACGTCGATCGTGGTGCTGGTCTGCAGCGGCGAGGAAATGGCGGTCAGCGGGCCTGGCACCACCGCCGCAGCCTGAACCGTTATCTGGAATGGCGCCGACAACGTCTGATTCTGGCTGGCGAGGTCCGTAGCTGTGATGGTTATAGGATACGTCGTGCCATTGGTTAGGCTCGCGGCGACGAATAGATTGGAACCAGAAATCGAAAACCGACTATCGTTGACCGCTACCCCGCCACCAAATGCGGTTTGGTCCGACAAGACGACGGATATTGTGCCGATCAGCGTGCCGACCGTCGGATTGGGAGCCAAGGATTGATTGCTCAGCGAGATAGAGCTGATCGAATACGGGTCCCGCGTGGCGGTGACCGTGAAGGATCCAGCGAATGGCCCGCCCAAGGTAACCGTCCCAGAGAACGGCGTGCCATCACTGGTAGATATGGTGATCTGACCCACCAATGTTCCGGGCGGCGCGCTCTGCGGCAGCTGCAGGTTAGACAGCGCGATGTTGGTGATCGTCTTGCTGCCCGACATCAGTGCGCCTTCAGTTTGGACGTCCGTGGATCAGGCGGCATCGGCCGCGGCGGACCTTCATCGCCGGGATTGTGACTAATGTCCCGACCAATCCGGATCGGCAGGTTGAGCGACAGGAAGTAGGTATCGCCCGTCATGAGTTTGACGGGAGAGACATTCGCTTCCACAAAGTTGGAGCCGAACCACACACGATATCCGGCTACCGATAGAAGATGCGGTGCGGTAAACCCGCACTGCGTCTCAGAGATGATTAAAATGCCACGATCATTGATGCGCACTTCTAGACCGACCGTCGTCGAGCCGCAGACATCACCACGGGTGTCAAAGAACTCAACGTCTACCTCCGGCTTGCCGAGGAACGGACCGCTGCGATCCGACTCGGTCATCGGCACCGGAGCTATACGTTCGCCTACGGTCCATTCCTGCAACTCGGCCCACAGCTGCTCAATCAGTTCCGCAGCATGCGGATATGGCACACGTATTTCTTCGACCGTATCGGCGATCACCGACGCGTCGAAGGATTGGGACATTCGGTCGCTCCAATCAGCGACCGGAGCCGCTAAGACTAACGCTTCAGTTTATCGCGATAGGCAAGGACGGCGCGGCAGAAGGCGAGCAGATCGGCATCGGTGCCGTTCATTCGCGCTGAGTTGGCTTGGAACGTAACGATGCGCACGTTGTTTGCGACATACCCGCCGATTGGATCAATCCGATCCAGTGACGGAGCATCAAGAACATAGCCTGTGCCGGCTATCTTCATCGTGCGATGCGTTAACGGGCAGATACCGCCCTGCTTATTCCACAATTCTCGCAGAAAGGCAGCTGGCAAATCGGTAGCCGCGCGCTTACGCGTATGAGCCGCTGTAATATTTGACCACTTGTAGATCATGCCCTTTTCGGATGCATAGAACTTGGCCAGAGACTCCGATAACCTGTCCGGATGGTCGGCTTTATACTTTGCTGCCTTGAGTGCCGCTTCAGTTGGAAGGCCGGCTTCTCGATCTGCATCCGCCTTCGCTTGAACGGTTGGCTTAGTTATCTGCCAATAGGTCTTATTATAGACCGTTCTCTTCGGCTTTTCTCGCTCCTTGAATGCCTGACCGAGAGGGGAGAGAAGGTAGGCTTTGTTGCGAGCTCTGTGGCACGATCTGCAATAGTTACTATCCGAGAAGTCCGTTCCACCACACTTTGGACAAAACGGCGGCCGTGTCTTGGGATTACTCATGGCCTTCACTCGCGGCCACTACATCCTCACAGAACCGATACAGGTCATCGTCCGTTCCGAACAGACGCGCAGCGTTCGCTTGTAGGGTAACTAGTCGAAGGTTGTCGATATCATAACGCTTCGTTTTATCGATGCGATCCACTGAGGCCGATTGTAGCGATGGCTCCCCTTTCCGTATTACCATTGGCCACCCAGTGAGGGCGCACATCCCGTCTTGTTGGAGCCACAACTCGCGAAGCTGAGCGGCAGTTATGGAACCTCCAGGACCGGGCTTGGTCCTTGGTTTGCCGTCATTGAAAGCTACGATTCTGCGAGTGGTCTTGCGCAGTCTCTGGGCTGTGCTGTGAGACCACACATAGAGCGCTCCGTCTATAGTGGTCGCCTGACGCTCTTTGCGTTGTCGCTTGACCTTTTCCTTATGGCGCTCGTGGTATCGCGCGACACGAACTCTAAGACACGGGACGCAATCGCCCCACGCATTGATGTTGTCGCTTCCGCACTTCGTGCATACCCTGATCTCAGCCATTTCAGATGTCTCCTCATCTGGTTGGTCAGAGAGGTCGGCGGCGGTTGCACGCCCCGGCCTCTCGCTCACATCAGTGTCATACTATACCACACTACATTGCACAAGCCCTTATATATCTGGCAGAATATTCGTTACGTAAGCGTGTGGACCAATGAACCCGCGTTAAAGACCAAGCTGTCCCCGACACCGAGCGTCCGGGCTGTTGCAAGCGTGCCGAACCACCACATGGTTCCATTCCCGGTTGTGCCGTGGTCCCAGACTTGCAACCCAGCGACGGTGCGAGCGCTGGAGAACGGCCCAAAAGTAAATGCTCCAGAGTTTGCAGCTGACATGCCAGCAGCAATGGCGGAGTTATAGACGACGACCTGCCGGGTGACGCCTTCACCCGTCGCCATCTCACTGGCGGAAATGCTTGATGGTGTGCCAATCGACAGACCGACCGCTCGAGTAGATGGACGCGTTGGCGTGGCTCCGCCAAGATTCCAGTCGAGCAACGCCACAGCTGCCCCGGTGCTGATACCAGTCATTTAGTCGTCTCCCACGCGCTAACGCGGGGAAACCATTCCCCCGCTCAAAAGACTCGGATTGTTCGAAGAAGGGGGGCTGCTTGGGGGGCTGGTTAGTCGGCCGCTTCGGCGCGCCGCAGGCCGACATAGCCTTCGGTGATCGGCGCGACGTTCGCTACGTTAAGGTCCACACATCGTCCGCTGACCTTCCGGTCGGCCCATTGCTTGATGTGGTCCAGCACGACGGTATCGTGGATATCGGTGATGCAGGCGGCAGCATCGGCCTTCTCCGCCTTCACGCAGGTCTCTGGCGTTTCGTGCAACTGGTGACATGGCCAGCACGGGACACGCGCCTGGTCAGCGTGCAGCGTAATGGTATTCACCCAGTGCTTGGTAATGTTGGTGGGCGACGCGTGACTGAGCAGCACTATCTTCGGCATCGGCAACATCGCCACGCCCCACGCGAGGCCGGTATCAGGAGTGATTATCAGGTCACACTGGGCGATCTGCGCCAGATTGCGCCGCATCGACCACTCGACGGTGGCCTCACGAGTGTCTTTACTGATGCAGCAGTGCAGGCCTTCGATGTCGTTGTTCTGGTATTTTACCTGCTCGAGAATGCGGTCGGCGATTTCCACATCCTTGCCCGGTCCGCCGAACAGAACGATCGGCAACTTGATATCCCGCAGCACCTTGGCAACCATGTTCGCCATCCACGGCCAGATCTTGTCCTGCCGTGATCCTGACAGCACCAGTCCGATGACCCGCTCACCAACCGTGCCCTTAACCCGGATGGCATCGGCAACTTCCTCATCGCTCGGATAGAACCGCGGGCCGATGGTGAAATCGTGCGGCACCTCGCAAACGTCGTGCGCCACCTCAAGGTAATTATGGTCGCATATCTTGCGGCGCATCGAGGCCGACCAATAGAACCACGACATGCTCGGCGGCAACGCGATCAGCGCCTCGCAACTATGCGACAGATTGTAGAATGCGCCGAATTCCTTAGCCTTCTGCCGCATCCACCGCTGCCAATCGCCATCTAGTGGGACATGGCCCTTTGGTAGTTCCGTCAGCTTGGCGACGTGCGGATTGTGCGTCCAGATACTGCCATATGGGTGGTCGACGATGACCTCAACGTTGTATTTCTGCGCCAGCAACGCGACGGGAGAAGAGGCAATAATCGAATCTCCGATCGAGCCACTCCTAAACAATCCGCACCAAGGCCTCGGCATCGCTCACCCATCTAATTCCGCAAGGATTGGCCAGATCGACGCCTCGGAAAAATAGCCGGTGCGCCGAATGAACGTGCGCCCCTGATAGCTAATCAGATCGGTGTTAATACCGGTTGGTATCTGCACCGTAACTCTGGTGCCGCGTCCCGCATAACGCAACACGACGTCCTGCGTTCGGCGAACTGGTTCGGCCGGCCGCGGCGCTTCATACGCCGCCATTCTATCTGGTTTCATGTGATACCTCCCAGCGGGAGGGGCGGACTATCTCCGCCGTATCCACCGCCGCAGCGTGGCTTGGCCAGTCGGGAACATCTCGACCGGCATCTCTTCTTCCTCGTGCAGTAGGAAGCCGGCCTTCCGCAGATAGTCGGGCACGCTGAACTGGTCGTCGAGCCAGCCAAACTTGCCCCTGAACTCGACCGGAACGAAACGCGTGTTGCCGTCCATCGTATAGAACGGCGCCCCAGGTTCCAGCGCCTCCCACACCGCGCGGATTAGATTCCTCAGATCGTCCGGCATCATGTGCTGTAATGCCCAGACGGCGAACGCGCCCTGGGCGGCCAGCTCACGATGGAACACCATCTTCTGGAAAATGTCCGGCGAGATGGCCGCGAACCGCTTTTGATCGCCGACGTATTCTTCGGCGCTAGCCCGCATAGACGCTGAGCCGTCAATGCCAATGATCCGATGGCGATGCAGCAGTGGCTTGGACAACCGTCCAATGCCACAGCCTATGTCGAGGATGGTGCCTCTCGGGAACATCATTTTCCCCAGCAACCATTCCGTCTCTTTAACCCAGCGGTGAGCGGTGGTCAGGCCCTGGTTGGGCTCTTCCGTGAGGATGATGGCCTTCGCCTGCTCGATAGATGCCTGCTCGAACACCTCTGGACAATAATGCGCGGCGTATTTGCCAGCGGCTGGTCGGGTATCGATCAGCACGATCCCGTGCCATGTCTCATAACGCCACGCCGAGAAACCATGCGCCTCCAGGAACTCGTTCAGCGCAGACCGCACCGTGGTAATCGACGACGTATCGTCGACCAGAAGATAGTCGGCGAACGGCGCGCACAGTTCCATGTCGCGGAGCGCTTCGTCGTGGTTATGGGCGCCGTCGATATGGATCAGGTCATAGCGCCGATCGAGCGAGATCAGCCGTTGGGAGTTGGCACGAAACACATTGACCGACGCAGCCGGATACTCGCGCCGCAGCATCGCCTCCGCATGTTCGACATAGCCGGTGACGCCACCGTTGGTGCCGTTGTCAGCATCCAGGCCGACATAGGTCGCGTCTGGCACGACAGACAGCATGGTCCAAGCGGAATAGCCCGCACGCACGCCGATCTCGAGGATCTTCTTCGGCTTCAGCTCGCGACATACCTCGGCGTATACGGCGTAGTGCTGGTCTGAGTATGGACGATTGGTCCGATAGATATCGAGGAATTCGTCATCGGCGATGAAAATCCGCTCGGGCAGCACGTCAGCCATGTCGGGAACCTGGCGTTCCTCTAGTCCGTCATAGAACGGCGTGCGGCCGATGCGCGTAACGTGGATGTCGAATAGCCGCTTTTCGGGATGGTGAACGACGACCAGGTCGAGCTCAGGCGTGCCCTCAGTGACAAACTTTACACCGCCGTCAAGCTCGTGTTCGCCGGGACCAAACTGCGCTACGACGCTGCCCTGTTCGATCAGCGGCAGACCGCGATAGCGAATTTCCCCGACGTTACGCCAGACCTCGGCCTCTAGCTCTGCCTGCATCATGCGGGCGGCTGCTCCGGCTCACTCGGTTGGTCGAGATGGGCATTATCTGGATGGCGGATAACATCGATCTTGCTGTCATCAATGTTCAGCTCGCCGAAGCCGACGCCGGACGGCGTTTCCTGCGGTGGCTGTTGGGGGGCGTCACTCATGGGTATTCCTTCTGTATTATGAAAGCATGGAGCAAATCCGCCGCTTCACGCGGCACCAACGCGAGCATGTTGCGACTGACCCCGCCGGTTTGGCCGTGCCGTGCCACCAGGGTTGCGATCTGCAACACCGATGGCCACGCGCCGTTCTTACCGGTGAAGGTGTCAGCGTCATCGATCAGCACCGCGCATGACGGCAGCGGCAGGACCGCCTCGAGCTCGTCCAGGGTGGGGCAGTCATCGGGGCGGCTGCCGAACAGGCCGTTGACGTTATGCGCGTCGAGATAGAACAGCGCTGGGGTCGTGAGGCCTGCGGCGATCTGCGGCAGCAGAATGCGGCTGTCACCCAGCAGGCAATGCACATTGGCGGGCATCTTGCTCGACGCCATGCCGTGGAATGTCGGGTTGATCTCGATCGTGGTGACGACTTCGAAATGCTGCGATGCCCAACGCGCGGTAGCACCGAGAAACGCCCCGGTTTCGACGAAGTGCTGCAGGCCAAGACGATCACGGAGGGCCAGGACGAAGAGGGCCACATCGGGGTAGTTGAATTTCGACGATATGGTAAGCGAGAAGGTGTCGGCAATTTCCGTTACTGGAGCATCTTCCATAAAGCACCGTTTATCAGTTCATTTTCATCCCACTGACTGTAGGCCAGCGAGTTGAGCCATGGTTGGCGGTCGGCATAGCGCGGCTTCTCGATCTGCTTGAGATCAGTGCGCCCGACGAGGGCAGCAGCGGATGATGGATCGACGAACACCGGGTAGCCGAGGACGACCGCCTCAACCGCAGCGATGGAGCCGTGAGTGACAACGCAATGGGCGCCCTTCAGGTCCAACTGCAGAGGACGATTGCGGACGTGTTCCTTGTCGCGGATCACCAGCTGTCGGTCGGTGACGCGGGCCAATGCATCTATAGTGTCAGCGATCCAACTCTCTATGCGATGAAACCGCGCGTAGGTGCGCGATGGTGCGGCGATGACGATATGCCGACCGCCCTTTTGCCACTCAGCAACGGGAAGCCGCAGAGCCTTCCATCGGTCATCGGGAACATCAAGGAGACGCTGGCATTGATATGAGCCGATGTGCCAGCGGTAAAATCCCGAGCCACTTCGGGCACGGTTGAAATCGGCGCAGGCGTATATGCGAAGGAAGTAACCTCTATCCCAGTATCCCCATACCACATTGCGTGCGCGCCAATCGGCAATCAGTTGCGTCAGCTTCGGTTCACATCCGGCAATGGGGAGCAGTCCCTGGTCGGCATATTCGGCGAGTTGCGCCACATCGCCGCGCACCATCTTGCCGCCCGCCGCCGTTACGCGGGCGCCTATGCGCTCGAACAGATCGGACTTCGGCTTCGATAAATTATCGCTCTTCCAGAACGCAACCCGCGCCGGATCAATCACCGACCGCCAACCTGTGCAGTTCGGCGAGGCTGGAATACCCCAGCTTGCGTGCCAGCTTCAGTTGATACTTCCGTAGGCGTTCGCAAATCCGACACGTCACGCGCCGGCTGCCGTTCGAGTTGATGTCAAAGCGTGTGGTGGTTACGTCCAGCACGTGGCCTGCCTTGCAGAACTTCATGGTGCCGGATGCCCTCAAATGCCATCGCTCAGATACGCCGTTAGACCATCACTCAATGCCCTTGGCTCACCCAGCCCAAGGACGCGCCTGGACAGCTCGGGCGAGCCGGTGGAATGGCGGATGTCTCCCGCCCGCTCAGGGACGTGCCGCACCTCGAGCGGCTTTCCCGCAAGCGCCGCCATCATCGCCGCCAGGGCGAGAACGGTGGTCGGTAGGCCGGTGCACACATTCAGCGCCCCGGGCCATTCGACGCCCATCGCCGCCATCAACGCGGCGACCGCATCGGATACATGGATGAAATCGCGCGTCTGCCGCCCGTCGCCACAGACCTCGACAGGCACGCCGCGTGTGATGCTGTTGCGGAACTTCGCCACCACGCCGTGGCAGCCTAAGCCGTAAACGTTAAACAGCCGCAGACCTGTGGCTTGGACGTGGTTACCGACGCTCGCCATCACCTCGGCGGAGAGCTTTTCCGCGCCATAGGGTGAAATCGGCTTGGGATACGCGGCTTCTCTCACCCGGCATTCAGCGTTGCCGTAGATCGCTGCGGACGACGCATAGACGATGGGAAGGATGGCTGACTGAGACGCGGCATTGAGCAGCGCCACCAGCCCGCCAACATTGGTTCGGAACGCGCGACAGCGGTCGTCTCCACGAGCGTCTGGCTGCACCGCTGCCAGATGAAAGCAGCCGTCCACGCCCTCCAGTGCCTCACGCAAATCCAGAGCGTCCGTGACATCGCCCTGGATTGCCTCGACGTCGGGCGGGAACCGGTTGCTGTTGGACAGGTCGTCCAGCACTCGGACATCATCGCCCCTGGCGTTGAGCGCACGGCACAGATGCGTGCCGATGAAGCCCGCACCGCCAGTGACCAACCAGAGGCTCAATACCAATTCTTTCGGGCCCAGGGGAAATGCAGAAGATCAGGGCATTTCGGCCTGCCATGTAGATAAATTATTCTGGCATCAGGAGGAGGGTTTCCGTCGCCGACTTTCTGCACCTGAGCCTTATAGCTCAGGATATATTTTTTGTTCGGCCAGATATCCTCGATGCATCGCGTCTGCTGCCGTCGCATCCACGTCAGATCGGTTTCGCCCTTCCATTCGTCCCACACACGGCGATGCCCGGCAGGGATTAGTGCCACGCCGTTGACGGTGCGGGTCGGAACATAGGGATCGCGGGATAGCGCGATGTCTTGCTGTGTCAGGCAATACTCGACAAATAGATCGCAATTGCCGACGACGATCGTATCAAGCTGTAGAAACAGGGTCGGTTCATCCAGCCGGTAGACCTCGGCCTGCGCGCCGTAATCCGGATCCGGCGTGACCATCAGCTCCTGGTGGATTTCTGTCTCTGCGAAATCGCGTAGCTCGTCCACGAAACACACGAAACGGAACGGCACGGTCAAATTGCGCTTGACCCCGCGATACAGCTTCTCAACCCAAGCTTCGTCATAGACCGAGAACGGATGGCTATGCTGATTTGGTTTCCACAACATGGTGGCTACGTGAAGCATTCAGCCGTCTCCTTGGTGTAGGAGAATACGATATCCCCCGAAACTTCCGTGAGCCTGCTGCCAGGGAACATCTCGGACAGGTTCCGTAGCGCGCCCGGCCGCCACAGGAACAACGAACCGTCACGCACCTGAAAATTCCAGCCATGGAAGCCCGCGTAGCCGCGCCGCTCGCCTTCGTCGTCATGCGTGCGGATGTAGAGCAGCCCGCCAGGCACCAGCGCCTTGACCATCTCGCAGATCGCCAACAGCGGGTCTGCGCAGTGATCTAGGGCATTGCTCGCGTGCGCCACCTCGAAGCTGTCTGGACCAAAGCGTTGGCCGATTTCCTCCGCCTTGCATTGGACGGTGGGAACAGGCGGCACTGGCAGCCGCAGTTCCTTCAGCAATTCTCGGTAATCGTCCGCCAAGGCATCGATCGGCGTCAGTTGAATGGCGTATTTGTCGCTGTGACAGCCGAGCATCGAGGCTGGGCCGGCGCCGACGTCCAGCACGCGCACCAGCGAGCCGGGAGGCCGGGTTATCGCCGCCTCGACATCGGCGTGAAACGGATGACGCCACACGCGATCGAACAACGATTGCATGAGCGCCGCTTCCTCGGGACCCTTCTTGCCCGACAGCCACTTTCGCCAATAGGCCAACTCGTGCGGAATACCCGACGCCCAGGCCCATCGTCGAGCGGCGTCGTCCTCCGCGTTATCCGATGCCAAGCCAGTTCCGCCTTACAAACGGCAGGTTGACGAACTGCGCCGGGTCACGCGAGCCGGGGAACGCGACGATCCTGGCGTTGAGCGGCAGGTCAATGCCGTTCGGCCACGACTTCTTGCGAAACGCCCAGACCCCGTCGCGCTCGGGCAGATAGGCGCCTGCGTCCGCACCCAGCTTGTGCTCCATCCATGATTGATCGTCCGGGAAAATCGCGTAGGGCACCTCGGACGCCGCCTCGACGCTGAAATCGTCCCACACGTCTGGGCGGTAGCCTGCCGTGGTCAGCCACACGCTGCCGTTGAATAGCAGGCGATGGTTGTTGACGCCCTGCAAGATGATGAACGCTTCGTCGCGCGCCAACAGCGGCGCCAGCTTGCCGACGATAACGATATCCAGGTCCAACACCAGGATGCGGTCGCCGATCGCCAGCCCAAGGTCGTTGCGCTGCCATTCTGGGTCGAACACGCGCAGCCGACAGAAGCAGCCCTGCAGCTTGGTCAGTAATGGGTCGCGGATAGGGATCTGATGCGATACGGAGCGGCCCAGGATGCGCGGGCGGTCGGTCACACAGACAAAGCGATAGGGGACGTCCATGTGGCGTTGCAGCGCATTGCCAAGGCGATCGACGTATTCAACGCCGTAGCGGTCACCCCAGAGAAACGTCAGGACCGTTAGTCTCGGCTCACCAGTGCCCATAGTAGAAGCTACCGCTGCCAAAGAGGAGTATCAGCAGAACGCCAATCAGCAAAATCACCAACCCCTATTTGTAGATCACGCCGATGCCGTTGTTCACCCCGCCCGGATCATAACGCAGTTCCGAGTAGTGATGCCCAGCCTTGGTCTCGTTCCAGAACGCCGGAACGCCGGATCTCTGCCAGCAGATATCGTGGAAGGCGACGACTTTGGTCGCCATCTGGCCGTAGTTCTGCCAGTCCTTCTCTACATACGGCCGCGAGTGATTGGCATCGATAAAACAGGCATCGAACGGGCCAAGGGAACGCACCTTGTCGATCACCGGGCGAGACGTGCTGTCGCCCCAAACCACGGTGCATTCGCGGCCTTCATCCTGCAGCCTGCGGATCACGCTTCGCATCGAATGATACGACGACGCTTCAGGCGCACGCGGAAAATCCACGCCGACGCACATTGAGCCGTTTGGTAAGGCCATGCCGACGCGCCAAAGCGTCCCGCCGAATTTACAACCAATCTCCAGATAGGAGCGCGCGCCGACATCCAGCAAGAGGTCCACGAACGCGTCGAACTCCGGCTCGTATTGCAGCATCTGGGGCGGCCACATCTCAGTAACCCCGCGCCCAGATGGCACTTACTCCAAGACTGCGGCTCAGATAGCTGGTGTGAACGCGGCGCATCTCGACGGCACCGAGTTCGCGGTCAAGCAGCGCCATTTCTGCCTCATTCTCGTCGAACTTTTCCGAAGTCGCGCGCCAGCCAAAGAAGTTACCTGTGCGTTTGCCCAAATGACGGACCAGTTCACAGAGGTCCGCATCTCTCATAACGCGTCGCAGTTTGTGCAACGTCGCCAGGCAAAGCGTTATGTCGTAGCGATGTCCATGAAATGGCGCGAGCGAGGTATATCCCTTCGACAGATCAACCACCTCAAACTGCGACTCAACCTGGCGCAAATCCATGAACAGGTGGCGCGCGAAATCAATACCATCAGCGTAGTTGTCACAGCCATGCACCAGACGAGCACCGTTGTTCGCCATCTCAAACCCGACGAGACTGCGATTACAGCCGATGTCCATCACCGACGCGCCGCGTGCTCGCAGCACGAGATCGAGGATACCGTCCAGACGGATATCGTGCGGTCCAGCCACACGGCGCTGCATGTTGCGTTCGTCAAATGCCATTAAACCCAACCCATGCAAAAATCCCCGCCTGCATCCCAATGCACCGTGGCGCCCCAATCCTGCAGCAATTCGATCGCCTGCTGGCCAAAGCCATAGCGCACGACGTTCAGCGGCTTTTGCTCAATGAGAATGAGCGGCTTGGCATTCCGAATAACCTGCTCGCCGCCTTCGATAACGCGCAGCTCATATCCCTCGCAATCGATCTTGAGAAAGTCGAGCCCGTCTGGATCAATCGCATCGTCTAGCGTCGTCATGGGGCAAATACTCGGAGCGCCGACTTCCTTGGTTCGCACCCGCGCCTTGACCGACCAAGGGGGCTTGATCGCCATGTCGACCTCGCCCTCCGTCGCACCAAGAGCCAATTGGCGTAGCGTGACATTCGCGAAGCCGTTCAGATTGCGCACAAAGCATTCAGCGTGCGTGCTCACCGGCTCGAACGCCGTGACCCTGACAAAGCAGCGCGACATTGGCCATGACCACAGGCCGATATGCGCTCCGACATCGACGGCATGGCGGAAATCGCGAATATACGGCGTGCAGCGCAAAAACCACTTCAGCATATAGGTCGGGCGGCCAGCAAAGGTCGGGACGGTTTTGATGGCGACGTTTAGGTTGTCGTCGTAGTCCGGACACCACCAGCCATTGACCAGTTTCATGCCACCGTCCTGGTCAAAATAGGAAATACCTAAGCGCCACAACAGCGAATGCCGCGACGCACAAGCCGGCAAAGATCCAGTAGTCCAGCTACGACTTCCAGATCAGCCGGGCGCCGCGATCAATCTCGGTCATCGCGAGCCCCTTGCCGAAGTATTCGTCGGCCGCCTTCTGGCTGCCCAACCACCATCCGTAATCGTCCAGCACCAGCGCCCCGCCGGAAACCAGCAGCGGATACAGCACCTGCAGTTCGATCAGGGTAGAGGCGTAGAAGTCAGTATCCAATCGCAGATAACTGATCCTTTGCGGCAGCCGCGTTCCCCGTAGCGTGTCCTCGACCATGCCGACGATGAACTCGACCGACTTATCAAGCAGCTTGCGCGCGGCGAAGTTGTCTTTGACCTCCGCTAGTGGCGCCAGCAGCCAGTCCTTCGGCTTGTCGTGCGGGCGGCCGCCCCGATAGTTCTGATCCTCTGGACCGCAGGGCGGCATGCCCGCGAAGGTGTCGTAGCACCAGTATTTTCGCGGGCGATAACCGCGCCCTTCAACGTAGGCCTTAGCCAGGATCGGATGCACGCCGTGCCAAACGCCGCACTCGACGAAATCGCCTTCGACGTTGCGCTCCTCGAGGCGGTCAAGAATGTCCATTGTCGCGATCACGCAGGGCTGGCGGGAGCCGAGCCGCTGCACGTCGGTGATCAGCCGTTCCCGTAGCACCCGGCTTACAGAATCCACAGGATAAGTGCCGTGGCCAGCCCTATGCCGAGAATGACGAGGTATGGATCCGTCCGGTGGACCCGCCAGAAACGCCCCACCTGCCGCTGCTCCATCTCAGTCGGAGAACGTCGGGTTGGCGTCCGGGTTGGCAGGCCAGCGCTTGTGCGCCAGATGCTGCCAGTAGCAGAACGCCCGGCCGTCGTTATCAATGCCGAACAGCAGGGTCACCTCCGGGGCGTAGTTGCCCGTCTCGACCACCGGCATATCCGGCCCCTCGACGAGGTATCCGCGATAGAGCGCGTCGCCCTCGATATCGCGGCTGGCAATGATTTTATGCTCGGGCGGCAGATACTGCTCGATCATGCCCTGGACGAACCCGGCGTGACCGGCGACCCGGAGAATTCCCCTACGGTATTCTGTGCTGTCCATCGTGACCTCCCTATCACGGGAGGCGACGGTAAGGGGTCATCCCGAGTCCCGCGCAAGTGACCAGATCATAGAGCAGCCAGAGGATGAAAATGACGACGACGGCGGCTACGATGATCTTGATGACCTGCATCACTAGATCGCTGGCCATGCCAAGCATGTTCAGGAAATACGGCACCAACTTATATAGGACTGCAATGACCGTGACGACGATGACGATGCGTATCAGCAGGTCGATCAACCATGGCAATGACAGGCACATCGTCTACCTCCTAAGTTTCGTCTCGGCCGCCGCTAAGACTTCATCGACGGTGATGCGATCCATCGCTGCGGCGCAATGTTCACATGGCCGCAGCCGGCCACAGGCTTCCGTGGCACCGCCGGTAAGATTTGCATGCGCGTCGTAACCGAGAACCGATGGCGGCAACCAGCCGCCAAACAACACAACGGCTGGCGTCCCAACCGCTGCCGCCGCATGGTGCATGCCGCCTTCGGCTCCAACATACAATGCGGCCTTACCGAGGATTACCGCAGCAGAGCGGAATGATGGTGTTTGGATAAGCCAGACATTGTGCAGGCGTGGGACGTCGCCATAAACGAATTGCAACACGCGAATGCCACGTGCGGATAGCTCATTGACGACTTGCTGATAGCGGTCAACGGACCATTGCTTGTTAACCAGATATGGGGCGCGGATCGTAACATGACGTTTGACGTGTGGCTCGATGACCACGAACTTCTTTGGAAGCGATAGCCGCTCGGCGGCTGCTTCATCCCCAGCCGTAAAGAAGAACTCGCCGGGTTGCACGTGGAAATCGTAGTTGAAACGCCAACGGTCGCCTTCTTGCGTGCTATATTGACGACAGCCTTTGTAGAACCGCACCCATTCGACGTCCGAGCCGTTAAGCGGCGATCCTGGAAATACGACGTTGGGATTGTTGCGGAACACCGGCTCGGAATTCTGGTCCCAGATGAGTCTTAATCCATCACCGAATGCGATGCGCTTGCCTCGCATACGCGCGCCCTTAGCGAAGGAACTCGCTATAAGATTGTCCCCGACACCCAAAAGTCAGTGGCCCGCCGCCCAGGACGTTAGCTCAGCCCGCCATTCCTCGGCGAATTCGCAGTCGCGATACCCGTCCATATCCGGGCAGCCCAAGGTGAAATGCGCAATCTTTGGCGACACAAGCGGTTGCGGAGAGACACCCACAAGATAGTTGTATTCCAACCCCAGCTCGCCGATTTGGTTATCGGCCAGCCAGCAGAAGCGATGCAGGTTTCGTCCTGGCAGTTCGTTGATCATATCCACCGTGAGCGCTCTATTCGCCGGATGGTCGACGTTCAGGATGAAGCAGGAACTCCACCATTTGCGCTCGTAGGTCCACTGCAGTTGATTATCCATCTTGGTCCCCTCGTCCATGGAGGGGGCGTGCTTGACGCAATACAGCGCATACCGCGGGTCAAGCTCATCGAAGATGCGCGTCAGGTTCCCACGCACCAAAATGTCTCCATCAACGAACATCGCCCAACCTTCTTGGGCGAGCTCCTTGATGAGGAACCGTGCGATGGCGTGCTCAGTGCTGCACGGCGCATTAGAGATAACATCCCAGAGCCGACCATCCCGCATCTGCATTTCGCGGCGATAGAGGCCTCTGCCACGCAAATCATCCAATACCACGCCGTAGATCGGCAGCTTCGTCGACATGCGACGCTGTGCCGAGTATCGCGCGACAGCGTAAGCCGCCGCCTCCCTCGGGTCGAAGCCGAGAAAAACCGTGCACCGCCGGTCGAGCACGACTATTCGGCCTCCAGCCGATCAGCGGTGCGCTCCATTCCGCAGGCGCCTTCGAACAACCGCAGCATGTTGGCCGCCGCGGTGATCGCTTCCCCACGGCCAAGCCCCTTCTCGATCTTGACGTAGGCCTGCAATTGCTTGTGCAGATGCTCGAGGCTCTTATCGGTCATTCACATCTTCCATTCTTGTAGCGCAACCTCCACCGAGGGCACGAACCGAAACTCTTTCACGTCGGAAAACCGCGTAGCGTTGGCGACATCGATGCCCATGTTGGACAGCGTCCGGGCGGCGATGGCGAACGAGCGGCGCCAACGGCGAAAGTTGGCTTCTCCGGGATTGTTCGCCCCAGACCATTCGTTGCGGCCATACCAGTGCGGGCCTGAGCGGGTATGCACGTCGAGACCGACGAACGCGATCTGTCGCGCACCGAACTGCACCGCCAAATTTAATGCCTGGAACCCGCTATTACCGCCTGATCCGACAAACCCCGGACGCTCCAACAGGATGTCGTCCTTGTGCATGTCGATCTTGATCAGATGAATGTCGGGATACTGCTCGTGCAGCAGTGGGTCATACGCGACCTTGAGGCCAGAGAACTTCGGCATGCCAATATTGGCGTGCCACCATGGTCGATCGCAGCCATAAATTACGTCCGGCTTGCAGAGCCGCCACGACTCCTTGATCGCTATAACCCTTACGCGCTGTTTCTGTGCCAGGATGCTGAGATCAACATTCTTGGCGGACGGGCCTGACGCTACGATGACAGCGACGCAGCCGCGCCAATCGGGAAACCACGCAGGCTTATCGATGCCGTCGAACATTAGGTCCGATCGCGACCTGGCACACCTGGCGGCCCTTGTTTACCCTCTGGACCCTTGAGCGATGCCAGCCACTCTTTCTCGGTGCCACTAAACCCCGCGGCACGCGCAATCTCGTAGGCCGACCGTCCATTCCTCGCGGACTTCACCGCCAAGCGCCATCCGCTGTCAGGACCTACGCCGGGCGTTGCCGTTGTGGTTTTCTGGGCCAACCAGACAGCGCCATCGCGTGTCACCGCATCCCCGAGAACGTATTCCCCATCGCGCCAAATGCCACGATCGAGCGGCAACGGGAAATAGAACGACTGCGTGTGCTTCTGGCCGTCGCGCTCCATGATCAGCGTCATCGTGCGCTCGCCGTCATATTCCCAGCGCATATCGTCGAACCCGAGGCCCGGTGCCCCGTCTTTACCGTCCTTACCGTCCCTGCCGTCGGCGGCGCGCACCAGCCCGATGGACAGCGAGCGATTATCCGTCATGTGTGCGATAAGATTGCCCTCGGCATCTAGCGAGAATGAATCAACACCGGGCGGCGTTGTTCCGTCATCTCCGCGGACGCGTCCGGCGGTTTCAGTGGTGCCGTCTCGGCGCACGAATACCAGATCGCCATCGGCATTAACCAGGAAGCCGCGAGGGACAGTTGCCAAAGCTGCATCGACTGAACGCTTAATCTCATCAGCAGTCGCCATTGCTCGTCCGATGGCATCGCCGATCTCTCCCTTCATTTGTTCGCGGAGCGCGTTGATGCGATCGTCGATTTCTGCGGCAATCTTAGTTACATCTGCATCGGAACCGTCACGGCCAGCAGGGCCCGGCTCGCCCTTCTCGCCAGGCGGGGCGGGCGGAATAGCGGAGACGGCTTCGGTAACCAGCGAGCGGACGAATTCCAGATCGACATCCGATCCGTCACGCCCGTCCCTACCGTCAGCTGGCTTAGGAATGGCGTTGACCGCTTCCTCGACCAAGGCGCGAATGACAATTGGATCGGCGTCCTTTCCGTCGATACCGTCACGCGCTGGCGGCAATGCCGCGACAGCGTCAGTGACGAGCAGGCGGACAAATTCCGGATCCGCGTTCTGTCCGGGATCGCCCTTTTCACCGACCGGCCCAGGAAGGCCATCGACGCCATCGCGTGGCGGTGGAACGGCGGCGAATGCTTCGGTAACCAACGACCGGACGAACTCCGGATCGGTATCGCGGCCGGGTGGCCCAGGCTCTCCCTGCGGCCCCGGTGCGCCATCCATCCCGTCCTTGCCGTCGATCGCTAGTATGCGACCGAGGTTGATACTGCGCCCGTCGGTCAGGAATACGCGGGCGTGCCCGTCGGTATCTGTCTGCAGGTTGAGAATGCCGATACCGTCCATGCCATCGGCGCCCGGCAGGCCGTCGGCCCCCTTCTCACCTTGAATTCCTTGGAGGCCTACGCCCGGCTGCCCCGGAACGCCCTGTGGCCCTTCCGGTCCCGCTGGCCCCATCTCTCCCTGTGGGCCGGGCGGACCAACCACAGCCTCGCCCTGCGGTCCGGCCGGACCCATTTCGCCAGGATCGCCCTTCTCGCCGCGCTCTCCGGTTAGTCCCTTTTCGCCCTGTGGCCCCGGCAACCCGTCCACGCCATCGCGGCCCGTAAGACCCACGTCGCCCGGGTCACCTTTCTCGCCCTGAATACCTTTCTCGCCTGGAATTCCAGGAGCACCGTCAATGCCATCGCGTGGCGGCGACAATGCCGCAATCGCCTCGGTCAGCATTGAACGGATCAGTTCTGGCTCAACGTCCTTGCCATCAATGCCATCGCGACCCGCAGGCCCTGGCTCACCGTCCTTCGGTAACGGAATAGCCGAGACAGCCTCGACCACGAGAGAGCGAACAAATTCCGGATCGGCGTCCTTGCCATCGACCCCAGGCGGGCCCTCAAGACCATCGCGTGGTTTTGGCAATGCCGCGACAACATCGGTGATCAGTGACCGCACCAGCTCCGGCTCGAAATCCCTGCCGTCTTTGCCATCGCGACCCGGCGGTCCCGGCTCTCCAACCATCGGCGGCGGAAGGGCTGCCACTGCCTCTTCCACCAACGAGCGAACCAGGAGTGGATCAGCGTCCTTCCCCGGATCTCCTGGCGGGCCATGGGCGCCGTCCACGCCATCACGCGGGACTGGGATGGCCGAAATCGCTTCGACCACGAGAGAGCGAACGAATGCGGGATCGGCATCGATGCCATCGGCGCCCGGATCGCCCTTTGGTCCCGGCTCGCCTCGCGGCCCCTTAATGTTCGATAGCGTCTCCTCGGTCTTGTCCGAATAGGCGAAATACAGTCGCCCCTCTTCGGTCACATAGGTATCGACAATCCCTCGTCCCGGCGGACCCGGTTCGCCGTCGACGCCATCCCTGGCAGGGGGCGCATCTCTACCATCCGCACCACGAACCTTGCCGACGCGAAGCAGCTCGCCGTCGGAGCGAGTAAAGCAAAGTTCGCCTTCGACATCTTGCATGGCACCGACGAAACCGACACCATCACGCCCTGGCGGCCCTGTCTCTGGCACAAGCATAGACCGCGCCTCGAGCGCGGCGATGCGCTGCTGCATAGGGGCCAGTTGCTCGCCGAGATATTGCCGCACGACAGGCGCAATAGCCTGCATGAGCCCAGCTATGGTCGCATGATCCACTGGTGACGACCCCTTCGTGTTCTGCGGCCGGCTGATCCGCTTTCGGTCAATCTGCTGCCGACAGAACGGCACCGCCTCCCAGCGCTTTGGTCAGATGCCACGCAGCCATGGCGATGTCGGCCTCATCGAGGTCGCGCTGCTGTGCGGCTGGGCTTCCCGGCGCGCCCGGTCCGGATGGCGGCGTAAGTGCGGGCTGAAGGGGGGCAGGCGTTGCCGGGGCTGATTCTCGCTGCGTCAGAACGTCAATGGGCCAATACTGCTGCTGAAGGAATGGAACATCGCCACCTTTGACCGGACGCATGTCGAACCGTGCGCGCGCTTCGTTCGGCGAGAAGATCGCCCGCTGCACGCCTTCGCCGATGGTCTTGACCTTGGTGGCGGTGTCCATGCGCAGTAGGCCATCGTCGATGTCGAACTCGGTGCCGTAAATATGTCCGGTGACCTCGGTTAGACCGAGGCCCTCGTCCAACAGCAATTCGATGTTCTCAAAGCGTGCCTGCAAGCACTGGCTATAATACGACAGGTTCAGCGCTTCCACGTTGTTATACGTCGGTGCTGCTTGCGTCACGAGAAACGCGGGCACGTGGAATGCGGAGCAGATGGTCTCGGCGGTCCACCTCAGTTGCTCGATGAGTTGGGCATCGACCGGATTGATACTCATCCGCTCGAACTTCATCCCATCGCCGAGGATCGCCACCCGCCCGACGTTCTCGCCCGCGTAGTTCGCCTGCCATTTGGCTTTGACGCGATCGGCGGTTTCCTGCGAGATCGGCCCCGGCGCGATCAGCATGCCAGATGGCACCGCCTGATTGCGCGACGTCTCGATCTGCTGCTTCTGCGCCTCAAGCCCCTGGAGCGCCGACAGGCCACACGCAGTGAGCGGCGAAATACCGATCAGCGGATGGAACACCGCCGACATGCGGTCGTGGATGATTTCCGACGCGGGAACAACCTGGCTGTCTTCTTCGACGCCGGTCAAGCTGTCCGCGTAGAGTTGGTAATAGACCGCACCATCGGGTGCGACCAGCACCTTGGTGCGTGCTGGGTCAAGCACATACATGGCAATGACCACGCCACGACCGTCGCGCTGCTTCAGTATATACGTATTCCCCCACGTAAGGAGGCTATAGATCCAGCACTCCAGGAATTGAATTCGCGTTTGGTAGCGATTTGGCTTGCGCAGCACCGGGCTGAACGCGGGCGCGGAAGTCTCTTCCCAGATGCCGGTGGTCGGATCCTGCTCGACCAGTTTGATACGAATTTTGGATATGTCCTGGGCAATCAGCGAAAGGCACGAATAGACGGCGTGATGGCGCAGGGAGGTTTCCTGCGTCATGCCCATGTTGCGCTGCCAGGCGCCCATGAACGGTTCCTGGATAGTCGGCCAGAACCACTGGGAGAACGTCGACATCGGCGGCACCATCAGGCCGGTGGGCGGTGATGCCTTGGCGATGCCGTTGCGCGTGATGTCGAACCCGAGGATACGCATCGTCGCGTTAGTCCTCACGCGCAGCGAACAGGTCTGCCATTCGTGCGTCCTCCGGATCTCCGGCTGGGGAAATGAACCAGTTGTCGGGATCGGACATCCCATCAGGAACGTGGAAGGTCGGGCAGGCCAGGATGGGTGTGTCCCGCAAGTCCAGCAGCAATTGGGCGTCTACAGGATCAAGCTCCGGTTTATCCGACACTGGCTTATTCCTCGGGCCGCAGATCGCGGCGGGAATAGCGGCCGTGGATCGGCGGACGCCCACGTCCCCGACGCGGCGCATCGCCCTCCGGCTCATCACCACTGTCCACAGTCGCCTCGTCAGTCTCAGCCGGCGCCGCTTCGTCCGGCTCCATGACTTTCTCCAGCAATGACGGCGCGGGTTCCGGCGTTGGTTCGGGTGTGGACTCTGGTGGCGGTTCCGGTGGTGCCGCGACCTTCTGCGGCGGCAATGGCGGAGGTGAGCCGATAGCCACAGGTTCGAACTTGCGCGCACGCTTGGCCGCGATCAGCACCTTGGCCAGATTGCGCCCCTTGTAGTCGTCGGGCACCTCGAATTCCTGGCCCGCCTTATAGACGACGCCCTTGCCGCCCGGCATGCGCAACAATGTAATGGCCTGCAGCCGCATCGGGCATGCTCCTGAAAAGAAGGCGGCCGAATTGCTCCGACCGCCAAGTTAGAAGGAGGAAACGTCGCCGCGTAACCGCGTTCCGAAGTGGGGGAGCACCTCAGAACGCGGCTGGCCTCGGTAGGACAAAAAGTCCCGATTAGAGTAACAAGATATTCGTTGCGGTATCATACGTATTTGGCGTAGTCAATCCACTGCACGACGCCAGTGCGACGCTTGCGCCAATTGATCTCACGCTCTGCAAGAACCGCGGTCATATTTTCCTGCCACAGTGAGCGGTAAACAGTAGAGGCAGAGATCGGGCTATCGGGCGCGCTATCGAACTGCAGCGAAGCCTGGTTGCTGCTGTCGATCGTCACGTTGCCGTCGTCGGCGAGCAGAATTTCGCCCGGCAAGATGAACGCGATCATATAGCCATCCGTCGGCGAACCACCGGACGACGGCACGTTCGTGCTGGTGATGACGCGGAACCCGGCCAACGTGCCGCCACCGGCGGTGATGTCGGGGAACTCGCGTTGTCCAAGCGTATTCAGCATGAGGCTGAACGCGATCGCCTGGTTGACGTGCATGACCCACGTGCCGCCAGTCATGTCGAGATCCAGCGCTGCCATCGTGGTCAGCACCGTGCGGATGTTGGCGCGCGCGGCGTCGGCATCCGTGCCTGTTGCGGCAACAGCAGTAACGCCGTTGGTCAGTGACGCAGGCGAAGGACCGCCTGAACCCGTGCCGACGACCTTCGTGCTGTCGAGCAGGTCGGTGTCGAGCTTCTTGGCAATCGCTGCGACCATGTCCTGACGGATCATCGCTTCCAAACTTGGATTTGAGAACCGCAGGCTTTCGTTGGTGAATGCTACGAGCGCGGCAACCTTCGCGAAGGTCATCGTGATCGTATCAAACGCCGCGCTGCTCATGGGTTTAGACGATCCCTCGCCGACCCAATACGCTGTCGAACCGGATGACATCAATGGGACACGAATGTTAAATGGCACACGACGCATACCGCCAGCGAGCTTGTCGAGAATAGTCGCAGCACGAACCAGATCGATAAATTCACTGGCCATATACTGCAGCTGCACGAGGGGTGACGCCCACGTGGTATCGTAAGTGTTCGCCGGAGCGACTGCCGCCTTCAGCACCGTTGTGCCCTCGGCCGCAGCAAAGTTCAACACTTGTGCTACTTCCGGCGTGTCCTTCCATGCCTCACGCTGTGCGATCTGCACCGCCTGCTGCAAGTTGCCCTTCGACATCGCCTGTGCGGCAATGTAGCGAACGAACGCGGTGCCCTTCTCAAGCGGCGGACGCTTGACCTGGACAACGGACGAAGTCTGGCGTGGCGCTAGCGACTGACCGGCATTGTAACCGATACGGTCGCCATCGACTGCTACCGCGGCCGAGATGTTCAGCTTCTCCTGCTCGCGTAGACGGGTCAGGTGCTTGTCAATCGACTTAATCTTGTCGTTCAGTTCGTCGTATTCGGTCTCCTGCTCCTCATCGAGCGTTGAGCCGTCTTCCGACGCCTTGCTCATCAGCTCGGACATCCGTGCTGCGTGTGCGGTTCGCGTCGATGCGTATGCGGCAATATCTTCCGCAATAGTTTTGGTTGCCATTGGTGCCTCCCGGCTTGTCTGGCGGTTAACGGTCGCCGTGACGCCGGCGGGGTTCTGCTCAACACGCGGACTCTGCTTCTGGCCGGTCGCGGCCTGCAGCGCTTGCGTATCGAGGGATCTGATAAGCTGGATGGTGGCTTCCGATTGGGCTGGCACGGTCACGAGAGACAATTCATGCCAGTTCCATTCTTTAAACCGGATGCCACCACCCTTAATCATCTCATATTGGTCTTTGATCGGCGTGAAACCGATGCTGACGCCTTTGACGAGTCCAGCGCGCACTGTCTGCCACGCCTCATCAACGCGATCCTTAAGTTTCCCGGGTTCCTCAACCTTGGCGATGCGTGCCTGGAACGAGATACCGCGGTCGGTCTTAGTTACGTGGGTAACCGTTCCGACCGGCTGGCTGTGCTGGTGCATCCATAGCAGCGGGATACTGACCGGCGTCGCGTATTTCGCACCCATGCTTTCCACGACGTCACCGACATGATCGACGGATGGCGTGGTAGCGATGCCGGAGATCATGCGTTCGCCTTCGTTGAGGCCCTTGACCTCCAGCGTTGTCGGCATCCATTTCATTTCGACCGGCGCGGAATGCATCATCGGCGCGTCGGGCATCGATGGCTTGCTATCCATCCACGCCATCATGCAGGTTTCCTCGCTATCGCCGCCTTCGACGCATCTTTCCAAGAACGAAACCATATCCTCCCCGCCACCGGGTGTGCAGCACGTCCCTGCCACATCGCGCTTTGGCGCCGGACCGTTCGCTGCGGACCCGTGATGTTCCCGCCAAAGATTCAGACATACGGCAATCCGTTGCCTGTTCGTAGCGAAATCATTATTGACCGTTGCATCGCCCATGCAGCGTGCCATCCACTGCTCGTTTGTCTCGCCTGATGGCTTAGGTTTTGGAAGCGGCATAGCAGTGGTTCTCCAGGGCTTAGAGGCTTGACGGCTGAGCTTAGGGACTGGCATGCTTAGCGTTAATGAACTCAACGCCTGACAACCAACGTGTCTGCATAAATTGCGGACGGCCCCACTTCCCCACCAGAAAGGGTAGGTGCAAGGCATGCGATTATTACTGGCACACCTACGGCATAGAACGACCGGAGGTTATATTTAAGTCTCCAGTAAAAGGGCATTTTGCTGACCGAGATGGTCGCTCATGCCCTAACTGTGGGGTCCTATTTAACCCGATTAAGTTCTATCGGCGCGAGGGAAAGTTCCTATTTGCGGGGCAGTTGCGCTACTGCACAAGAGAATGTGGAAACGCCTATCGACTACGTCAAGCGAAGGGAAAACCAAGCAAACTGCGCGGAAAGCGACTGGTCAAGGAACCCACAAGCGGGTTTGCATGTCGTGGGTGCGGCATTCTATGGACGCCGATCTATTATCGGCGGGGGAGGCCGATCCGCTTACAGCGAAGGTTAGCAGCAAGAGCGTTATGCTCCGATGCCTGTCGGAAGATCATCCGCATACAATCAGAGCCTCAACGATTAGCTAGCGTTCCTAGGGGCCCTAAGCACCGTTTCTGGAAGGGCGGAGTTGGTGCCTTATACCGACGCGGACTGGGATGGGCCAAGAAGACCGAGACCGTTCGTAGAAAACAGAAATACAAGTGCGCAGAGTGCGGCAAGTCTGAGAGCGAACTTGGCAAGGTTCTTGATGTGCATCACAAGGTTCCCTTCCACAACTTCGCCACTGCGCGTGATGCCAACGTCTTTTCTAATCTGGTAGGCTTGTGTCGATCGTGTCATGCAAAGGCTGACGCAGCCATTGTGTCACGGCAACTAAGCCTAGGTCTGGTTCTTGCTGGTCGCGAGTTTCGCCCGGGGAAGGCCCGAGGAGGGCGTTGCGCTTCGGCCAAACTGACCGAAGCCATGGTCATAGAGATGCGCCGCAGACGGGCTGATGGCGCTACTACAAGCTATCTAGCTAAGCTATTCGGTGTTTCCCCCTCTGTTTCCCAATATGCCTGCTCAGGCAAAACGTGGAAGCATGTCGGCGGACCGCTAACTAGCGGTAGGACCTATGCTAAAGCCGTAAATCCCTCTGGATGACTTGATATTGCCCGTCGGCTGTTGGGTGGACGCGGCGCTGGGGAATATTCGGGGGCAGCCTCTAGTGGTCTTGCAGTAGTGCTACAGCAGTGCTATATGCAGTCCGACGAACGAAAGAGGCCCTGGTGCCGATGCGGAAGCAACAAGTGAGCCTGACGGATCCGCAGGTCGAATGGCTTGAGGCTGAGGCCAAGCGTCTTGGCGTCTCCATCGCCGAGGTGATCCGTCGGATCATCGATAAGCATCGTGAGCAACGGGAGAACCGTGAGTAATGAGCGAGCCGTGATCCTCGAGAGAACCGCCAGACGGGAGCGATTGACGACGGGCACCGTGCTGATAACCTCTCGCCCGTCGCTCGGTCTCCTACCCGAGTGGGAATACTCTTCATCATCCATGCAAACTTCAGCTTGCGGGGACCGCAAGTGGTGCCTCACGCGCGCCCGCAAGCTGACTTTTCCACAGCCGAATTAGTAAAAGAATCAGCCAGTTCACAAGTGTTCGTATTGCCAGAAGCGCGCGAGACCGGTAAGCAAGACGGGCACGGGATGCCCCGTGCGAGTGATAGCGAAACTTCACCCGGTCTCGCGCCTCTGCCCCTGCGAGGTTCCCGAAACCCCCGTGCGCAAATGCGCGGGCCGGGTATTTTTGCCCTAGCGCGACGCAATACGCAACGGCCTAGGCGAACGCAATCTCATAGGTTGCAACACGCGCCGCATCCACACCGAGGCTAAGCACATCCGCCGCATCGAACAGCGCCATCGCCGCATCGATCTTCTGATCGCCGGCGTTAATCTTGGTCGCGCGGATGGCCGTGGCCGTCGGCTCGATCTTAATGTTCCCGATGCACCACGACATCATCGAGCTCTGGCTGTGCCACAACGTCCCTTTGGCCAGCCGCCGTTCGCATGTCTTCAGCGCGTTCATGAGCCGATAGCCCTGCCCAACCGGCCACAGCATCTTGTTCGCCTCGGTAATGCCGATCTCCGCCATCGCATCGACGATGTCGCCAACACCCGCCGGATCCACCGCCACGTGCGCCAAGATGCCCCTGGCCTTGATGTCGGCAATGATCTGCTTCATCGCCTCCAGGTCGTCCAGCATATCATCGCAAATCGTCAGTTCGCCGGCCCTTTCGAAGTCGAGCAGGCGCGGCGCGATCTGTTGCCGCCGCTCCAGCACGCTCCGGTGGCACCAAGCGTGGGACCATAGTAGCCACGACTTCGATGCCTTATCCCGGCCATCAGCGTCGCGCCCCAGCACAGCAAAGCCGAACAGATCGTCCAGCCCACCGCCGTCCATCCCACACACCACCACCTCGGAGCGGTCCAACACAGCCTCAAGCGTGAGCGAAGGGTCGGTTTGCCGCTCCCAGAATTCCGCACCCGGCCAGCGGTCGGTCTGCAGCCCAAGGCCGATTTCGATGTTCAGATGCTGCGACGCCCAGCGCCGCAGTTCATGATCGCCCGCGGCAATCGCCGCCTCGTAGTCCGGGATCAGCCGCTCAATGGCCACCGTCAGCGTGGGGTTAACCATCCGCCAGTTGGCCGTGTCCCGCCAATCCACATCACGGGGAAACTCGTAGATCAACGGCAGCAGCGGCAATACCTGCTCGCCGTCACGCACCCGACGCGCATTATGCAGCGCCTCTTTGAACACACCCGACGGCGCACGCTCCGATTGCGTGGTAATCGAGATCAGGAACGCCTCGGGGTTGGCAATTAACCCACCGCGCAACTGCCCCATCACCCGATCCGCATCATGGGCGCCCGAAATGGCGTGTAGTTCGTCCACCAGCACACCGCACGGTTTGGAGCCGGTGACCACTCTGGGGTCGAATGACTTAACCTTCAGGAAGGCCTTGGTCTGCCGATAGATGATGGTCTTGATGTGGTCCCGGATATGAAACTTGCCGGTCAGGATGGGGTCACTCTCGATCATCCCAACCGCCTGACGGAACGCCAGGTCGGCCACCTCCAGTGTCGGGGCGATCAGTAGGAATTCCGCCCGCGGTCGGCGGTTCATCAGCACCGCACAAATCATAATCGCGGCTGCCGAAGTCGTCTTCCCGGACTTCTTGGCAATCATGCAGAAGAATTCGCGGATATGCCGCTCGTTGGTATCCGGGTCGTAGGAGCCGAACACCGCGCGAACCAGGTCCTTCTGCCACTGCCCAGCGACATCGCGGAATGGCGGTTGGTCGATGACATCGGGAAGCCGCAGCTTGGAGAAGATGCCGAGGGCTGCGTCTGCCTCGTCCTCGTTCAACGGCAGATCGGGAAGCAGCGACTGCCCCGCCTTAATGCGCGATTGCCAATCCGGCCGTGCGGTTGACCATGTGGGGAGGGACTGGTCCATTTAGTCAGTCAGGTGACGCCAAGTCTCGCGCAATCGTATCAAACGGACGTTCGCCTCGCTGACCGCAAACCTTGCCGCAATTACCTTGTGAGGCCCCTCTGAGGCTAGGATTTCCCTCACTTGCTTCTCCGTCAGCTTCGCCCAAGGCATCTGTTCGCCACAGTAATAGGTTCCGTGCATCTTTTTGTCTTCTTGGTTTTCCTTAGGAAGCGCCCAACGGAGATGAGCGGCAGAAACGCAACCCGTATGGCCGCGACCACAGGAATGTGCCACCTCGTGTAATTCAGTAGGACGGGGTCCGCTCGCAAGCCCGCATATCAGCTGGCAGGCTGATTTCCCGCCGATGTTGGCATAACCATTGCCAAACCTAGCAAACGGCCATTCTAAGCAGCCGTCGCCGTCATGAAGCAATGCGACGTGGTTGATAAAGTCTTCGGGCTCTCCCGGCGCGGCCCGCTTCTGATACAGCGGATCGCCGTGCCTTTGCCACCTCCTGTAGTGCTTCCCGCACCACGTCCTCTTGAACGGCCCACGGTTGGAACAGCCATCAATAGAGCACTCAGCCATCTAACTCGTCTACCAGACAGACCCGAGTCAGTTATAGGGGTCGGCATCCTTTTTGGTCTTTCCCGAATTCCGATTAAGGAGAGAAAACCACTCTGTCCCTTGGTCGTTGGTCCGCGCCTCTTCTTCGGCCGCCTGCTTCTTGCCAGCCATGACGGTATCGGCCTTCGGATGCACGAACGGTGCCGCCGCCGCTGCCATGCGATCCCGACGGACCGGATCCACGACCGGGTCGTTCATCACATGCAGCATGTATTCGAGCGGCGTCATGTTCTGGCGCACCTGCTCGCTTTGCATCCCCTCAGCGGTCAGTTCTCGCACCTTGCTGAGTGATCCAGGCGGACGTCCGCCGCCGTGTTTGAAGCCGCCTCGTGGCATGAGATTAACCTTAAAACGTTGACAGTTAGTGGTGGGCCGCCGTGATAAATCGACCCAGGGGATAAAAAGGTCCGGGCGACCACCCTGGCGGTTACCCCCCTCGGCGACCGATTCTTTCAACACTCCCCCCCGGGGGGGCATCGATGCTGGGACCGGGTGACGTATCCCCCCTACCGCTGCAGATAGCAGACTGATGGCGCGCGCGATGGTGACGCACGATGCAACGTTGCGTTGCTGCGACCATCAGGTAGGCTTGCGGGATGCGGTGGATATGCGTCGTTAGTATGGTCTGGGCTGGGGCCAGCCTTGTTGTGATGCTTGGGATGCTGGTGGCCGTGCCGTTCATCCACGCACGCCAGAAAACGCGCCGGGCACCAGACCAAGCCAGTATCAGCGAGGCGCCGCGTAAGCCCGCCTAGGCGTCAGCAATCAGCATCTACGCCACTTGTGCCCTGGCGTGGTGCGCTTAGATATGCGGTGAGCTGGTAACCCTGCCGGTATTCTTTCCAATAATCCTTCAGATACCTGTTGACAGATACCCTGGGTATACCCATATTAGGAGTGAACCAAAGGACAAGCCCTCGAACAAGAGCCCACCAGACCAGAGGTTCCAGGAACAACAAGACTAGCGGCCGCCACCGACACCAAGGCAACCAACTAAGGAGCGACACGGATCGCTCGCCTACCAGAGAATAGAGACAGGTTCGGCTTGAACTTGACTTCGTTCTAAGTGGCGCCATCGCGTGCCACGTTCCCGTTGCTAGCCTATCGGGCAATGAAGCCTGCCCAGTCTCCTGCCTCTGGACGACGTGGCCAGTCACGAAGCACAGGAGTCACCGAATAGTGCCATGGGCAAAGGCATCGAACGATGCATGGGTGTCATGGGCGAAGTCGGAAACTGGGAATACTCCACATACAGGGGACAGCCTCGCATAGGGCTTAGGGTTGCAATTCGGTTGCGAAGCGTATGCTTGAGGCTTGTTCCCTTGCTGGTCCTGCCCATGCGTGGGGCGCCCGAGTGTGGTCAACGGCCACGCTGGTTTCGCCAGTTACACGGTAGGCAAGATGCTTTTGACGGTAGCAGTCCATTTGCACGGCGGACTACACCAGCATTCCAACCGCTGGCCCATCGTGCGCTAACGTTCGGCGGGTATGGGGTTATGGACAACCCTCCGTAGCGCGACACTTGGCTTCCCGTCACTTGCGACGGTTGCTCAGTATACGCGACGGCACTCCGCGAAGGACGCGAGTAAAGCTACCCGTTACAGTGTGACCCGCGTTTGTGGCAATGGGCTGGCCTAGGCGCTTATAGGCGCTGCAAACGTAGCAAGATTGACGCTAGCGGTCACGCTGCAACGAATAGCAAGGAAAGCAGGCTTGGCGCACCCCGAAGCGTGAGAACTATCGGAGTCTCCTAAGTGACAGGATGCAAGGCGCTTATCTCTCACAGTCTGCTGCCATGCCGTCAGGCGGTTTCGGCCGCCTTGCGCAATGGCAATAGAGGGTTAACTCGGAAATGACGTATCAGGAAGCCAAGGCACGGCAAGCAGCGCTTGAGGCTAACGTAAAGCTGGCCGGCGCTGCATTGCGGCAATTCCCCGCAAACGGGCCGATGGGTCTAACGCCAGACTCGGTAAAAGCGTCGCCAGAGTTTCGGACGGCGAAGGCTTGCTTCGATCGGGCTTTCTCGCAATTAGCCGCGTTTAATGCGGCTTTCGTGAAAACGTATCGCAAGGAAGCGGCCGCAGAACGGAAAGCTCGGAGAAATGGGAGATAGGCGAATGTTATGCGACCTTGGCAACCCCATGCCTAAGGGGACGCTGGTTACCGTCAAGACAAACAACGGTGGCAAGATTACTGCCCCATTGGCGATGGCTTATCGTCCCTCTTATCGCGCCGTGATTGACGTTAATGGTGACGACGTTGTCATTCCAGCCACGCGCATAACGTCAATTCAGAAGGAATTGCCACATCCATGCAAGCGATGCGGTATGATCGTTCCCGATGCTCGCGGCATCGTCCATTGCTGGCACCGCGAGTGCCCAGAGTAAGGAGTCAGTCATGACACGCCATGAATCCGCATATGTTTGGGAGATCGAACGTCTGCCGCACGAATTGCCGCAGGAAATGCCGCGCGACGAACCAATGCTGCAGATTGTCCCCCATGAACGCGAGATCGATCACACACCAGCCGCAGTGATTATCCGGCCACCGATCGATCAACACGGAAATTTTCGTCCGTGGTAGGGATTACCGCTTGACGATACCCCACGGTATCCTTATGTAGGGGGCAACGAAGCGGATGGATACACAGATGACTACCTACCGCGTCACAGCCCAGAGCTACACCAGCAGCCAGCGGATTGCGAAGCTAATCACCAGTGACACTGAGCAGTCCGCACTACGGCAAGCTAACAAGGAGCTCGATGGCGATTGGTATGTTCTGGATATCAAGCCGGTATCTAAGGCATAGGCGCCCAAACAAGCAAACCCAAAGGCAACGACAATGACAAAGCATCGCACCCGAAAGTCACGAATTGAGATTATGGTTGTTACACTGCCGGCATACTGGGCATGCGCAATAGTCAATGGCGATTGCAGCAGTATGGATGATACGGAAGTTTCCGACATGGAGCGTGAGCTTGAAGCGCTATCTGCTGAGGGCTGGTCAATTATTGACGTTGCTCGCGATAAGAGCGGGGAGCCCGACGAGTCGCGCTTTACATCGTCCTTCCGTCTGTATGGCGGCAATTGCGCTGGTGGCGACGTATTGGATTACGTGGCTATTCGCGACAAGCGCTAAGGCGGACACATAGCAGCGTTACGGCGCTGCTATAGCCTGCCTTCGCAGGAAACATAACAAGAGCAACCCAAGAGGTTACAATGAGAACTAAGCACACAGAGCCGCTGTCCAACTGGTGGACCGGAACGGAATCGGCGTGGGAGCGGTTGCCCTATGACGAACGCAAGGAATTAGCATTTGCGGCAACGGGTTGTGAAGTTGCATGGCCACGTTGGCCCGCGCCAGTTCACTGCTTGCATACAGACTGCCGCATCCGGCGCGGCGAAATTCTGCCGATCGTGAAGCTTAACGGCACCATGCGGTATGAAGCCCAAACCGGCTGGTGGCGCTTTATCGAGGACCGCAATCAACTGGCGCGGATATACCGCCACTACCGCCGGGAAGCACGCAAGGTCGGCGAGTATGATCTATGGAAGCTTGGCGCTGTTGGTGTGGCTTTGTTAGGCGTTTCGCTTTCCAAGTAACGGGAGTAGCAACCGCCGGCCGAAACGCGATTAAATAGTCGGATTACCGCTTGACGATACCCCACGGTATCCTTATGTTGTGGGTAACGCAGCAAACCCAAAAGGAGACAACAATGGAACACTGGGAAACGGTCTGGCAATTCAATACCGCACGCTACACGGTGGCGCTGTCTGTCAGCGACGAAGAGTCAGATCCTGCGGACAGTTTCAGTTTTGAGGATGATGTCGAATATGCTCGTGAAGGCGGTTGGCATTGGTTCTGCGCACGGGTGCAAGTCATCTTCCGCGACGAGAACAACCCGAAGAACTGGGCGGTGCGGCGTGACTTGGTGTTAGGCGAGGACTTCATCGGCGGATGTAGCTATGAAGACTTAAAGTCCTTCAGGTCTGACGGCTATTTCCGCGACATGGTGGCGGAAGCCATTAGCGAGGCGCGCGGCAAGCTGTCTCGGTTGTGCAGTAAGGCAGCATAGGAGAGGACAATGCACGCGCTTTCAGTAATCCGCTATCCTTCGGGGCGCTACGGCTTCGTCGGCAGGGTGCCCGCTGTTCTGGCTTATGAGGGCAGCGAAGAAGACATGGAAACCGCTGCCCACTACGGGCCGGGAATTGCACGAAGGATTGCGAGCAGGAACGGCCGCGAATTCCGCGCGCTCTCATGGGCCACTCGCGAGGATGCGCTTGCTGCCGCTGCTGCCCACGGCTTCGACGTCCATAACGGCTGACCATGCTGTAAGGTGCACCTGTGCGGTGTCACCTTGCACAATGGCCAGAGTGACCATTGACGCGCCATACAGAGGGCGCGACGGCACATAAACGGAAGGCAAACCCAGATGTCAGCGACCAACAAGTGCCCATGTTGTGGGCGCGCCATGCCGCGCCAGCGGACAGCGACAAAACCTAAGCTAATGACGGGCGAACAGTTCTTTGAAGCTCGCATGGTAGCCTGTCGCGCGATTGCGGCAGACCTAGGCGAAAATTGGCATCTAGTCGAGGGTGCAAGCTACTGGGCCACGATTCCCGCCAGGCTGCGATCGTTCAAAACCGCACGCGGCACAAAGATTAGGTGCAACCGTGAGGTAAGGTTGCCAGCGGGCCGGTATTGGCCGGCGGGCTGTCTGCCTGACGGTTTAGTCGTGGCTCCGCCGTATGCCAGAGACAAGACTCCGCCAGAGGTGGTGCGGCGCATGGCGGCGACACGCGAGCTTGGCAGGCTGGAACGTGAATATTCCCACGATCGCAGCCGTGCATTGCACGTCAACGTTCGTTGGCATGACTCAAACTTGAGTCGCTACTACACGCCAGAGGATAGGGCAGCAGATATACAACGGGCTTGGGACGTTCGCCGCGAGCTTTCACAGGCTAGACGCGACAGGGCTCTGGTCGCTGATGATACCCTGCCTATGGCAGCATGACATGACGGCGTGCTGCGCTCACGTGGCAGGCTACCCCTCTCCAATCGAAGGAGATTAGTAAGATGGACAAGAAAAGAACAAAGACGGCATATGGCGAATATCGTCCAGATTTGGGTCGCTTCATACTGCGCCCAGTGAAGCGCATTCCATTTATGGCGCCAATTCCTTGCGCGGTGTTCCCTTCGATACAAGAAGCCGAGCAGGCTGCCGACGCCCATGGTTATCGAGTTATCTGGGACAAGTCACCCACTCCAATCGAAGGGGGCCAATTCCGGGCTCCCTGTCCAATCGAAGGGGATCGAAAATGAATCTCAGTGAGAGAACCGCGTTGATCAATCGCATTGCTAGCCTGCCCGGACCCGTCACGCTTGACGGAAAGCCGGCGCTGATTTGCGGACTGACCAGCGACTTCCTAACCGTGGTCACTATGACCTTACCGCGAGTGTCTTGTCAGTTCTCGTGGGAAGCGGTGGCGCGATTGCTCGACAAGGGCGGAGCTTTCCGTTCCTTCTGACCAGTCTCGATCCTGTCCTCGCTTCGGTAGCATAACTCCAATCGAAGGAGCTTTGAAATGAAGACCTATACACTTAGCGTCCTTGTCTCAGTCGACCTAGCGTTTTCCAACGACGAAGCGGCGAAAGAATGGGCGGAAGAGCACACTGTTTTCGATATGCTCGACAAAGGCGCTGGCGTTGGTGAAGTCGTCATTACTCCAATCGAAGGGGATTAAAATGCTCACTCTCAGAGAGGCCGACATACTCCGCGCCTACTGGCGCCAAACCTACGCCGTAGTGCGCGTCCGTCGGGATGGCACAGTTGAGGCGAAGCAGTGCCCATCATCGCCGTGGGCCATCCTGGAAACGCCGGAACAAGCGCGCCTTAGCGCCGCCGAGCTCTTGGCCATTCCGGGCAATCGAAGGGGATCGAAATGACAATGCATGATCTAGGGGACGTGTTTCAACACGCGTTTCACCACGAACGATCCCCGCGAGCGAGCGCGGCGGAGGTCGCGACATTCTGCGGCATGGTGGCCGCTGCGCTGCTGGTGACGTGGTTCACCACGGGCCACGCGTTGCTTATGGCGATGCGGTAGACCCATTCCAATCGAAGGGGGCCAAAATGGCCATGAAACGTCAGCGCCTATGGACCGTATGGGGACAAGATCCCCTGCGCCCAGGCAATCGCATGTTCAAGACCGAAGCTGAAGCATTGGCCTATGCGGCCGTGCTGGCGCCGATATCTAGCGGATGGGCGATGGTTCAGGATCATTGGACGCGCGAGATCAGGACCGTGCGGGCGATATACCCCACTCCAATCGAAGGGGAGCGAAAATACCCTGTCCAATCGAAGAATACCGATTGACAGATACCCTGCGGTATACTATATTGCAGGCAACAACAATTCAGCAAATCCAGAGGCAACCAATGACCGAATATAGCAATCCACGCTTACGCGCCGTGATCGACAATTGGCCCATCGGCAGCAAGCGTTGCACCGCAACGTTTATGATCGAGCGCAACGGCAAGGGAGAGCGCGGAGTTCGCACAACGGTTGGTGCACCCAAGAAGCTGACCTATGCCCGCAAGGCGCGCATTGTCGACGGTGACGATGGGCGAACGTATATCGCCGAGCTGTCGGCATACGGTTTCGTCTCAATTATGCGCGGCGACATGAAGTTTCAGCATGAAGCGGTGTTCGATACCGACCCGCGGTTTCGGGCGATCATGTCGCTATTCTCGGAGGGCCGACAGATGACCTGCTTTCCCGTTCGTGAGCCATCACTCGCAGCGTTAACCGACGCGCCAGTGTCTTTCCGCTACGGATCGAACAAGCGGCGCATCCTAGTCGATGCGTTGACGGCTCGGGCCATCCTGGCCGTTGTCGCTGCTATCAGCGATGAGAACCGCGAGAAGCTAGAGCGTATGATTAAGTCACCATCCGGACTTGCGAAAGTTGCCGACTTTGCCATGAGCAAGTGTTCGATAGCTTGACTCTCGCATGTCCAATCGAAGGGGATCATTCAATGGAACACGTCACGCGATATGTCGGCACCTATGTGAACAGCAACGGCGAGCGAACCTTAATGTCGGCAGCACAAGGACGCCATACCTACGCTTCGGCTGAAGAAGCGCAGGCCTGGATCGACGCTGTTACCACGAACAACAGCGCCGATACGCTGAGGCAGGTCTGGGGCGATAACCCGCAATTCGAGGTTCGCCCCTGCCCCTGCTACCCGGGGCACTTTGACCCGCAAACTGTATGGTTCTGACGGCGCGGGCGCCCCATTCATAGCGGGGCGCCTCTCCAATCGAAGGAGCGAAATAGGAGGAAATCATAGGCTTAGATATGTATTTGGAAAAGCGCCCATTACGTGAAGAACTGGGACAACATGGGACCGGAAGAGCGGCATCAGGTAACGGTGCTAAAAGGTGGCAAGCCGACGACCATTAAGCCGGAACGCGTCAGTTACGTGATCGAGCAGGTTGCATACTGGCGTAAGGCAAACGCTATTCATCAGTGGTTCGTCGAACACGTGCAGAATGGCGAAGATGACTGCAAGCCATATGTATGCGACTCTGACAAGCTGAAGGAACTATTGAGCGCAGTGGATGCGGTGCTGAAATGCCGCAAGAAGGCCAAGGAACTATTACCCACACAGGAAGGGTTTTTCTTCGGCAGCATCGAGTATGACGAATACTATCGGCAATACCTGAAGGACACCAAGCGGATGCTTGAGGAGATCCTTGCCGAACCCGATGCAGACATCAGTGAGTATGTTTATCAGTCTAGTTGGTAACGCCGCTCCAATCGAAGGAGGCCAAAATGATCGTCCGTAGTCCAGACCCGCGTTTGGTTCGTAAGGCGCACAAGGCGCTGATGTGGTCGCGCGATTATCAGAGCGGCGAGGCCACGCGACCAGATCCGCTGGCATTCACGCCGGAGATGGAGCGCGCCACGCAGCAGTGGATTGCGCACATGCTGCGTCTTGGCATTGGGAAGGAAACGCGATGAAAACCGATGACGATGATGCGGCCATGCCAAAGAGCATGTTCGCCTTGCCCACGCACTTGCGGGACCTGCTGGACCGTTACGCGAAGGAGCGCGGGATCAAGAAGCCCGAAGCTGTGCGCCATATCCTGGCACTGTTCTTCGCCAGCCAAGAGGACGGACACCTGTCCAGCCAGGACGCGTTGGCGCGCATGGCGGAGGTGGCCGGGCAACAGGCTGGCAACCGCAACGCCCGCGAGCATGGCCGTGAGGCATGGTCAGGCGAGGATTTCCGCATAGCCGGCGAGGCAGCGGGGCGGATGGCGGCACGGTTGGCAGAAATCTGGGCCCCACTCCAATCGAAGGGGGCCGAACCAGATGCTCTTACCTCGACCGATGTTGCCGTGGAGATTAGTGACGGTTTGGCTACCCCGAGGGTGGCCCGGCGGAAACGCGCGTGATCGCAACCCCACTCCAATCGAAGGGGGCATGGAGGAAAGCATGACTACCGAGCGGCGGGCGCAGCAGCACGAGCAAGTCCTAAGGCATTGCCTGCGAGCGCTAGCTGGCGATTTGCTGCGTGCCATTGCGGGCGGTAGCGCCAGTAAGATTGTCGAACGCATTGGCGAGGCCAATGAGGCGATAGAGAATTGGTTTGATGGACGGCAGTGCATGCCATTCGGCCAACGCACGGTCGAAGCTATGCTTTGGTTAGAGGAAGATCGCGACGGCTATGATGATCACAGAAAAGTCGAGCACGACATGATCATTGCCGCACTGCGAACGGTATCGGCTCGCATGCTACCTATGCCGCATATTCGTAATGATTGGTTTAAGTATGAAGACATCAACGCTCTAGCTGAGCTGCGCAAGAAGCGGCGAGAGCAGATGGAAAGAAAGTGGGCAAAATGGCGGGCGCGCTCGCCAGAGCACAAACAACCGGCAAATGATGTCTTACCGAAAGCCAACAAGGCGAAAGTCAACAAGACTGAACGACGGATCGCAATCCGAAAGCAAGCGCGGCAGGCTCAGAGAAGTCGTATGGGCATCGCCGCCACTCCAATCGAAGGAGACTAAATTTGGCATGTCCTGACATGGGCTGGCCGGCTGTCATTGGCGGGCTGGGGGCTCTCTGGGCAGTCGTGGCCCTGATGCTGGGGCTGGCCTGGTTGTTGCACGAATGACCCACTCCAATCGAAGGTGACTGAAATGCGCCTCGTGCACTACGCGTCGGAGCCGTTTGGCGAGTTGGAGGAATTCGGTGAACCACCCGAGAAAGACTGGCGCACCTATTTCTACAAACCGCATGGTTTGTGGGTATCCGACGAAGATGCCGAGGGTGGCTGGCGTGAGTGGTGCATCGACAACCGGTTCAATCTGGAGTGCCTCACCCACGTGCATGATGTGGTATTGGCGCCCGATGCCAAGGTGTTGGTCATCAGCAACCCTCGTCGGCTCGACCAGTTCACCGCCGATTTTCGCCTACCGTCCTATTACGACAAGAAGCTTGCGGACGATATGCGGAGCTTCGTTGCAAGTTACGGCCTCGGATGGCGCGAGGTGGCGAAGATCTACGACGGCCTGATTATTACGCCATACCTCTGGGAGCGGCGGCTCGATCCGACGTGCATGTGGTATTACGGATGGGATTGCGCCGGCGGTTGCTTATGGCACACGCGCGCTATCCAGTCGGTCACGCTGCGTGAGGTCGTGCCAATCCCTGAGACCACTCCAATCGAAGGGGAGTCAAATGGTTGAGCCTGACAGCATCGAGGTGGACGGCGTCTACCGCACCATGGAGGCGTTCTGGACGGTGACCGAGATCGTCGATGGTAAGGTGGACCTGCGCCGTGATGACGGAAAGCTGGCGCGGTTTGGCTTGGCGCACTTCGCACAGATCGTGGAACGTAGGGTTACTCCAATCGAAGGGGGCCAAAACAATGGACCACGGTGATGGCAATATGCAGCGCTGGAAGCGTGGCGCGACGAGAGAAGAATTACGCATGTCTCTCGTGGGTTTAATGGAGAGCATTAACCATGATGCCAAGGAGGGCATCGAAATCTGCGTTCGGCTAAGCACCAAGGAAGGCTGCGAAGGTCCGGGCACCCTAGGCACCGACTATTTCATCAAGATTATGCAGGCGGTTACGTGGATTGATGATCTCGTGGGGGATTTGGAGCTTGCCGAAGAAAGGCTGATCCCATGAGCCCGGCGGTTCTGGTGCTGCTCTTCACGTTCGCCAGCGGCGCGGGTGCCGTAGCGACGGTCGACATGCCGTCTATGCAGATATGCAAGGCTGCTGCGAACGAAGCCATTGTCGCGCATGAACGCGATACGTCAGCGCGGTGCATATCACGCGTCGCAAAATAATCTACTTGCGTTCCTCGAGGGGTGTCCAATCGAAGGGGGCCAAAAATGGCGGGACTAACCAGCTATGCACGGGACAAGCTGCTGGCAGAATTGCAATCGGGCACGATGACATCCGGCGCTGTCTCGATCGACGTCGGTCATTTGCCCGCAGGTTACGTCAGGTTCGATAGCTGGCCCAAGGCGCCCGCGCCCGTCCATGGCTTGCTGACCGATCCGGAGACCGGCCAGTCGTGGCGGATCAGCTTGAATCAGGTTACCAAGCAGTGGGAAATTGTGGACGATCCCAGTCCAAGGATCAGCAAGGCAGCCCTGGAGGCGAAGATCGCCGATGCAGCATTGCGAGCGGCCAAGGAATGACGTGGGGGCCGTATCATAGGGTCTGGCATAGACCGATAAAACGCAAGCGGCGGTGGAGGTGCCTGCACTGCCAGCTTCTGCACCGACGCAACAACCTCGACCGGGTGCCGATTTACGCCATTGACCGGTTTCTTGGCCGAGTAGTGCGAGAACACGACAAGCTATGGAGCGCGCTGAAGGTCGGATGGTGCCCATGCAAGGCTACGGTCGAAATGCTGCCGTCGAATACCCCGCATCTGCGACGTATCAAGCGAGAGCGGTTACGACCGTAGGGCAAAAGAAATGGCGGGGACCTAAAGCCACCCGCCCAGTTTTGCAAACCCAAAAGCAACAGACACAATGGAAGGTTTGTTGCTCAGATGCCGATATAGCCGAAAGTGGCGGGCATTACAATAGCTTCGGTGGTCGCGCGGGATCGTGGCCATTCCATTCTGGCACATCAACAGCTTCTCCAGGCGGCTGGATCGCCATAATGACGATAATCAGGACCACGGCGAGCGCCAGAACTGCGATCAGTGTCCAAATGATAAAGCGGAAGAACCTTACGGGCTGGCGGGGCAACGCATGTCAGCGCAGGGACGTGATCCTGCCAACGGCTGCATCACTCCCAGGTTTTACCCGCTCGGCCCGTTCGACCGTGCCACCCAGAACACGCCGCTGGTTCTTCGTCGTGCGGCCCTGGACGAGATCTTCACAGACCTGATCCACCCGCCGCTGCACCGCCTTTTCCGACACATCGACAGAGTCCGGCTTCGGCTCATCGGCCTTGGTGAGGTAGGTGTCGGTGTAATATTCGATGATGTATTCGGTAGGCCCAACGTATTGCGGATTTGGCATGGGCGGCTCCTGGTGGCGGCTGAACCGACAATTTGGCGCGCCGGAATTACGCCCCCGACGCAAGGCGATCAGCACGAGGGCCCAGCTTCCCGGAAGGACCGCGCGCCGACATTCTATTGGAATTACGCCGGATCGGGGTCGGGCTCCGGCTCATCGTTGGTGTCCTCGGTAATTCGCCCGTCTTTGCCGTCCAGCATGACACGGGCGGTAGCGCCCGCCGCGTTGGTCGCTGAGCAGGCCCAATTACGCCCGCGGTGCTTCAGATCGGTGACGTTGGTATAACCTGCATCGGCCAGTGCCTGCTCGGCTCCGGCATCGTCCTGCACGGCGTCGTGAGAGTGGCCGTGCGGGTGCGCTGGATGTGGAGGTGCAGCCATTTGGGTTATCTCCTGTTTTAGAAATTACAGCGGGTCACGGCCAGGCACCGACCAGCAGCCACCACAGGACCAAGGCCGGTGTGGCATACCAGAGGGCCGCCGCGAACACTGCGAGCAACAGAATAAATAGGGTCAGCTCACCGCAAGCCTTCGTCCTGATAGCCGCTATCCCATGCGCGCGCCTGTTCGGTGTCCCTGAAATAGGGGTTGTTCGAATCTTTTGCCTGTCGGCGCACCAGCATGCCTTGGACATAGGCGCGACCGATGCTCTGATTATGTGTCTCTTGGGCAGCGCTGTTCTCTGGCACCAACACCGGGACAGGCTTTGCCGACGGCTTGTGGCCCCTAAGCCAGCGTCGCAACTGCTGATGCCATTTGGTCTCGGTCATCAGCCGAGCACCACGACTTGGTCGTGATAAACCCAGAAAGCGAGACCGAGCAGCACGACCACGGCGATGACGTAGTAGATCCTACGGGTTTTCATGGCTTGCCATGGTTTATCCTATTGCGACTTGCGTATAATCGCTGCGCGAAACTGGTTTAATTGGTCCCGCAACTCTGCGTCATCCTCTTTCTCATGTTGGGCAGCCCGGTCGCGCAGTCTGCCGACTTCTGCCTCGCCAGCCGCAGCTCGTGCTTCGAGCGCCGAGACACGCTGAACGATCAAGGCCCACTGCACCACGCCTTGGTCGCGCGTTAGCGTCAAATCTTTGACTTGCTGATCCAGCGTCGAGACCGACGCTGACAACTTCTCCCAGAACTCGCGCGGGCGCAGATCATTAGCATAATGCTCGATCAGAGTCTTGTTCTGCGCGATATTGCCTTGCACGATGGCAATGTCCCGTTGCAGGGATGCATCCTGAGCCGGCAGCGAGTTGGTAAGGTCCTCGAGGTGCTTGAGGCGCAGGCCTTCGTTGCTGAGCGCTTCGCGAATAGTAGCGAGCTGCGGCGAGCCATTCGATTCAAGCTGGTTCAGCCGAGTGGTGTTGATTTCGATCTGGCGCACCGCCCCGGATTGATCGATGACATCGAGACGCTTTTGGACTGCATCTTGCCGCGCAATGATTGTGCTGACCCGCTCGAATGTGCCACCGAGATAGATACTGGCGGTGGCGAATGTGACCATAATGCCGATTGCCAGCCCAGCGCCCGCCAGCATGAGCTGACCACCAGCCGAGCCAAAGCGGCCGTGTCCGCCGTTGCCGTTGCCGTTGCCGTTGCCGTTGCCGTTGCCGTTGCCGTTGCGCCGCCTGGCCTGTGTAGCGGCGGCCAATCGCTATTTCATCCCTGTCAGGGCTGTTGTGCAAACGCTGAACAGCTTCATCACCGCTTCGATGCGCGTGATGGCCAAATCGTGCATGAACCATAGCATGCCGAGAATGAAGATGAGGTTTATACAGAGGAGCGCAACAAATGACGGCGGTAGTGTGCCGGTGACCTTGATGGCGACATCACGCACGTCTTCTGAGATTGTCATCATATCCACGCTCCATTTATAGTTAATTGCCGACGTTAGATTCGTCGTCAGGGGCGCGGATGCAGGTCACGAAACCGACGATATGGTGCTCTACGAACTCCCTATTCTTGCGCAATGCCATGATCTGACACGACACATGATCGAACAGAGTGCTAGGACTGTAGACAATGACGTGGGGCGGGACATCGGCCGACAGGATTGCTGCGGTGATAACCCACGCGCCCCAAATCGAGGTCAATCCTCGACCGCTTCCCAGAGATCGCACACATCATCTGCCCTGGGCATTTCGTAGGGTGAGCCCATGCATAGACAGGCGCCGGGTGTGTCGGTCGCGAGGGTCTTTGCTTTCGTATACCAATAATTGCAGAGATAGCAGGCGCGGCGTGGTTCTACGCTATCGACAACCTGCGGCGTGCTCTCTTGGGGAGCTGGTATCATGTGGTCGTGGCCTCCATTAAACGAATGGTCCAGAAGGACGACGAAAGGTTACCAGTTATATAACTATATGGCATTGTGCAATAGCCATTTGCGCCCCAGTTAGCGCCCCAGCTATTTCTCACGATAAATCGCTGGGTGTGGTCATCATGACCAACGACGGCCATGCAATGCCCGCCCAGGTTTTCTTCACCGCGAGCTGGCAGCGGAACAACGCCGGTGTTGGCGACAGCGTCACTCTCGAAGCTCTCGAACACAGAACATCCGAAGACGACCGGGAAACCCTCGGTCAGGCAGGCCTTTATCTGCGTCGTTGATTTGGTGACGCTCCAATATTGCACCGACTGGCGTAACAGCGCATCGGTGTAGGCATTGGTCGGTGGCTTTACCGCGAACCGCGTAATGACGTAGGGCCATTCATGCTCATGTGGCGCGCCGAATTTGGCAATCACCTTAATTCCATCGCGTATGGTGCACCCAGCGTCGATGCTGGTCGTGTGCTCCATGACGCGAGCGTTGTAATAGATAAACAAACGTGACGGGATGACGTCCGGCAGGTTCTGCCGCTTCCAGTCGAAATGCACGGCATAGGCGACGCCCTGGCCAACACATGACCCCAACTGGCCCTGGTCCCAGATCGGCGGGCTTTGTGGCCGTAGGTCGGTCGCGGCCGGTAGGCCCACGCGCATAACCGCATACGGCGCGGCGTAGAGAAAGTCATGGTCTGGCCGATCAGGATTCCACCCCATCCCGCCGTGTTTCAGATATTTCCGCCGCATGCTGCCTCCGGTCAGTTGAACCAACCGTCAGCCGCCGCGACAGCAACGGTGTCGTTGTAATAAAGCTTGGTCCGCGTCAGATGATCGCCGGTGCAGCGCAGCCTGTAGGGGTTGGTGTCCTCAGTGCGCGGCGGATACAGCCCGCCGGCATTGTAGGCGGCCGCGGCCAGGATCGGGTCGTAGAGCGTCTTGGGCCGCTGGCTAGCGAGATACGCGGTGCCCGCGGCGATGGAGACTTCCGGTTGATTGAGTTCTTGTGCGGTGACCGGACGCCCAAGCATTTCTGTTGCAGTGCCGAGAAGAACTTGCATCAGCCCGACCGACTGGCGCCCGTCCGGCTCAGAAAGCAGCGCCTTGGCAATGCCGCGCGACTCAACCGCGATGGTGGTGACGATCAGCTCGAGTGGCACGCCACTGGATAATGAGGCGGCTTTGATCTGCGTGCCAAAGTCCTTCCAGATCCTCCGAACCGTGACCGGCTCGCCAACGGTGCGGGCGGCTGATATTTCACCCTCATCCAATATACCGGTCGGCGTCACTTGCCAGCGCAATCCGCCGAACGGCCCCTGTTTCCAGGCAACCGTATCCGTGACCACCGTTGGCAGGACGGCAATGGGGGGCGGTGGTGTGGGTGTGGCGATCTGCTTGACGATGGACGCCTGAACCGCGGCCGCATCACCAAGCTGCTGGCCCTGATGCGACAGCACCTGCGAGATGCTGTCGTCCTTGCCCTGCGAACGCGCATTGTCGCCGTAGTAGAACGAGATGATTTGCGAGGCATATCCGGCGATATTGCCCAGAATGGTGCCAATTATCGTATACCAGGCGGCCGCGAGGGCCGAATTCGTCGGGTTTGGCGATATGACGCCCGCAATCATCAAGATCGCGCCGATTACCACCAATAGCATCGAGCCGATGGCGAGGAAGACGATCGCCATACCCCAGCGCATCATCGGCTGGGCGAGGACCGAGGCGATTTGGAAGCTGCGTGCGGAGGCCCGGTCTTTGTTGGCCAGTTCGGCGAATTTGAGGTCGTTGGCCAACTCGAACTGCTGAAGCTTGATCTCAGCGTCGCGCAGATTGGTCAGGAAGTCCGGATTGCCCGCATTTGCCTGGACGGTGGCCACCACGGCCGGGGGCGAAAGCGGAGCGTCAGGGGCAATATTCGCCGCTTGGTCTGGAGGCAGGAAAGCCCGAATGGCCGAACTAACGACGGCGGATGCGAGCAGATTGAATGGTGGTGGGACCAGTAGGCCCGCGAGCAGCGTCGGGGCGGATGATTTGAGGATGGATTCGACAATCGGTGGAAGTGCCATAGTGCCGCACTCCCCCATGAGGAACAGCCAAAGTCTTGACGAATCAGGAATTCTATCGTGGCATTATCGAGCCGGCAGGCTGGACCGGTAACCCAGTAAGCAGGGAGGGTAATTAACTTTATCTCGCCAAACTTTGGGCCGCGCACTACCCCCGTAGCGGCCCCATTTTACCCAAAGCGCTTCTGATCGTTGAGCCACGCATCACGCAGGCTGCGGATTTCGGTTTCGTTGGTGTGTCCTGTGCAGGACAACCCGCTGTTGCCGGCCTCGATCTTCACCTTCGGATCACCATAGGCGACCAGCTCGGTGCGCCCGCGGCCGCATTTGGTGCAAAAGCCATTGTCGAATGTATGGTCCATGATTGTTTCGGGCATCGTCCTATGACTCCTCGGAATCCAAGGAGTTCAACTCGTCCTCGGAAACACGGCCGCTTTTGCCCAGCACAATGACCTCGCATGAGACACCGGCAGGGTTGATCGCGGTGGCCATCCAGCCGTTACCCCGGTGAGTGAGATCAGAGACATTGGTATAACCGGCGTTGTTTAGCGCCAGCAGCGCTTCGTCGTCGGTCTTCACGGCATCAATCGGATGGGATGGCGACGTCGGGAGGCGCATTAGCGTTTCCATGCAAAAAGCCCGCGACCGCGACGCGGATAAAGGGCCACGCGCGGGGCGGGGGGTAAGTTTGGGGAGGAAACGTCGGTAGTCTCAGGCAGCGGCAACGCATGATGATGACCGCCCCCTACGAACCTAACCGATACGGCCTGTCCCGCTCTCGACTAGATGCGCATCGTGAGGGGCCGTGCCCCTATAGTTCAGCGTCCCTTGCCGCGCCCTTTGCTGCGTTTAGGCGCGGATTTCTTCGGTGTTTTCGCCGCTGGCTTATCGTCTGTAGCCGGCCGATCCTTCAGCTTAGGCCACGGCCTGCCGGGCGAGAGCGTGCGCTTAGCCATGGGATTTTCTGCCGCCCTTACGTGGTTTGCACTTCGCCATCAGGGAGCCGGCGGAGGCGCTGGCGTGTTCGCAGCAACGGCAGCGGCCAGGGCAGCGTCCTTCTGCTGTAGCTCGTCAGCAAGGGCCCGCAGCGCCACTGGATCATCGGCCAGTGCCCGGATCTGGTCGGCGAGGCCGCCGATTAGCGCAACTGCGCTGTCGACCACGCTGCTGTTGGCATGCACCTGCGCGGTAAGGGCGTCGAGTTCGGCTGACATGATTTGCTCCTGTTCGTAGATGGGGGCGAAGTTCTGCTGCAACTTCGCTGCAACAGCCGTGGCGATGGCATCGAGGTCGTCCGCCGTCAGGCGCACGGGGATGACTATCTCGGCCATGAATATTCCTACTGGTTTATTGCGCCATTCGTTTGGCTCGTTCGCGCAGCGTCTTCACTGTGTGGCAACGCGCGCATCTCGCCAAGCCATTGTTTGCGCTTGTTAACGATCCACCATCACGGCGCTCAACCACATGATCCGCATGCAGGCGAATGCCGGAGCGGGGATATCGTGGATCGTGCTGCGGATCTTCGCATTGGTAGTTTGCCCGCTTGAGCACGGCAGCGGACCATTTGCGATGCTCTTTGGTCAGCAGATACGGATCAGTGCCACCCTGCGGTGGTGGCCCGAGCCCAATTCTCTGCGTCGGACGCATGGTCAAGCGAGACGGTGTTGGCCGCATCGGGATTTTGCGTTTCAGTGTGTTTTGTGTTTATTTTTCTATGGGGTGAGTTTCACGAAATGTCGCTGGAGAACAATAGATGGCACGACCCTTCGCAATAGACCCAGCCAAATGGCCGAAGATCCTCCAACAACTCGATGCCGGAGAAAGCCCAGGAGCCCTCGCTGAAGCCCATGGAGTGTCGGTTGCCGCGATTCACGGCATCCGCAAACGCTCCGCCGATGGGGCACCAAAAGCCAACGGGAAGCGGAAGACGCGGAAGGCACGTGGGGCGTCGACCAATGGTGCGAAGCGCAAATTGCTGACCCAGGCGGGCAGCAACGAAGTCGTAATGCCGACAATTATGGAGTGGATCAGCGCCCTCTATAAGGCACAGCACGATCCTGCCGACCGGCCACGACTGCAGCAGGCTAACGCGGCGATCGTTAAGCTGGCGGCGGACATCCAAGCCGAACTTTAGTCGCTCGCTGGCCTCCGCGGGGGCAAGCCGAGGCGCTTACGGACTTTCCACAGCGTGGAAATGCTAACTTCGAGCACCTCGGCCATCCGTCGGGTGGGCAGACCGGAGTTCCACAGGACCGTGAAGCGTTGGACATTGTCCTTCGCCACGGTCTCCCACGGTCGTCGGTTTCCACCTCGCATGTCGCGAGGATAGCCAGCTACACACCGATTCGGATGGGGGTAATTGGGGATTTGCACCTGCGCCATGATCCGGGCGCATTACGGCGCAGACCATATTCCACCATGCGTTGCAGACGGCAACGTTGTCAATACCAATCGCAGAAATAGTGGTCACTAAGGGGATAATTCCCCAATCCGTTGGGCATGCGGTAGCTGGTGATGTAGCGCTGTCGTTTAATGCCGCTGCACGTAGGCCATTGCGATGGGGGCCTGGGCAGTAACCACGGCGGGCGCCTGCCACTCCTTCAGGGCGGTTGCACCAACGGACAGTCCTATGGCGAGCAGGATGGCGACGGCATAGTAGATCGGGTCTGCTGACATGAATATTGCTCCTGGGTTTGCATTTATTATTCAGTCCGCTTTGTGCGGTTTCTGGTGGCGGGCGGTGGACTTCTTCATGCTCAGTGCCACAGCCAAAATGAACCGAGGATCGCCGCCATGATGACTACGAACGTCAGGATGCCGGCGATATCACGGGCGTCCTGGCGGGCGTCCCAGCGGGTCATTCTGGCGGCTCCGGCTGCTCCATCCATCGCGTCACGGAGCGGACGCGCGCTAACTCCCCATTGCCGAACGCCACAATGTCGCCGTCGATGAGCACAAGCCAGTCCTCAATCACCCCGCCCCACTCGCCGACATTGACCGCGCCGTTCCAGAGCAGAACTGCCCGATCCTTTGGCGCTGTCTCCATCGGCTGCCAATCGCCAGCGAGGGCCACTACGCAATCAGCGACGTGGGAATTATCGGTCATGGCTCAGGCTCCATCCCATCAATCATCTCCTGGGCGGTGGCGTAACGCGGCAGGACCGTGGTGCGTGCCTCGTTCATCGCGGCCTCAGTCACCGCGCGCTGTTCTCGGCACCACAGGAAGAAGCGCTGCGCCATGTGGCAGTAAGGCGCCCCAGGCTTGTCCCGGAAGTGACGAATGTCGCAAATGGGGCATACCGGTTCGTGCGGCTCCTCCACTTGCGCGGCGAATTCCCGCCACCGCTCGGCGGCGGCCGGCGTGTTGCGGGCGGCCGACATGGCGCAGATCATTGGGGCACCTTCCATTCCCTGAATATTGCGATGGTTATTCTTATGGACATCGGACCAATGCCCGCGTTTTTCAGCAACAGCATTTGCGTAGGTTCGCGCATCGGCCGCCGAGAAGGTCTGTTCATTGCCATAAATCAGACGATCGACCAACGCTGCGAGCACGATCCTGTCGGTCATTGGCCCAACTCATGAACCAGAGCGTGCATAGCCCACCATCCAGCGACGTAGGCTTGGCTTAGATGGACCGGCCAGGCAGCAGGTGCGGCACCAGAGCCGCCACCGAGAAAGGCCATTTCTCCGCTCTGCCACGCCTTGGCGATCTCTGCCTTCAGCCGATCGGCGACGACGGCGAGCGAGGCAAACGGGTCGGGGCGGACGCTGAACGAGAGGTCGGCCAGACCGACCTTGGCTTCTGTCCGGTTGCGCTGGCGCTTCGGACCCTGGCGCTTTGGTGCGATCACCCGCTTGACGCCCATCAGGCGGCGCAGATCGGTGAGGCTGTTGTCTGGCCCGTGATAAGCGTCGGATGGCGAGGCCGGGACGACGAACATCAGCGACTGGCCGTTGAAGACGAAGCGGATTTTTGGGTGCTTGCCCTGCTCCACCGTCCATTCGGTGACGCCGTGGACTTCCAGCTCCCGCGTTACCGTCTCGACAGCATCATACGGCATTGCCGTCTCTAGCCTTATCCCGCACCGCCTTGGCCTCGGCGAACTCACGCTGACGGACATATTCGCGCGCCCACATGATCGCCCCGCGGGCCTCCGTCAGGTGGGTCGTCGTCTTGGCGTTCAGCCCGTCGGTCTTGGCGATCAGCTCCCGCGCGGCAGTGGCTGCGGCAATCATGTCCTTGTCGATCCGGTCGAGCAGCGCGGCCAAATTTGCCACCATCGTGCTGGGATCAGGCCGGTCCTGCACCCAGCGACCGCCCGGCATTTCCGGCAGGAGAGCCACTGGATGGCGAGGAATACGGAACGGCTCGGTCAAGCCATCGAATCGTAGGACGGAGCCGATCCAATCCGATGTCCAGGCGATCACGGCGTTGCAGCCGGGCGCGCCGATGCCCTCCTCGAACGAGTAACTGATCCATGGCAGCGCCTCCTGCCATGACAGCACCACGCCACGCGGCTGGTTGACGTAATTCGGCACCGTCTCGCTTTTGTAGTCGCCCCAGCCCATTTCGCCGATCACCACGGCCTCGACTGGCTGGCCGTCTGCTAGGTCCTCGATCCATTTTTTCAGCGTAGGCATAGTCACCTGGTCCCTGGTTTATGGCTGTCTCGCTTCGGCACGACGAGCGGCGTTGTCGATGCCTCTCGCCACCTGCCACAGAATGAACACAGACAAGCAGCCGGTGAGCGTGCCGACCAGTCCAAGAAGGAAAGCCGCTCTCAGCACATCATTCGTCCGTATGGGGCTTTGCGATGGCGCGGATCGCGCTCTCAACGCCGCCCGGAGTATCTAACGCCAGGACGATCAATCGGGCCACCGCCTCCAATTCCTCGCGGTTGAGGTAACCCTCCCCGGAACTGACTGTCGGAAACAGAGCAAGAACGCGCTTGCGTCCTCCATCGACAGCGATGGCCCAGCCGGAGCCATCAGGAACTTTAACGTGCGCCATTAATGAATCACCGCTAGCGACATATTCTGTGTCCTCTGGGTTGCCGAATTGTTGTTGTGGTCATAACCATACCGTGCTATGCCACGGATCGCAATGGCTATTTCGACACATAGGAAAACAAATGGCTGGCGCGAATAATCCCTGGGTAAATTCCCTAACTACCGCGTCATCCGATGTGCCTACGAACGACATGGCCCCCTTTGGAGGAACGTAAATGAGACACGCACACTCGCCGCCGACCGCGCGATCATGGGTCGGCAACCATGGCAACAACAACATCACCAACAGCAATAATTGGTCGCCCGCGGGGCTAATCGGCCCGGCGGATACCCTAACGATGGCGACGGGAACCATGAACATTAGCGGCACCCAGCTACCGTCAACCGACGAACTGAACGTCTCCGGAGCCTCAATCGTCAATGTTGCGAACGGCCACGGCGAGCATTTCCTTGCCTCGGGCAATGCTACCATTAACCTCACGAATTCGAGCGGTATCCTCGTCCGCAATGCCGGTGGCGATGTCACCATCAACACTCTGGGGCAGAACGAACTGCACGTCCAAACGGTCGGTCGTGCCACCCCTGGCTCGGTGACGATCAATAACAACGGCAGCCTGCTGGAGGGCGGCCTAGCTGGATTCGGGTCAAAATACACGCTCAACGGCGGTCTGTTCGCCAATGAGTTCTCATGGGCTGGGCTCGATGGCCAGACGGTCGTCATCAACGCTGATGTGGTCGGCCAGGGCTCGTGGCAAGTCTCATCGTATCATTCCCCGGGCGCTGGGCATCTGGAATTCGTCAAGTCGGTGTCTGAACTACAAAACGTGGTGCTTACCAGCAGCGTCGGCTGGGATCACCTGCAGATCGACCAACCGAGCCAGTTCCATGCGGCCATCCAGCTGATTGACAAGGCTGAGATAGACTTGGTTGGGCTAGCGGCCGACAGCTATCGCTATAATAGCAGCGCAGGCATTCTTGACTTCTACGCGGGCAACACCGTGGTCGACAGCCTACGCCTTACTTCGACGCTTGCCGACGGGTTTGGCGTGGCCGCTGGCACATCAACCGGTGGTGCCGGGGTAGAGATCTACTCGCATATCGGGCCGCCGGGTATGCATCCGCACGGCGCCGAACTGCCTGTGCACGTCTGAGAGATGGCCGGTGGGAGACATCCTACACTGCGGCGCGACGCGGGGGTTTGTCACCCTCCGTGGCAGGCGACATGGCTAACCTCGCTACCACTGGCTCCCGGCAGCTATCATTCGGGCTGGTGAATGCGCAAACCCGGTCTCCCGACAAACACTAAGCGGGAAAGGTTGGCCAGCGCGCATAATGGCTAGCTTTTGGCATAGACAACTGGGGGCGCCTTAGCGCCTCCTGCATTCCCGCCGCTCTTCGTAATCCTTGGCCCGCGCGTCTTTGGTTGTCTGCCACTGCATATTCCACGTCGCATCGGCACCACCCGCACAGAGCGGCTTGATATGATCGCGCACATAGCCTGGACAGGCGCCCGATTTACGCCCGGTGGACGGACACGGGTGTTCCTTCTGGAACTGGCGTGGCACGTCGCGAGAGCGGGCGTGGCTTGGATGCGGAAGTGCGGAGAAAAGCAGATAGCCGACGCCAGCGAGGGCCAGAAGCGATGGCCAGATCCACAGCGCGTGATTTCCCCGCGAACGCCAAACCACAACGACAAGGTATGTGATAACGCCGACGATGGCGCCGATCGCGCTGCTGCTTGTGATGAGCATTGCCGCAATTGCGAGAGCGGTGGCGCAGAGGATGGCCGCCAACAGGTCCCGCTCCGGACATTCATACCCGAGCAACAATCGGCGGAGCTTCATCGGTCATGCGGCCTGCGGCAAAATCGGCGGCGGATCCTGCATCAATTCATCCACAAGCGGGCCGATGCCCTCACGACGGTCAGCGTCGCCGTTGAGCCATGATGTCAGCACCGCCCGGTTGGTGAACCACAGGCCCGAGTCTTCATCCCTGGCCACTTCCCGCATTGTCCGCCCCTTCTCCCGGGCCAGCAGCACGTCGATCACCTCCGGAGGAAGCTGCCGAACCACGAATATCGGACAGGAATTACCCACAGTCTTACGCACAAGGGCGAACGCATCGTCCGGATCGACACCGTCGGGTGCCATGCCATAGTTCAGCACCACGATCTGGCGGGCGTAGGTGTTGGTGCCCTGCACCGCGCGATAATACGCGAGGTCCTTCAGCTGCGGCCCAACCACGTGCACCGCGATCGTCTCCAGCCCGGCGTCGGCAAACAGCTCCGTCATGTCGGGGAGCTTGTCCTGCAGCTGCAGCACCATTGGATCGTCGCCGCCGCCCGGATCCACAACGGCGTGCTTGGTGCCGCGGATGGTCTCGTCGATAGCCGCTTCCAACGCCCTACGGCGGGCCGGATCAGAGCCGTCCGGCTTGCCATCGAGACCGGTGGGCCGACGCGCATCGACGAAGCGGGCCAACATCGGCGCACGGTCCAAATCCCACGCCGTTACCTCGTGCGCACGCCGCTGCATTTCTTCGAACACCGCGTTGGCGATTGTGGAATTGCCGATACGCCCACGCCCGCCGAAGATGATCATGCGTCGCAACATTCAGCCGATCTCCTCGTCGAGAAATTCCGCAGTGAAGTCCCGTTTGAGAGCATCGAACTCGATGCCCTGCTGCACCGTCAGGCTGCCGCAGATCGCGCTCTGATAGACTGGATCGTCATCGTCCGTGACAACGAAGACTTTGCAATGCATGTGTCCTGGCGTCTCGCTGCAATAAATGCGGAATTTCATGCCCCATCCCCACGGGGGAATGCCAGGCGGTTCAGCATGAAGAGGAACGCTGCGGCGACCATCAGCGCCCAGGTAACAAAGAACAAGACGCTGGGCACCGGCAACTCGAGCTGGGGAAACACCATCACCAACACTGGTGCGATTATTCCACTGGCGACCAAGGCAAACCATCCTGCAAGCGCCAGTTTTGCTGGCGTATATCGTTCGCGCGCTACTCGCCGTAGTTCTGAGAGCGTAAGCCTTGCTTCGGTCATCAGTTTCCTCGCCTACTTACACAGCATCTGGGCTACGGGGCACACGATTGGTGCGGCCCACCATATCGGAACCACGATCGACCCGCGCATCCTTATTCCTCGAACCGTTTCGACGAATGCCGCGGCACCGCTGGAGCCTCTGGCCTCAGCGGACGTCCAATGCGCCCCTGTCGCTCCTTCGCGATCTGGCGCGCCACTCGGCGATACGCTTCTCTCACCGTCGCAGCATCCGGAGGTTTCCTGTTCGCATCACGCACGCCACGGGCGGCTATTGCAGCCGCGATCTGCGCCCACTCGGCGTGCTTCCTATGTTCAGTAATCAGCGCAAAGTTCTCGCGTATGTAGCCCGCCAGCTTCACCGTTCCAGCGCCCAGATCGCCAACCGCACGGGCGATTTCCTCGGCCAACTTCGGGTCGCTCATCGCGAACTCCCCCAGGCCCACTGGCGCTGCGTCTGGCGGCTCGGACGCTTGGGTGTGCAGGCCAAAAAGTAGGCGCCGGCCACCAGCATGAACCACGACAGGTCGCCAATCATCCCGCCCAGCGCGGTGCTGATCCAGTTCAAATAAGCGGAGAATGCATCGAACGGTAGCATGAGGAGAAAGAATAAGCGGAACCACGCATCCGATATTCTTTCTGGCGGCAACGCATCTCGCCCCTCTGCCCATTGCTTATCGATACGAATCGCGCGAACGACCCTGATCGGAACCCAAAATAAAGACAACATCAGACCGAACGTGAGTAGAATAAGGTATTGGCCTTTAGAATAAGCCAGCGCATACCAGAGAAAGTGCATGGCCGCGAAGCCGACCAACAAGAAGCTGCCGATGGCGTAGCACGATGCCACGCGATGCAGTGCGTCGGCGATCTTCTGGAATACGCGGTCGATTAGGAAGTCGTCGAGGCGGCGCATTACAGAAACACCCCTCGCACAAATGCGACGATCACGACTACAAAGGGAAATGCGATCGCTACGAAAACCGCGGCCGCGGCATACATCTCCAGCCTGGTGACGAACCGGCGGCGGGATGGCGGCAGCGGGCGGCGCGGTAATGGCGCCCCCTCCTTTCGCTCCTCAAGAAAGCACATCATGTTCGACCTCTGATTACAGAGCCCTGTGAATCGTCGCCGTCGCGTTGGTCGGAAAATTAACCGTCTCGATGACGAAGATCGCCAGGAGCGCGATGGCCAGCACGGCCAGCACGACGAGGAGCACGCCTTCTGTGAACTCGTATCGACGGTGTTCGCGTGGCTTCTGGGTAGTTTCTGGAGTCGAGGGTCTGTTGTTCACAGGCAAGAGTCCCCATGCAATGTGTGCACCAGCGCCTTACTGGCCTTTATATATTCTTCTTGGGATTTGAGAGATGCCCTCTGCCACTCTTCGTAGCATCCCATGCCCTTGCAGGCTTTGATTGTGTAGCCGTTCGCAGCAAGGCAGACTGCTGCTGCAACAAACATGACAGACAGCATCATACACGGCAGGCCAACCAGAAGTATGAGGTAGCGGACTATCGTAGTGGTAGTCCCTTGGGGACGGACCGCAGTCTTAAGCCTCTCGTCTCCGGTCATTGGGGGTTTGTCCCCGTTTGTCCACCAGCCACTAGTGGCAAGAAGCTTATTACAACAGAAAATACCGCCGCTGGCACACCGCAAGCGAGCACATATCCCCAGAAGCTTAGGCCAAACAAACCGCCCCACAGAAAGCTAAACGTGGCAGGCCAAAGGTAGCCAGCCGCATACATCAATCCGCCAACCGCCGCCAATGTCAGCGCTGCACATATGCAGGCTGCTGCAAGAGACGCTTCAAAGACTGCATTCGCTCTACGCTGTTCCGACGCCCGCTGTTCTCGATCTTCCTGCAATGCTTTGCGAAGGGCGGCCTGGACATCATGCTCGGTTAGGGTCATTTGATTGTTCCTGTTTTAATTAACGTCAGTCCTGCGGGCGGCATGCCACGCACAAGGTTGGTGCGCACCACCCAGATTTGTCCGGCGCCGTTGCCCCGCCCGTTGGACTTAATCTGCACCGGCTCTACCCACACACGCACGCCGTGGTGGCCGCGCGAATGCCAGAAGTTGCGGATATCTTCGGCGTTCTGTTCGGCGCCTATCTTCGACGTGCTGTCGCGACACCGGCCATTGCCCGGAGACGCCTTGGGCACGACGATATCGATGTCGGGTCGATAGTTCACTGGCACGACTCGCAGTCCGGCGCGTCCACGCTGCATACCGCTGCCACCGGCGCCATCGTCACTGCCTCATCCTGGCTGTCGAGCAACAGCTTTGTGTTCTCGTCCCCGAGCGGGCAGTATTCCTCGCCGGGCCTAGCGCCACATAACTCGCAGCCAACCGTCTTATTCTCGCGTGGACATGCGTCGGTCATGGTTCCGACTCCTCATCGGCAAACCGATAAACCGTCCGCAGCCTGGGTCGCATCGACCAATGCCCTCGCCTGTCGCAGTGGCTGACGTTGCGCGTCTCCTCCTCAGCCACACCTTCGCCGTCGTAACTGCACTGGCGGCAGACGCCTGAGGCAGGAAGTTCATCGCAGCCGTTCGGACACCAAGTAGCTGGCTCGGCCATCACGGTATCACCGACAGAAAAATCGCCAGCAGGACTATGAAAGCGATGATCCCGCACACGGTCCACCACGCGATCCGATCGGTCCGACGTTTCATTTTCTCTGGGTCTGGCCATGTGCTGCCTGCTCCTCGTTGAGGATGTCCGTCAGCAGCTGGATCATCGTCTGCTGCTGTTCGATGATTTTATCCAATTGGCCCGCGTAGCCGATCGGCGGGCTGATCACCGAGACCAAAATGGCAACGGCCAGCACGCCAAGGAAGCAGAACACGATTGTCGGGGTGGGATCGCGCCACCATGGCTTGCTGGTTTCCGCATCATTGTTGTTATCCTCCGCAGAGTCTGGTTTGGACACTTCCGGATCACTTCTGCTCCTGAGCCTTAATCAGGTCCCTCAGCAGAGAGTTGGTCTTCTGCTGCTCCACCAGCATTGAGTTTTGCGTCGCAGCGATTTGCTGGATGGCGACATCGCGGGGGGTTGGGCCGCTGAAACTGAATGCCGCCACTGACATAATGACAATGAGCGCGATACAAACCATGATCATGTTGTCGCGTGCATTCCAGATTTTCCTGGCCCACGTCGTTAGTGATCCGCTCATCGTCGTTTCCTCCGTTATTCAGCAGTATCCTAGCTCACACAGAATCTTTTTATCTTTGCGGGCTCGGTATTCACCGACGATCGCTCCGATGATCGCCAAGGCCCGGCCTCCATTGCGTGTCGCGGTGAGCCTTCCAGCTGCGCTCCGCATGCCGGAGAATATCGTCCCATGCGTTAGGCGGGATCTTCTCGCCACGCAGCCCAAACCCAGCCAGCACCCGCTCCACCGCGATGTGACGCGGCGACCGAAACAACCCATGCTGCCGCGTGCGCCGACCGGTGCCCGGAACCGCAAAGATGTGCGCCAAGTCGAGCCTCATTGCTGTTCCCCTCCGCGCTTGCGGAAGTAAATGCCGAACGCCAGCGGGCCGAGCACGCCGCTGTAGCCCTCCATCCGGGTCGCGCGCTTTAGCTCCAGGCCCCAGTAGTCCGACCACGACGCCACGATCATTACGCGCTTTACCGTCAGGACCACGTCACCAATCCCCGCTCGTCTCATCCGCCGAACAATCGTTGCCACCAACCGCGCTTTGGATTTCGTGCCGCCACATCCCGCACGACGACTGCCGCAAACTCCGGGGTTATGCGAAACAGCTCTCGGCGCCGCCGCACCCGATATTGCCGCAGCCGGGTATGGACCTCCCGCTCAGCCACCCGACGATCCGCCACATACGCCCAGCAATGCACCGAGCAGGGAGCGATCAGTCCCGAGACTGAAGTGATCTGCGCCGCACGACGCTTCGGGTCCTGACGTGTCATGCCGATCTTCACGATCCCGATTTTCCCCCACGCTGGATGTGTCATCACGTAGAGATAGCCGTCACGGCGCTCACCAATCTTCATCCGCATTCGTCTCGTAGTAGCCGCACGCGCCACATTCCTCGCTGTAGTAGGCGTTCAGCGAACCACCCTCAGCGGCTTCCCAGTCGCGGCGGAATAGCTGCCACCGACGGCATTCCGGGCATTCTGTGGTGTGACGTTCGGTCGTCAGCCGATATCCCGGCTCCAGGCATCCACCGTAGGCTTGCGCACCATACGAATAGCGGGAGCCGTCCTCGTGGGACTTCTGGTCCTGCCAGTTTGCGCATTCCCGCTCCAAACCATCCAGTTCCTTCGCCATTACGAGCCCCTCCGATTCGCACCAGCACTACAGCACACACCATAACATGTGTCAACATATAATTAGCATTATTTTGTCATGCTAGGACACGGGATGGCACGCGATTTTGCTGGGTCTGGTGGGGGAAGGACAAACGCAAGACGCATCGATCGCTTGCATGGCAAGAATGTTTCGTGGCATTGCGCGGATGTGGCTATCCCTTATGCAGGCGTGCGCTTTGTTGGCAGGTCGGGGGGCGGGAACGCGGTGCGCTCGGCCGCCTACAACATGCGGGAGCGGATTATCGGCGAAAAAGTCGGAGAGAATTTCAACTTCAGCGACCGAAGGCAGGAAGCGCTGCACCACGACATTTTATTGCCCGTCGGGGCGAACCCCTCGTTCAACAACCCAGAGCGTTTGTGGCGGGCGGTCGAAGCGGCCGAGAAACGCAAGGACGCGCGGGTTGCCAAGGAGGTGCTGATCGCCCTGCCGACCAACCCGGGGGTGACGAAGAAAGACTGGATCGCGCTAACCGAGAGCTTTGCCCGCGAACAATTCGTGTCCCGTGGCGTCGCGGCGCAGATCAACATCCACCACGACAAGGCGCACAACCCGCACGCCCACATCCTGATCACCACCCGCCGGATCGAAGACGACCGGCTGGCGAGCCACAAAGCGCGTGACCTGGACCCGATCGTGCGGCGTGGGGTTAAGGGGCGGGCGTTCGTCACCGAGGCGCAGGCGTTCGGCAAGGCTTGGGCGGACCATCAGGATAAATACTTCCGCCAGCGGGGGCTGCCGATCCGCGTCGACCCGATCGCCATCGTGCCGGGCAGGCACATCGGCCCGGTCCGCCACCGTAAGCCGGGCGACAAGAACGCCAAGCATAATGCTGCACTGCAGAAAGCCAACGCAGCATTAATCCAAGATCCTGGAAAAATCATAGAGGCACTGACCCGGCAAAAAGCCACCTTCGACCCCCGCGAGGTGTCCCGGTTACTGCACAAGGCGGGCATGGGCCGCCCCGAGGCGGAGGCAATGAAGGCGCGGGTGCTCGGTCACGCCTCGGTGCTGCCACTCTACGATCCACGAACCGGCGAACCGAACGAGCGTTACACGACGCATGCCATCCGTGCTCAAGAGCGCCACGCGATGGCCGTCGCTCGGATGGTGGCCGATAGTCATCATCCGGCGATTGCGCTCGAGGCTCCAGCCCGCCTGCGCGAGGACCAACGCAAGGCATTTGACAGCACATTATCTGCAGGCGGGCTGAAGCTCATCGAGGGCAGAAGTGGGACGGGCAAGTCGGTTGTCTTGGCCTCGGTGAAGGATGCCCATGAGGCCGCCGGCTACCGAGTAGTAGGTATGGCACCGACCAACACCGTGGCGTCCGACATGCGGGTGCGCGAGGGGTTTGGTGAAGCCCGCACGGCGCATTCGTGGCTGTTCAGGCTGAAGAACGACCGCGACCAGTGGGACCGGAACACGACCGTCATCCTGGACGAGGGTGCGATGATCTCGGCGCCGATCATGGGCGAGGTGCTAGAGCAGGTGCATCAGTCCGGGGCCAAGCTGATCATCGCGGGCGACGACCGCCAACTCCCCTCGATTGAGCGCGGCGGGCTGTTCAGCGAGATGGTCCGCGTCCACGGATCGGCCGAAATCACCGGCGTGGTTCGCCAGAACGAGGAGTGGCAGCGGCAGGCCTCGATGGACCTCGCCGCCGGACGGTTCCACAGCGCGGTAGAGCGGCTTAATGCCGCCGGGGCGATATCCTGGTCGGAGGATCGTCCGCACGCCCTGGCGGCGCTTGTGGGCGCCTGGGCGAGGGACACTTTGGCTGAGCCGGGGAAGACGCGGTTCGCCTTCGCCTGGACCAATGAGGACGTGGACCGGGTAAACGCCGAACTGCGCGCGGTGCGGGTCGGGCGGGGCGAGTTGGGCGACATCGACCATGTGTTCCAGACCCGGCACGGCAAGGCGACGTTCGCGGTCGGCGACCGGGTGCAGTTTACCGCGACGGAAAAGCCGCTGGGCATCCAGAACGGTGAGACCGCCACGATCCTCTCTATCCGTTCTGGCATGGTCCGATCGGGCCTGATCGAGGCCAAAACCGACCGCGGCGATCTCGTGCGCTGGAACCCCCGAGAGTTCGACGGGTTCCGCCACGGCTATGCCGGGACGATTTATCGCGGCCAAGGGCAAACCCTGGACGCCGCCTACGTCCTGCACTCGGTGCATTGGCGTGCGCCAGCGGCTTATGTCGCCCTTACTCGACAACGCGAGACGATCAAGCTGTTCGTGGCCGAGAGCATCGCGCCCAACGAGCGCGAACTGGCCGAGCAAATGGGAAGGAAGGAAGAGCGCGGGGCGTCACTGCGCTGGGAAGACAATCGGGAGGACGCACTGAAACGCATGGCCGAGATCAGACTACAGGAAAGGGATGCGGAACGCGCCGCACGGCGCGAACGGACCGCGCAGCCGGCGGGCAGCAATTTGGAATTCCACGCGCGGCAAGTGGTGCAGAGCTGGGCGGATTACCTAGACGTGCTCGACCTGCAGATCGCCAAGGAGATGGCGACCATTCCCAAGGGGGCGCCGCCAGAAGCGTGGGATCATGCGCATGACCGCGCGGCCAACAAGCTGCAATGGGCGCTGGATCGGGCGGAGGAGTGGTATGCTGAGGTCCGCGCCGACTGGACCCCACAGCAATGGGCCAGGGCGATCGAACGCGGCGTGGCGACCGACCTCGAGGCGATCCAGGCAGTGGTCAGGAACATGGATGGCGATGACGTGGCCTACCGCGCGACCCGTGCCGTCATGGACGCGAAGAAGCAGCAGGCGGATCAGGTGGAACAAGTGGTGCAACAACCGGCGCAGCACATGCGGCGCTGAGTTGGTGCGACTCGGCGGCAGGAATATTCTATGGCCGCCATGAAAAGACCGACCCAAACCGTTGGCTTGCTTGGACTGAACCATCGCAATTGTGGGTGCGGGATCGGTATCAATGGGCGACCGACCGCAGGCCAGGGAGCTATGGACTGGGCTGGCGCCTGGGAAATTCCGTGTCCGGATTGTGCCGAACAGGTCGCGACGGCGATGGCTATGAATGTGACGCAACGGCGGCTGGCCGGCGGCGGAAGTTCTCCAAATAAGCGGCGCCGTCTGGCGTAAGGCGATAGCCGCGGCGGCCATTCTCTCTCGTCCGAACAACCCAGCCAGTGTCCACCGGCGCTCTCATGGCAAAATGCACGTTTGAGACCGTGCTCCCGCACTTGGTGACAAGATTCTGTTGCGAGATGAAATCTCCCTTGAGGTCGAAGACGGTCTGCCGAATGTGGTCGCCAATCGCTACTTGTCGACGTGGCTGACCGAGGGCGCGATACCATTCGATATCGGTATTCTCCCGCTTGCTTCCCTGCTGCTTTCTCTTCGCTAGCGCCGGCTGGGCCAACCGATGGCGCCGGTTCCTGGGCCGAGACGACAGGGACGGCACCTCTACACCTTCGACGGGGCCGCGCGTCATGGCCATCAATGGTTGCCCGTTGGCGCGCGGCTGAAGGGTTTTCACCGCAATGGCGCGACGACGCTCCGGATCGGTGAAATAGACAATGAGAAAGTCGCCCCTCTGCGCTGTAAGGCGGTCAGTCGCGACCTCTACGAGGATGTCACACTCGACAAGTGGCTGCTTCACCGCACCCTCATGAAGGTTCGGCCATTGTCCTCGGTTACGATCGTCCGGGTTCGGAGATGCCGAGCGAGAATCTTGCGGAAGGCGACGGCCTTGGCACGATTGGTCAAATCCGGCTCATCCCAGCGCTCCATCAGATCGGCGATGGAGAATTCCGCGCGAGGACGGCGGTCCTGAACAATCCGCTCAAGTTGCTCGCCGTATTGCGCCAGGACTGTCGGCTGATTGATCCAATATTCCTCGTTCCCCGCCAAGCACAGCTCGACCTTGTTGAGTTCTACGATTTCTCCCCGGTCAACCAACGCCCGAACCAGTTGGTAACCCTTGCCGATGAACGTGGAATACATGTAGCCGGTTACGCCGTCCTTATAGAGCGACTCCAGCAGTTCCACGCAGTCCGAACGCGTGAACCAGCGGCGGCCGAAGGCGGCGGTTATTTCCTTACGCAACAGATCTGCCGTGAAGCCATTCGGCCTGATCGGCATCAGCTCCCTCCTTTATTTACCGAGCCGAGAGAGGTTAGTATATTGCAGATATGCTAGAGCACAAGTCGGACCAGATGCCCAGAAAGTCTCATGCGCTCACCCTCAAGCTGACCGAGGGGATGGTGACGGAGATTGACGAGTGGCGGCGGCAGCAGCCGGATCTGCCCAACCGTGCGGAGGCCATCCGGCGCCTAATCCTGACCAACCCAGCCCTGGCTAATGTCCCTGCAAGAAAAGGGCGGTGACCGCCACCTGCTTACTGCTGCCTCGTATCCTGTTCCTCGGTCGGCTCGATCTCCATCCTGAACCGCAGACCGCTGAACCTGGACCACGCGATCCAGAACGGCATGTGCCTGGCGAGGAAGGCACGGCACGCGATCTCCATCAGCACCATGCATAGCAGTTTATAGCGCCGAGCCAGGCGCAGGTTGTAGATCGCAAGTCCGACATTAGCGGCCATGACGACCATAGCGGCCAGCATTGTCAGCAAAGAAACATCCAGAAGGTCCATCACGGCATCGGCCCATCGATCTGCGCCAGCTCCTTGGCCAGCGCCACGAGGTCAATGGCGTAGCGTTTCTGGAACGTCTTCCACCCGACGTTATGTCCCTGGCGATGATGATGCACACAGATGCCGATAACGGCCGTGTGGTCTGGCTTCATCCCGGTGCCGGAATTGGCGGCGGTGCGGACGTGGTGCAATTCGATCGGCGTATGCCAGCAGCCCGGCACGCAGCAGCCCATGGAGCGGATGATCTCCAGCCGCATGGCGGGGCTGAGCTTCGCCTTAATGGTCGTGTGTTGCAAAGGTCGTTATCCCCCGTTATTCGGTTGGTCCCGTTCCGTCTGTGAAGACACCCGTGGAGCCATCACACCGCCGCCTGGGGGTCTCGGCGGGACGGGGCATATGTTCATGCCGCTTCCCGCGACACATGGAAGCCTTCGCGGGCCAGCACGTTCAGCAGCACCATCGCCCAATGCTCAGGTGCGTGCTCGGCCAACATCGTCCACTCCTCGACCACATTAACGATGATGTCGATCACCAGCGCCTGCTCGACCTCGGTCATCGCTGGATCGATACCGTCGATCATGCTCTTCATGCTGGTAGCACCTCTCTCGCCCCCTGGTCAGGCCGTTGCGCAGCAGACTGGAGCAGCGAGCGTCGCCCGCAGCCACGCGAACAGAATGTGCTCCCGCTTAAGCTCACGAACAGATTGCCGCATTGCGGACAGGTCGTGGGGTTCACCACCACCACCGTCTCCCTGGGCAACTTTCCGCTCTTGCCTTTGCGCCGTGGTTTGTCGAGAGTCACATCGTAGCAATACAATGTCGCGATCATTAGGTGCCAACGCATTTCCGCCGGACTGGCGAGCGTATCGTCTTTATTTGGTAGCGCGCACCACATGCGCGTAACGGTGTGCATCGGCATCAGCCCTGCGACCCTGTCGTAAATCTCCCCCAAGGTGGTTGGCTTATCTATGTGCTCGGTGAGATACCGGCGAAGTTCGATGCGCCATGCCGGCGGTTGCGCCATTCGTTGGCCCTCTCTTTTTCCTCGATCAGCTTGTCCACCTCAGCCATGACCTCGGCGATGACCGTGGCGGCGTCCTCCAGCATTTTGCGCTCGCCCTTCAATTCTTGCGCCGTGAACCCGCCGAGATAGAGTTTATCTGGCGATCCTGGATACGCCTTCACCATGCCACGAGGCCTGGACAGAAACGCCGTTCCCTTGGCCTTCGGTGTGCGGCTGCGCTTGCCGCGGTTCTCCGCCTCGATCTGCGCCATCTCCCGGTCACGCTCTTCAATGAGCTTCAGTGCTTGCCGCTCACTGGTCTTCTCCTTGAGCTCCTTGATCAGCGACGTTGCGGCGCTGGTGCGCAGATCAGGATAGCGAGCGATCAGTCTCACCGCCTCGGTGAAGATGACGTCGTTGTTCAGGCCGAACAGCGGTTGTTTCAGAGCCTTGAACTTGTCGTGGGAGATCTCGGCACCCACGCCAAGACGCTGCGCGCGCTCGGCGACCTCATTCTCCCTGAGATGGTTGGCGACCGTCTGCGGCCTCAAGCCAAAGCGCACGGCCAGCTCGTTGACCGGGACATCCGGATACAGCCGATGGATTTCGGCGATGTGGTTGAGCTTCTCCATCTGATCGGGCGCACGACCTTCGATGTTATTGATCGTGCGCAGCAATAGTTCCACGCGATACGGATCGGCGTCACGAACAACATAAGCATCTAGCGCGTCGATCTCCGCTTCCTTCGCGCCCTCGATGCGGTGACGACCGGTTATTAGCCGGCTAGGCTTATTGTCGCCGGCATCCAACACCACGATGGCGGGGAAGTCCGCTCCATCGATCATCGCCAACCCGTAACTCAATGCCCGATCCTTATCGAGCTTCTTATACAGCCGAGCAGGATTGGCGTCGGCCTCCTTCAGATCAATCGCCGCAAACTTGAGCTGCTTGACGAAGACATGGCCATAGCCGTTAGCCTTCAGGAAATTCTCGGTCTTCGGGTCCCTCATACACGTTCCTTCCCGCGGGTCACGCCCGCATGTGCCCCTTCTGCAGTGCCGTATCGATGTCGGCGTCAAGGAACTTGGCGAGATGGTCCATCATGCCCACCAGCTTGCCAAGCTCGATCTTAGAGTTCGGCTTCTGCCCAGTGCGAGTCTCTTCGGTGCGACACCAGAAGTCGACGCTATGGTTCTGGAACAGGATAACCGCCGCCATGCGCTGTTGTTGCTCGCGCAGCGACGCCCAGATGCGTTTGAATTCGTCGATGGCGCGACACTGCGAATGCGACGCCTTGCTAAAATCGAGTCGGGGCCCATAGACCAGCGCGTTCACCGGCATGCCGTCACGCGGTGCGCTGAAGCCGATGCGGGCGACGTCGGCGCGGGTGCGCAGATAGTCGGCGGCGTGAACGTGCTCTTCCTTGATCTCACGGCTAACGCGCTGCAATCGGCGCAGCATGCACATCGTCCAATAGCCACGGATGACACGGGCGGTGCGCTGGTTGGGACGGATGTCGTCTGGGTCTATCCATTCACCGCTATCAATTTGGTTTTCGCCCCCGTCTTTGCTGCGGCGGCGGACGGCTTGCGGTGGGTCCTGGTATTCAGTCGCTCGCTGCGCCATGGCCACCCGACGCTTGCGGCGTGTTCCAGACACAGGTTGAGGTCGGGGTGCGGTGACGGCTCGAGCGCCGCTGCTCGGAGCGATGGCGGCAGCGTTGTCGCATCCTGTCCGGGTGACACGACCACGACGTCCCTCTGGCACCCGTCGAACGAGCACTTCCGTTGCTTCCATTTCGCTTCCTCGTGGGTATTCGTCATTGGGGGGCCTCCTTGGGGTTAGTTGGGTAATTCGGCAGTTTGCCGGTCGGCTCGTAGCTCCAGTAATCGTAACGCAACGCTTTGACCGGTGACGTGCGATCGCCTTCGGTCCAGACGTGGTCGCCGCGGCGTTCGTTGTATTGGGGCGGCTTCATGCCGCCTTCCCTTCCTGCACCGACGCCTCGAACCACGCGCGGTGCTCTCGGCAGGTCCATGCCTGCTCCTTACAGAACGGCGGGCCATAGCCGAACGATGGATGGACAGTGCAGCCGGGATGGGCGCACCTGCGTGCATCGTATTCGCGCACCCATGCTTGCTTGGTGGGTTTTTTCTTCTGGTCGTCGGGCTGACCGAACAGATCAGGTATCTCAACCATCAGTCAGTCACCCAGCTTGGTGGCGGTGGAATCGGTTCCGCGTCAGATGGGTCGCGATAGCGGTTGGACGCTGACTCGAAATCCATGATCGCCCGCCGCCCGCGCGCCGACCAGCGCTTGGACTTAGATTTCCAAACGTATAGTCCAACGGCGCCATCTTTTTCGTGGTGCACGGTGATCCCAAGGTCGCTCTTGTTTGCCCAGTGCTGGCTTCCCGAGATTGAATATCCGACCGGCACCATGTAATCGCCCCGATCCTTTGACGGCGCCGGCTTTGCCGGATGCGCTATGACCCACACATTGCAGCCATACCGCTGCGCGAACGAGCGAAACCGTTGCAATGCTTTGCCGATGAAGTCCGTCTCCGGCGTATCGCCACGCTGTTGGTCTATCTCGTTCCACGGATCTACCATCAGATCGGTAACGCCATAACGAACGACCGTAGCAGCAGCCCGTTCGAGCACCCAGTCCATGGTGGGCGCTTCGTCCTCAGCATCGCATACCATCATTGTCACACGCCCGTTAAGCCAATCACCCGCATGAGCGATTTCCGCATCGCTCATTGTGTCCATGCCTGGGACGCTCCAGAACGGCTTGCCCGAGTAGACCTCCGCACATTCAGCAGCAAAATATTCCCACGGTTGATGTTCTGGGGAGAACACGGCCCAAACACGATCATGGCGTCTAATCGTGTGGATCATGACGAACCGCGCCCAGCTGGTTTTGCCGTGACCCGCATATCCGGTGACGATGATTAGCCTACCGTCTCCGGGGAATTTGAGAATTTCATCGGTCGCACGGATGCCTGTCGTTAGCACAGGAGGGGGTGGTCTGTTACGCAAAGCGAGCAGCGGTTGCGGCCCGATTTCGTAAATGCCTTTGATCGGGTAGGGCAGCGCGCCGGCAATTGTCGCAACAAGCGCGTCAACCCCATCGCGGATTAATGTGTCACAGGCATCCTTGCAACCATCCGGCCACGTCGCAAGAAAGCACCGGTGCCGTCCGAGCCGCCGCGCCAATTCCTCGCGAAGCGCTAAACCGGGCGCGTCAGTGTCGCCGGCCAACACGATCCGTTTTGCCTTGACCAGCAGGTCCGCATGCGTGCGTAGGGCGGCGAAGCGTTTATCGTTTGGGTTGGCTGTATCGGAAACTGTGATGCCTGCGCCGTCCTTGAGCGTTACCGCGTTCGTCAGCCCGCACTCGTGCAGCGCCATGACATCCGGCTCACCCTCGACCCAGATGATTTCCTTCGGTTCATCACCGACAGCATCAACGTTGAACAACGTCGGCAGCGCGTTTGCTTCCTGCATCTGCGGCTGCTTGTCTGGGTCCGGACGATACTTCCGATTTACGACATCGCCCTTGAGCCGATATGGAAAGACGATGGCTGGCCGCTTACCAAGACCCTGGAAATTCCTGGTGACGGAATAACAGCCGAAATAGTCCACCGTCCGCGCGCCGATATGCCGATCGGCGAAGAAGCGATACATCCACTCAGGCTTTTCGCTGTCGTCCTGTGGCGCTGGCTTGCGTGGCGGCGCCTGCGGTTCATCCCATTTGGTATGCCGCTCGCGCTCCTCTCCGCGGACACGCTCCCCGGCCGTCCACTGACATTTCCCGCGCCAGCACTTCACGACGACGCCTAGCCCGTCGTCATCGATTTTCACCTGCAGGCTCTTTTCCCGCGTGCGCCCGCCATCGCAGCGTGGGCAGACAACCTCCTCCTGCGCTCCCGGGCGCATCGACCGCAGGTTGCGGATGCCGAAGTTGTCCAGAATTCCCGCGACGCTGTCGGCCATCACGGGCACCACGACGGCACGGGCTGGCGATACGGCGACGCCGGCCGCGCGGGAGGTTTATCTTGCTCGCTGCGTTGGTCACGATAACGGACGTAATTCAGACACCAAGTGCGCCAGGAAGCTCCCCAGTCTGCGCTGTCGGTTCCGTTGGCCTGATGGTAGGCCACGAAGCGCGCTATTTCTGCGAGCGGGACGCCCCGTTCGGTGGCGAAGGCGCTTGCCTTTCCGTCCGCGGACCAGTCCTCCGGGATCGTCGTTCTGCTGCGTGGCTTCGGAGTAGCCTTTTGGCGCTTCGGTTTCCCGCGCGCGCGATAAGACTCCAAACTATGAATATTAGATTCTGGTTCTTTCCTTGGTTCATTGGATAGATTCCCTCCCTGATTTGGGAGGGGGGGGGATCCATTTTTGGTAGCCCCCCCTTCCGTATTTGGTATCCCCACCTCTTCCGTTTTTGGTATCCCCTCCCCTTCCATATTCGGTAGGGGGACCCCTTCCGCATTTGGTAGGGGGGTATCTCCGATTTTGAGACGATACTCAGCGCTGAGGTGGGGCTTGCTGGCATCATCGCCAGGCCGCAGACACCGCTCGGTGAGACCTGAAGCGCAGAGAGCCGAGAGGGCCTTGCGGACCGTCTTTGGATTGAGATGCGTTCGGCGGCAGATTGTCTGGATAGAGGGGAAGGCGCGTTCGCCCTCTTTATTGGCATACCAAGCAAGACAGACTAACACCAGCTTGGCGGCACTCGTGGGGCATTCCTGCTCCCACGCCCAAGACTGTGCGCTGAAGCTCATGGCGTGGCATCCACGCCGCGCCATTGCACGACGTTGGCAGCCTGCACCCATAGGAATGCTGCCCAGCGGGCTTCAAGCCGAGAATGATAGCGGCGACCGCGATAGACGGTCGGGATAGCCGCTATCCAGTAGCCGCTCATGCGTCGACTCCGGGTTCGGTTGTGGGAAGGCCGCTGCGCACGGGCGGATCCAGCAGATGAAAGCGGCTGACCCCGTGGGCGACCGGCTCGGCGCGGACCAGATGCTTCTGCTCCAGCGACTCGATCGCGCGGTAGACATTGGCGCGTTGGCCGCTGCGGCTGATGTGGTCGGCGATGGCCTGGATGGTCAGCCGGCAGCTATTGCCGTCGGCCCGTCCGACGAGGACCGCATAGACCAGTTGCTGGAAAGTGCTGAGATCTGGCGTGGCGAGCGCCGCCATGACCCGGCTGGTGCCCGTGGGCGCCTCGCCGATACCACCCCTAGTGCCTGTCGCGAAAGAATCATCAAATATCACACCGACCGCCTTGATTTTGGCGTTCGCGTGTGCGAAAAGGCGCTTGCGAGGGCGACCTGTTTTCGCACCATGCGAACGCTAGGTTAATCTAACAGACGCCGCCGGGACCCAACCCCGGCGGCGTTTTGCGTTATACGCCTATCAGCCCCCGTTGCAAGCGAACATCGCCAATTTCCCCATATGGCAACCCATCATTGCGGGGGATAAGTGGCGTTCGCCTATCAGGCGTTGCATCGTGCGTCAGTATGCAGCAAGTTGCACGCGAAATACCGTCGCAGGACTACCCCGTCTGGTTGCTTAATGGCGCGTCGTTATCACTGACTAGGTGCGGCCTTTCGCCACGCACAACCGTCTGCTGGATTGACAGCTCCGTAATACGATGGTTAGCCACCTCCAGTTGTTCGCCTAGGACCTGCAGCGCTTCGTTCAACTGGCTGATCCGCATATGGTCCTGCCGCGTCTGCGCCTGTCGCTCAACGGCGGCATCGGGCCGTGGCGGGAAGAAGGCGCGGCCATGACCGCCCCGTAGTTGCAGGACGCGCTCCCGCTCGCTGGCCAATTGCTCGCGCAACTGGCGGGCCTGGTCGTGCACTGCGGCGAGTTCGCGGTCTTTTCCGTCGATCAATAGCCAGGCCTGCTCGAGCTCGGCCCGCAGTCGTTTGGTCAACTCACTGGCGTTGGCGCGCATGTGCGAATCGCATTGCTTCCGGTTGTGGTTCTGCGACTGTGGCAAATAGGTAACGGGTGGCCAAGCGGCAAATACCGCTCGGAGGTATGTTACCTGGGCGCGTTGGGCGGCGGGCGCCGGAGGCTGAACAGGCGCTCCTGGATGCGGTGGTGAGCCGCCTCCAATTCTTCATTCATGATTTGTAATTCTTCATTGATGTGGCTGTGTTTTTCGTCTTCCAGAAGCCGGTGAACCTCAGTGGCGGCTTTGCTTAAGTCGTGCTCGAGGCTATGCCGCTGCTGCATTTCGCTGACCAGCATGCCGCGCAGCCGTCGGTTTTCGGCATGCTGCGCTGCAATGTCCGACTCCAAAGTTTCGATATATTTCCTCGCAACATTCAGCTCTTCGGTCAGGCTGCGCGTAAGTTCGCTCTGCCGTGTCCGGACTATCATATGCCACCCACGCTACTCTGGCGGGAGGTAGGGTATAGTTATTCGCCGTGAATACAAGCGTTGCCGGTTGCAACGCCCAGCGAAGCGGCAATCAACGCTTAGCGAGGCGGGTGGGCTAAGCGTTTATGGCAAAAGGATTACAAGCCACAGCACCCCTAGACCGGCGACCAGATTAACGCTGGCCAGCCACGTCAGGGTGCCTAGCCTACGCTCAATCATGGTTAGCTTGCGCTCGATACTCATGGTTCTCTCAAATAAAAGCATAACGCTGCTCCTTATTTTTTCTTCGTTGCTCCGTGGTGCTCGCAGTCCTGCTCGCTAAGCACCTGATCAATCATGCGGCGTATTGATTCAGCGCGACTCGGTAGATCGGATTGCTGTCGCCGCCAATCGTCAATCTGCCGAACCATGTCGGGCGACAGTTTAAGCGTCAGCGCGTGAGTGAGAGGCATTTTCACAATCCCTTGACACTTGGGGTGCCCCAATATATGTGATGCTCGGTCACTCAGAGAAGCCCGATCAACGGAAATGGTTCCAGCGACGGATCCGCGAATGACCAGGAGCGAAAACAATGGTTCAGTTCACTATTGATCTGGCCTCAACGTCATCGGCTGCCTTCGGCAACCTCATCGAGCAGTTCGAGAAATGGAAGCAGGACTCTCCGCCTGCACCGTTTGGCCTGACGACGGGTATCCATACGATTACCCCTGAGCAGGCCGAGGAGCTGCTGAAGCGCAATCGGAAGAACCGTTCAGTTGATATGAGGACGGTTCAAAACTATGCCGTCCAACTGATGCGGCAAGAGTGGAAGATTACTGGACAGCCCGTGATCTTTACTGAGCAGGGCAACCTCTTGGACGGGCAGCACCGTTTGTGGGCTTGCTATCTGAGCGGAGTGCCGATCACCACATATGTGGTAACCGGCATCCCCGATCAGGATAACCTGTTCGCCTACGTCGACAATTGTCGGCCACGCTCGGCCGGCGATGCTTTGCAGACTGCTGGGTTGAATGGCCTCGCCAAGCACGTGGCGGCAGTCATTCAGGAGTTCGCTCATCGCTATGATGAAGGAGCGCTCGGCGTATCTGGCCGTGTCTTCGGTATGACGTTGTCCAACCGCGAAGTGCTTGGTTACATGCAGGACCATCCTGACCTGATGGATGTCGCCCGCTATGTAGACAAGATGCACAAGCAGGCGAAGGCCAAGTTGGGCGCCTCGATCACTACGTTCCTGGCATGGAAGATCGAACAGCTCTATGGCCGGGAGACTGTCGATGAGTTCTTTCACTCACTCATCGCAGTTGATTTGCCTAACGACCATCCGGTCACGATGCTGCGCAAGTATATCGAACCGCCGACCCTGACGCCGAAACAGCGGCAGGCAGGCATTACCGCGAAGCAACCTCCGGCAAAGACCCGGCTGGCCATGGCCATCGCTGCCTTTAATGCGGTGCAGTCTGGTCAGCGCCTTAAGAAGCTGCAGATCGACCCGATGAATTCTTACGTCATCAATGAGCCGGTTGCGCAGGCAGCCTAACGGATGGGGGCGGCGGAGACGCCGCCCTTCATTCTCTGGAGCACGTGTCATGAGATACGAACTACACCCGGCCTGCGCTGCGTTCCCGCCGATGTCTGATAAGGAACTGAGGAAGCTTGCCGAGGACATTAGATTCAATGGTCTGATGGAGCCCATCACACTGCTTGATGGCAAGGTGCTCGATGGACGCAATCGCATGCTGGCGTGCGAAATGGTGGCCATGGAGCCGGATACCCAGGACTTCAATGAGAAGTTCCGTGGCTTCGATCCGATCCGGTTCGTGCTGGCGAAGAATGAACGCCGACGGCATCTGCCGGCTAACGAACGCGCGATGATTGCTGAGACGCTGGCCGCAATAGCTAAGGGCCAGAAAAAGTCAGATAGAGTAATTACTCTATCTGAGGCTCTGACGCAGGAAGAGGCCGCAGAAGAGATGGGCGTAAGCGTGCAGGCAATCAAAGATGCACGCACAGTTAAGAAGAACGCCGCTCCGAATGTCATCGACATGGTGCGTAAGGGCGATGTCGGTATGCAGGTTGCTGCCCGTGCCGCGTCAGCCACACCATTGCAAGAACAGGCGAAGTGGAAGTCGCCGAAGGATGTGCGCGCCGCATTCGAAGCACAGCGGCCAACTAACCGGAGACCATCCACGGATCAGAAGGCACCAAGGAGAAACACCCGACAAGAGGCATGGGAGCGGAGGATTAATCGCCCTGCATTCCGATCGCTTCCACCGGAAGAAACAGGCAAGCCGGTGGGCCTAGAGGCGTTAGAACCAGACCCGGATAACCCTACCGTCACCATTGGGTTCTCGCATATTGCCAAACACGGAATGGTGCAAATCCTACCGATCACAGAACAGCAGCGCATGGACTTTCGCGCGAAACTCTATGATCTGACGGGCGCAATGAAGGACCTCGCCAACAAGGAGTGTGCGACCGCAGAGGAGTTTGTGACGCTTCTGACAGAAAAGGAGCGGGCGCCATTCTTACGCCAATGGTCGGACTACATCAGCAAGATCGAGCAAACGATTCAGACATTGAGCGGGCTGATTGAACGTGAGAAAGCAGCATAAAGGAGCCAGTGTGATGAACGAAGAGGCATCTGGATTAGCGCACGAGATCGAACATCTGATGCGATCAATTAGACTGACAGATCCAAAGAAATTTGTCGAGCTTTGCGATTTGCTCGGGGTTGATCCGGAGGATTTTGACAAGTTCCTTAAGGAGGACGTTGCGCGCCAGGATAATTGAGCAATGATTGACAAAGAGGCTGCTGAATTGGCGGTTGCTGCTCTGCTTGAAGCACGCCAAGTCGCGCTGGAAAGGGCGGCTCGGTTGCGCGCTGATGCACCGGACCCACGCGGTCGAGTTCGCCTTACGCTGATTAGACAGGCTGTTTCGCTGGAGCGAAATGCCAGACTGCTCTCTGGCGTTATTGACACTCTTAAGGCGTGGGAAGCGCGCGACCAGACGCTCCGGCGGTTCGCTCATTACACTTTAAAGGGAGAAGGAAATGACTGAGGACACCCTGTTCCCGATGTCGCCGCGGCGTGCGGTGAACAAGACACGCAGCGTGCGGGCCGATGACATACTCCTGACTTTGTTATTAACCGACCTGGAACGTGCCGAGCTTAAATGGAATACGCCTGGGCCTAGCAATGAAATGGGCGGCTATCAGAGATGCGAAAACGAGGCGATCACTCGGGCGGATGGGCATGCAGAAACCGTCCCTGGCAAATTCTATAAGATCGATGTCGATAAAGACTTTTGGTGGATGTTGACTCGCTACATCCAACGTCATGAGGGGGGTGGACCCAACGAGCGACTCCGTAGGGCGTTCCGTAGGTATATCGGCGAAGGCGTCGGCTTCTGCAAAGCATGCGACGCCGCCGCAGTGAGGCCAGACGGATTTGGCGCGCCCGTTCCCAAGAAACACTGTCTGGGATGCGGCAGACCGCTCTGGACGCTGAAGGCTTAGCTCATCATGACCGTCGTGAGCGCACCCACGACATGCCGCGAATGTCGCGGATGGTTCTGGTGGCGCCCACGTGACACGAATGCCACATGGACGTGCTGGGGCTGTTCCCCGCCGGACTACGGCTGGACCTGCGCCACGGTGGAGATAAGGAACGCGCGGCGCGACGTCTCGGCATGAGTGACAGCCCTGTCCCACCGAAGCCCCTCATGGGGCCCGCGAAGGCCCGCGATATAGCGCGTGACTTCAAGGCATGGTCCGAACATCTGCACGAACTTGGCCTGACCGCCGAGGCCAGCCGGGCAGAACGCGACAGTCAATGGTGGCTCATTTACAGCATAGCTCTGTCGCAGATCCCGCCCGGGCGCGTCGAAACATAATCCCACCACCTCCGCCGTTCATTACGTGTCAGTGCGCAACGGAATTGCTCCCTCCTGGAAACAGCGTTGCACGCCGCGTCGAAAGTGTTGACGCAATTCGTCGATATATGGATGACTATATACTGTGCTGCCACACAGCATGACGCGTCGATGCGTTACCGTCCCATATGGTCTCTCTCAGGGTCGGTGATCTGCCTCGCGCGTCCCCTGTTTAATGCTCCGGGCTCGTGGGCCGGAACTTGAGGGAGAACGTCGCATGGCAACGCGTCCTATTCGCCGTAATCAGCGCAAGCCGAACCGTCCATCGCCCGACCGCCAAGAGCCAGAAGATGAAGTGCCAGTCACGCCAGAAATCGAAGAAGAGGCTCCGCTCGCACCAGCTTCGCTGACAGCGCTGCTGTCCACCGCTCCGGTCTATACTCAATTCGACATTTGGTTGGTGGGTGACACGCCGCTGATCTGCCACGCGTGGTCGCTCAAGGCGCGGCTAGAGATGCTTGCGACCCAGACCAAGGCCGTGCGAGACACCAAAGTTGCGCGTGATCCGCAGGCCGATTTCATCAGCTCGCTATACGAGATGTCGGAAGGCAGTGGAGAATACGGCTTTCCGCTGACCGGGATTAAGAACTGCATTCTGTCGATGGCGCATAAGGATCGCGGTGTTCCGCGAACCACAGTGCGTGCGTCACTGCAATTGCGCGGGAACATCGTTCGGGTGCGGCCAGCGTTAGCAGGTGCGATATGCGATATGCCGCTTTGCCGGATCTACGGCGGGAAGCCAGAGATGCGCGAGGATATGGTGCGGGTAGGAGCGGGGCTTCGTAAGAAAGCGACCCTTGCCTATCGTGCCCAATTTTGGCCCTGGGCTATCCGCATCGCGGGGCGGGTCAATACGCGGATGCTGCCCAGCGAGGCGTTGGTCTTTCTCGCTAGGGAAGGCGGCAGCGCTACTGGCATCGGCGAATGGCGCAACGAGAGGGATGGCATCTTTGGTGCCTTCCACCCGGCTCGCGTAAACGAGGCAGACGCATGGGGGAAATTTGCCAGTGGCAAGGGGCCGTTGCCACACGTCGAACCCTGGGTTGGGCTGGATTCTGACGAGAGCGAGGCGGCGTAAATGGCAGAACAGTGGACGGTTCATCAAAATAGCGCACTGCGCAATGTCAAAAATCGCACTCAGCTTGACCCATCGCGCGTCGGTCCGGAACTGCAGCGGCACCCGACCAACGAAACGGCGCTGGAGGCAGCAAAATCCAACCGCAATCCGCTCCATCGGCATTTGGAGTGGGATGACGCTGTCTGTGGCGTCGCGCATCGTCTCGGACAGATCGCCGCGCTGCGATCATGCATCCGTCTATACGATGAGGAAACCGATGAGGTTCATCGCGCCTTCATCTCGTTGACTGACGATGAAGATCGCCACCGGGCGCGATATTACAGCCGCCAGCAGGTTCTCGACTCGATCGAGATTCAACGGCAGGTGCTACGAAAATGGATCACCCGCTTCGAAGCGATTCAATCGGATCTGTCCGAAATGGAAGACCTGTGCCAAGCGGCGAAGGACTTTGGCCAACGACTAAGGGATCGGCTGCAATCGTTTGAAGCACGCCCATCGGAATGATGGCAAGAAAAACCAACAAGATTTTTGGCGGGGGGCGGCTCTGCTCTCCCTGGCTTGGCGGGGCGCGACCCGTCTCGGCCGGCTTGTCCGGGAATGGCGCGTCAGAGGCTGGGCACGGCTCAGCACTGCTGTGCCAGGCAGGCACGGCGCGGCTCGGCGGGTCCCTGCAAAACATGGCCTCTCTCAGCGTGGCGGGGCAGGTCTCGGCAGGCATGGCGCGGCATGGATTGCGTGGCTTGGCCCTGCAGTGCCCGGAATTGCTCGTCTTTGCACGGCCGACATGGCTAGGCTGGGCCGAGCATGGCTGGGCTGGCCCCGGCGTGGCTCGTCTCGGTGTGCAAGGCAGGCACGGCTCGGCGGTGCGGGACCCGTCTCGGCAATGCCAGGCAGGGCCGGGCTCGTCATACCAAGGCAGGCGCGGCGCGGCCAGGCTAGGATGGCGGTGCTCAGCATTGCTCGGCATGGCCCGGCATGGCTTGGCAGGCAGGCTCGGCAAGTCTCAGCGTGCCTCGGCCTGGCATGGCGCACGGCATTGCTCAGCTGGTCTTGGCAGGCATGTCAGGTATCGGCAAGTCCGGGCAAGGCACGTCACAGCGTGGCTTGGCAGGCAGAGCGCGGCTCGGCGCAACGTAGCTTGGCCCGCCATGGCAGGTCTCTGGCATGGCGTGGCGGGTCGAGGCAGGCACGGCGGGTCCAGGCAAATTCTGGCCAGGCTGAGCTCGGCCCGGCGGTGCACGACGTGGCAAGGCCGGAAAGGTTCGGCACGGCATGGAGTGGCTTGTCTGGGCACGTCATTACTGGGCGTCGCTGGGCATGACTTGGCAGGCACGGCTAGGCCTGTCACGGCAAGACTCAGCAAGGCCAGGCATGGCGAAGCGTGTCCCGGCTCGGGGCGGTTGGCAGCAATAGTTGCCAGCCGCCTCTGCTGTCATAATTCAGTCCAGGTGATACACCCGACTGGCATCGTCCGCCGCGCGGTCCTTCATTAGCTCGATGCGCAGTTTGTCGCGATCGAACGGTGGCGCGTATTGGGCGATGGCGTCGATCAGTGGGTCTGGATTGTAGCGGAACTCGTTGGGCGAACTGCCGAGTGACAGCACCGGCCCTGCATCACCGTGCCTTTCCAATTCGACGACGCAGAAGAAAGTGCGCAGTGGCGGATCCCAGCCGATGACCATGTAGTCGCCGCCATCAGGCTCGAGGTGGCATTTGCTCATGCTAAATCCCATCGGAACAACGGCTGCTTCGCCGACGGAATGCCGAGGATCTTCTGCCGGTAATCGTGCCAACAGATGATGGCATCCGCAGCGTTATGGTCGGTTACGTCAAGTTTCAGTTCCTGGCGGCAGAACTGCACCACGGCGGTCTTCGTCTCACCCTTAACCCAACGGCAGCGGCCCATGACGTTGGTGCGGATGGTATCAACGTGAGCGCCATGGAACGCCACGTCATGACGGAAGCATGCTTCCCTGACGAAGCCGACGATGGCGTAGATCTGCATCATGGTGTCGACATTGGTGTTCGGCACGTTGGGCGGCAACGGGTTCTCGATCACCACGTCCGCAGGGTTCCACGCATCCATCGTGTCGTTGACCTTATCGACGAAAGCAGCGTAACGCGCGCCGACGCCGCCGATCTTCGGTAAGGTCCAGTGGCCGAATTCCGGCTGTTTCCGCCTGAGCGGTGCATAGGCCCAGCCGATGACGGTAGCGGACAGATCCAGCGCCAGCACACCGCCATCGGGCATGGTCATCTCATGCCGCCGTCTGCGGCTGCTTACGCGGCCGTCCCCGTGGCCGCTTCAGCGGCACCACATTTTCCTTTGGCGCCGCCAGAGCCTTCATCGCCTTGGGCATCCTCCCTCTGGCCTTGGGCTGTGCCTTGTTGGCCTGCGCCACGGTGCCGCGTGCGCCGGCGATATGCTCCTGCGCTCGCACGCCGATCTGCCACCACTTCACCCAGCCCTGGCTTTCCTCGGATCCCTCCTCGTATTGGTTGGCATCCTCGCCTAGCCCGCCACGGCCAGCGAGAAAGCCTTCATCGTTGGCCTTGGCGACCCGGCCCATTTTGCGGATCGACTCGGGGAATTCCTCAGTAGCATTGAAGACGTTCAGCTGCGGTCCCAGAACCAGCCCGTTGGCGGCCGACGCCCGAGCGAAATTGGCAATGAAGGCTTCTGCTTTGGCCGCCCCGCGTCGCCGGAGCCGGATCGATAGCTTGATCTCTTCGACCGGCACGCCGATGTCGCGCCAGCGCTTGTCGATCGCCGCTCGCAGCGCGTTCTCGACCTTACACTTGCGGTCCTGTTCCTCGTATTCGAGCTGGTAGTCTGCTGCATCCTGCATAGTCCAAATCGGACCGTTGGTTCCTGACATCTATTCGTCATCCTGTCTCAGCTTGTCTCGTAGGCGTGTTTCAAACAGCGCCCGGAGCTGTTTCTCCGTTAGCGCCACGTTGAGGATTTTCGCAGCTCGTCCGATTCGCTCGAACCATTCCGGTGGAATGCCGTCCCGCCGATGCCACGCCCGGGCGGTGCTGGCGGGCACACCGATTTCCCTGGCCAGCGCTGCCCGCCGGGGGAACAGATCAATCGCCTCTCTGTATGAATTCAATGACTTCGCCACCTTCTCTGCCCAGGTTCCCGTTCCGTTGCAATGTGCAACCCCCCTCGTTAGCGGGTCAACCAATTACCGTATTGACACGACCGGGGGCGCCACATAAATGTTGTCAAACATATAACCATTCGGTGGGCGAGTTCATGAGCGCTGCGACTGGCACCCGGAGATTTTCGCTACCCCAGATTGAGAACTTCATTATGGAGGCCCGTAGGCTGCGGTCGGAGTTCGCCGCGGAGGAAGACGAGACGCTCATCCACGACACGCTGGAGGGGCAGACCAACCTCTATGAGGCGATCGACCAGATCGGCGAGGACCATCTCCGCGACAAGCTGCTAATCGAAGCAGCAGAGGCGCGGATTAAGCGGCTGAAGCGGCGGGCCGATCGCCGCCAGGAATGGCTGGGCCGGAAGCTGGCCGACCTGGGCCTGAGCACATCACAGGAACGCCCGCTTTTCACCCTCGGCCTGGAATGGAAGTCGCACGTGGTGGTGACCGACGAAAACGCCCTCGCCCCCCGATACGTCAGACACGCACCGGATAAGATCGTCATTGGCAAGGACCTGCGCGCTGGCACGTTCGTCGGCGAAGGCGCCGAACTGTCCAACCCGCAACCATCTGCCCGAATCTACAGGAAGTAGAACGAAATGAGCGCAGCAGCAGCAGCAGAGACTCAGCTCGCGACGATCTCCCAGAAGGACGAAGACCTGCTGATCGAGGCCATGCAGAACAGCCTCTACCCTGGGGCCAAGCGAGAAAGCGTCGCGCTGGTCCTGAGTTACTGTCGGGTCAACAAGCTCGATCCGATGACCAAGCCGGTGCACATCGTGCGGATGAAGGTAAAGACCGGCTATGACCCAGTAAAGCGCCAGAACATAGAAGAATGGCGCGATGTGCTGATGCCGGGCATCGGCGATTATCGCATCAAGGCGGCCCGTAGCGGTGAATATGGCGGTAAGACGGAACCAGAATTTGGCCCCGTTATCAGAGAGAAGCTGGGCGGCACGGAGGTGTCATATCCACAGTGGTGTAGGATCACGGTGCATCGCATCGTGCAGGGGCAACCGAGGGCCTTCGCCGCCAAGGAATATTGGCTCGAGAACTACGCCAATGACGGCCACTCGGATAAGCCGAACTATATGTGGAAAAAGCGGGCATTC